TGGAGTCTCTGATGTTGGAGTCTCTGATGTTGGAGTCTCTGATGTTGGAGTCTCTGATGTTGGAGTCTCTCCAGTCGTCTGGTCAATCACTTCTAATTCAAAGCGAATCTTCATATTCACGTGTGTTCTTGTAGGACCTTCTTCAAACGCTTCTTTTGTAATACTTTTCACTGAAGCTAATCGATATTGAATCCCATCTTTGATCATCATCTGACCAGTTTTAGCTTGAATTTCTGAAGACTCTGCGTCCAACCCTTTATCAGCAGACACTCTATCTGGAACATCTACTGTACGAGTAGCATCCACTTTAATCACGGAACCTTGATATTCATACTCAATGTTTAAGTTATAACTGAATTTATGTTGTTGTTCCGCTACAGGTTTTTCTGCAGGTGGGTTCGTTTCAGTACCCTCTCCATTTGGACCTACAGTAGGTGGTGCAAGTGTTGTTTCTACAACTCTTTCAGGCTCCACTGTTGTGTTTCCTTCTGTTTCAGCTGTAACTGATGTTGGTGTAGCCGTCGTTGGTGTCGCCACTTCAGGACTAGCAACTGGCGCACCTTCAGCAACTTCTGTAGCAGGGGAAGCAGGTGCTTCATCCGCATGTACAAGTGGTGCTAATAATTGAGCAGAAGTTCCTGCTACCAACACTACGTTGCATAAATGTTTCCCAATTTTACGTAACACATATTTTTGTGCCATATATTTAACCTCTTTCTAAAATAAATTTTTATAAGATACCAAAATTATAACAAATCTTAAATTTTTTGTAAAGACTTTCATTCATAAATGAACCAACATCATACAAAAAACAAGGTAGCTATTTAGCTACCTTGCGAAAGGAATGACCTTAATTAGATTTGTTACGTTTTCCAAAGAACAGGAATCCGCCACCAAGTAATGAAACAACTGCTAATAATGTCACACCTACACCCAATTGAACCGCACCAGTATTCGGTAATGGTTTTTGTGGTTCTTCTGGTTTTGGTTTCGTTGATGTCACAACAGTGTTTGAAACCACTTTATGTTCGTTGACAAACAAGTTATAAGTATTCTCAATCTTTTCACCAGCTTTAATACGTTTCATACCTACAGAAACATCCACAGATACATCTTGATGATCCACAATAGATGTTACAAAATCTTCTGCAAATGTAACTGTTAAGACACCATTTTCAGCTTTAAACGTTACATGTTTCGTGATATCTTCACCTGCTTTAATCACAGTACCATCTTTTAATTTGATGTCTGTTTTCGCAGTAACCACATATTTATTCGTTAATTCATCGAATTCTTCATTGTAATCATCCACTAACGTCACACTCTTAATGTCACCAGTAACATCCGCCTTCATAATTTCTGCCGTTAAAACATAATTAAATTCAGCATCTAAATCAATTTCTGAACCATCCACTGATTTATCCCCTACTCGAACGTCCTTCACTGGTTTTAATTCTGGAGTTTTATTCGTAACTTTGTTTGTAACAGTAACACCTTTATTATCGAAGTCGATTTGTTTTCCTTCGTTTTCAAATGTACCATCAAAATCTTTCGTCACTTTTGCTTCAACAGTAATGGTTAAATCTTTACCTGCTAACACATAATCACGTAAAAACGCTGTTGTATCTTTAGCAATAATCGCAAAACCTTTACCTTCGATTTTGTTTTCACCTAAAACGTCTTTAAATTCACCTAATGAACCATCAGATGTTTTCACAATATTAAATTTATCAGAAATATCCGTGTCACCATCTTTGATAGTAATTGGAGTATCTGTTAATTCTAACGCATCATCTTGAATGTCATCCATGAATGCGAACAAATTGATTGATTTTGCATCTGGTAAGGCTAAGTTCTTGTAGTCCGCTAAAGACCATTTGAACTCATAATTAAATACAGTACCTTGCAATAATGTTTGTTCATTAATATCTGTTCCGTTTTTCTTCACAGATTTCGTTGGTTTTGGTTCCACTACTTTGTTATCCACTGGTAACGCACCACGTAGACCCTTGAACTCAATTTGCATACCTTTGTTGACAATTGTTTTACCAACAACGTCATCATTTGGTTTCGCACCAATATATGCCGTAACATCAATTCCTTTTAGAATGTAGTTACTTGTATAAGCATCCACATCTTTTGGAGTCCATGCGACAAACTTACCAGTCACTTGATCTTTAGCAACTTCCTTGATGTACTCAGGAGCTTCCTCAATAGAATTATACACTTTACGTTCCATTTCTGCTGTAATGTCTTTACCACCAACAACAACTTTATTGTAATCAGTTAATGTCACTAATTCTTCTGGGATGTCATCAATAATAGCAGGTGTAAATGTACCTTCTGGTTTTTTAATGTCTTTATACATACCGTAATCAGCAGTCACCCCATAATGAATCTCAAATCCTTTACGTAGTGATTTGCCATCTACTTTCACACCATCTGTATTATAAGCGTGTTTTTCGGTTTGAATATTTTGAGGGTCAATTTCAATGATACCCTTACGGTTTTTGATTTCATAAATAGGTGGTGTGAAAATCTTAGGAACGTGTAAGTTAACTTTTGCACCTTTTCCTAAAATATCTGCATACATAGTCAAGTCACGATAATCATCTGAGCTCTTAATATAGTTCTTATAAGCATCACCTGTTGTTGCAGTTCCATTTTCAGAACCATCATGACGCCATGTAAACGAACCACCTTTAATGATAGAAACATAAGAACCTTTCGGAATCGAACTTGCATTATCGTAAGCATTTCCTTCAGTTTCATATACGACATCTTTTTGAACTTGTCCGTTAACAGTAAGGTCTCCTTTTTGTAACCCACTGTCTGTTGGAATTAAATCAACGATTTTATCTGTATTTGTAACACTAATACCTTGCTTGTAGTCAATGTCTGTATGCACCATTGCAAGTACAGGGTTGATAGTATTTCCATCTGGATCCACTAATTTAAAATCAAGTGTAAGTCCTTCAACATCTGAGCTATAGAACCCAAATTCCCCTGCGTAATTCACATTATTATAGAAACCTAAGTGTGTACGTTTCGCTTCTCTTGCATTATCAGGATTCGCACTTTGGAGACGTCTAGCAACCCACTCTTTTAAGAAATTCACGTCTCGTGAACGAATATCAAAATCTTTAACAGTAAATACTGCATCAATTTGACGTCCATCCACTGTATTAGCTACGTGAGTTACTTTATAAGTACCACCTACTGGAGACTTCCCTTCTTCACCTAAGTCATATTCATTTCCAGATGTATCACTCTCATGATGCGCTACTTTAGCTTCTGCGTTCATAGCTACAATCTGACTATCAGCACGCATCCCAACACCATCTGCTAACGCAGTTACTGTTTGATCATCTGTAAATACGTGAATATCTTTATAGTAATCTTGTGTTCCTCGTGCTGACTCATTATAACGTCCATACACACGAACACCATCTTTTTCCGCAATTAACGGAAACTGTTTCTTAATTTCTTCTTCCTCTTTCGCAACGCGTTCACGTTCAGAAGCATTGTGGTTTCCGATACGATTGTAATCATCTAATGAACCATTATTTAACTGAGCAATTGTAGCTAACTGATTCTTAATTTCAGCTTCTTTAGAAGCAATTTCTGATTCAGAAGTTACTTTTGCAACAATATCTGGTTGCTCAACAATTTCAAGATTTGGGTCATTTAAACGTTTCGCTTCCGCTACAGAATCTTGAACCTCTTTATTTGTTACCACTTTATATAATTTTGGTGCATCTGTTGCAACTTTAGTAGTATTACCACCTTCTGTTTGTGCAGATACTGCAGTATTTGCCCCTGTTGCAAGTAACGCACCTAATGTCATTACTGACATTGTAAGTAATCGTTTTTTCAAAACTACTCATCCTTTCTAAAATAGGGGGGACTTACCAATCCCCCTACTATTTATCTAAACTATTTTTTACGTTTGATAACCAAGACACCAGCTCCTGTTAAAGCAGATAACCCGATAACAGTTAATGAACCAAGTGCTACGGCACCAGTCTTAGGTAATTCCCCTTCTGGTTTCTTAATTTCGAACGATTGGCCCTCATTCTTCGGATCACATTCTTTAGAAATCACTTTGTCAGTTGGTTTTCCGTCTTTAGTTTCAAACACTGTTTCAAACAATACGTATTTACCTTCTGGTAAATCTTTTGTGTTCAATGTAGAAGCATCTACCACTAACTCACCTGATTCGTCTACTTTTGCAGTAGTTTCATAAGTTCCAACAACTTCTTCAGTTCCGTATTTCGCAATTTCTAAACGAACAAATACTTCTGACCCTTTTTCAAAGTCTTCGTATTTAATCGTGTCACTTACTTTACCGTCTTCACCCATTGTTACGACTTTTTGTCCATTGACTTGAGCCGTTGTTTTTAGTTTAGGGTTACGGTTACGAACAGTTTCACGTTCATTTTCCCAATCAAAATGAGAAGCAATCACGTTTCCTTGTTCATCTAACAATTCTTCACCAAATACTGTCCAGTGTCCGATTGTTTCTTCAAGTACTGGATACTCAAATTCAACATCCATTTCATGAGCTGTTGCAACAATCTTCTTCTCTTGCACTTGGATACGTTCTTTCTTAGTATCTTTATCATTTTCGTACGTACGTACTGTATATGTTTTACCAATATCTAAGTTTGTTAAGTGAGCAACTTCTTTCTTCGTTTGATAGTGATATACTGATTTAGAACCCGTTTGGAAATTCGTTGCATCTGTTGCGAGTTCTGGAATACGTTCGTTCACAATCATTGTAGCAGTAGCTTGTGTCGCTTGTTCTCCACCTACGATTGTAAAATTACGTTTACGATCATCTAATTTGTAACCAGCTAAAGCTTTCGTTTCTTTAACGTAATACTTACCAGGAACTAACTCTGTAACAGTTACAAGACCTTTTTCATCAGTTGTAAATGTACCGATTGATGTTTCAGAACCATCATCTTCAATCTTGAAGACACTAAACTCAACACCTTTTAACGTTTGTTTATCTGTATTGAATTTTTGCAGAGAATAAGAACCTTTTTCTTCACCTGGGTTCACAATAGGAACTTCTGGACTGAATGTTACAGAGCCATAGTTTCCTTCTTTAATCTTAAATTCCCCTACTGTTTGAGAACCATATTTGTACCATACAAGAGTTAACCCTTCATATGTTTTATCTGAACTTGAAAATGCGAAGTTCACTTGATCGTTCGTTGCATCCTGTGTAGCAGTTACTGATAACACATTACCATTTAATGAGAACGTATATCCATCTTTAGAAGACGGAATATCTAATTTCTGTACCACATTATTTGTGTCTTCTAATTGTACCGTTTCACCCTTCTTAATTTGACGAGCGGTACCGTTCCATGAAGTATATGCTTTATGATTTGCAACTTGTTCTAAAGTTTCTTTCTTGAACGTTTGATAATTGTCCATTGTTAAGTCACCAGTAAACTGTGTCGCATTATAGCCTAATTCTTCCCAAATCATCATTTGAGTGAATACTGCTTTCCAGTCTGGTTTATAAGAAGCTCCGTAATATCCATAATAAGCGATTAACTCTAATTTACGGAATGTAGCTTCATCGATTAAAACACCTGCTTTACCAACAGTTGTAACGTCTTGTGTATATTTTGATTGATTATAATCATAGTCCGCACCTTCTTGAACGGCTGTCCATGGGTCCATACAGAATACTACACGGTCATTTAATTTCAAAACTTCATATGTTGTCCAACTTGGAACACCATCTTTTTCCGCATACATCATACCGTTTCCGTATGTTGAAGCACGGTTCACACTAATTGTATCCGCAGACACATCTGCGTTCCCAGCAATCACAGCCAAACCTACGGCCGCTGTCACCGTTAAACTTGAGAACATCGTTTTTGGTGACATGAATTTTGGTAATTTTCTTCCTACCATCTTATCATTCCTTCCTTTTTAAGTAGTGTTTAGTTTGAGGTTGGTCATATCCCACACAATATTATACAATAAATGTCATAAAATTACAAATCACGTGGGAACGACCCTCATAGAATCCCTTATTTCGCACGGTCCGCTAACTTCGTAGCCACAATGAATAAACCTTCACGATTCAAATGTCTCGAATATTTAGAATCTAAATAAAGAACCGCAAATTCTTCGACACCAAGTACATCTTGTACCTTCTTAAATAGTTCTGGATATAGTTGTTCTTTCACTTGACCTGCTCCGCCACCGTACACATAAATGACTTCCGTTGACGCACCTACACGGTTCAATACATGTCCTAACTTTTCAGCTACTTCATAAGCAAATGAATCAATCTCAACGTCCACAAAACGTTTCACGTTATTATAGTGATTACGTTTCAGAGGACTTGGTTCTTTTTGTAAGTACGAAGCTAATTGCTTACGACTAGAGAACCCGCCGTTGAAACCTTGCTCTTGCATCGACTCTAAGGCGTTCATAAGAACTGAACCGTATCCTTTATCAAGAGTCATACTTGCGTCCGCATTAAAACGTCCGTTTGTAAACACTGGGAAGTTTACAGTACCCTCTCCAATGTCGACACCGATGGTATCTTTCACTTGTAAAATATCTTGTGGTGTGATTCCTTCTAAAGTCATACCGTGCTTACGCACATCTGCTAACATTAATTTTGCCAGTGGTTCACCTTTAGCTCCGATAGCATACTGAGCACTGGCTCCTTCTGCAATTACTTCGACCGCTTTAAACGTAAGTTTCACCGTAACGGGTGTTTCAAAATTACATACAGTAACTGTGTGAACGCCATTCTTGAACGCATTAATGTAGCTTTCTCGGTATTGAATATATTCAGTAATCGGTAATGCGAGTCCGCAATACACATCTGCACTTAAAACAGTGCTATCATCTGGTAACGCACCATTGATACCCACATAATCTTTCAAGACTTTACCAGCGATAATACCAAGCACTAAAATCTTGCTCAACGGTTGTTGTGCCTTACTCTGTGAACCAATGACATCAAATTCTTGAAACGATCCACCTGATGTCAACGCTCGTTCTCCGAACAATCGTCTAAAGGCATCTGGTACAAGTGGTGTCATAAACGACACATCTAATACATTAAACACATCTTCTAAAGTTTCTTTTGCTTGGTCATCTGGAGTCGGTAATTGATTTTTACGTGTCATTAATGAAACGCCACTAGGGATATCAACAGTACTCGTACCATTGTCTCCAACAAGTACCCCTTTTACGTAACCATTACCGATATCTAAACCAGCTTTAATAATCGTCATCTATATCATTCCTTTCTTTTTTGTTCCATATTATAGGAAGAAACTCGATCTAATGACCGAAAATTGCATCCATATCTAAGTCGTGAACCTCTGGTTCCTGTTCTGGTTGCTTCACTTCAATTGTCTCAACTGCAACAGGTCCCACCTCTGGTTTCGCTTCTTCTTGTACCACTTCTTGTGATAATTCTTTTTTAACCGCTTGAATAGGTTCTTTTATAGACGGTACTTCATGTACAGGTTCTACGGATTTATTTCCAACCAATTGTTTTGCAACAGCCTCTACTTCCTTATCAGGAATCGCAATTGCTTCTACTTGCGGATAATCACCTGTACCATTTAAGTCAAACAGTTTATCAAACAAACTAATTGTATCTAAAATTTGTCCACCGCAACTGGCTACATGATGTTTAATTAATACACGTAACGCAACACTTGGGTGTGGTTGTCTGTTCCACCATTCAGTAACCACTTTGTCATCCAGTGGTACATTGAATCGTTTACGAGATATTTTTTCCATTCCTTTCATCACCTCTGTTGGTTCATTTATGTACCAAGTATAACATACTTTGAGATAAGTTGCAATAGATTTGGTTCATTTATTGAACCGCTTAGTGGTACAGTGTTTTTAATCTTCCATCACTTCTACGATATCAACAGACGAAACTGTTTCTCCAGGTTTCAGTAAATACACTTGTGTATATTCACCAAATAACCATTTGACGATTCTTGCAGGCAAAGTTCGAATTGCCCCTTTCACAACTGGCGACTTTTCTCCATTCTCTTTTACGACATTAATTATCACTTGATGTTTCATCATTTTTTCCGTCCTTTCCGTAAGACTTATTCTCTCTTACACATCACAGGCAAAGAAAAACCACTCTTTTTTAACCTCTTACGAAAAAAACTTACATTTTTTACGAAACAAAAAAAGTCCCCACACGAACCATGCAGAGACTCCTGATGAATTACCGTTATTCTATCATAAATTCATTAACTTTTCAATACAGCTTGACAAATACCTTTAAATTCCATTAATTCAGATACAATAAAGTTCTTTCACACCCTAGAAACCAATTGTTTCTATAATACATTACACAACGTAGGTTCCCTACGCTGGAAAATGGCTGAAATAAATTAAAAAGGAAGTGTATAAAATGAAAATAATTCCGTTTTATTCTAAAAATGAGTATAAAGAATTTAGTAACTTATACCGTACGTCTTTTACGTATCGCAATATTAAGTTCGATTCTGTCGAAATGTTTGTGATGTACGCAAAAGCCTGTCTCTTTAAAGACGAGTCTATTAAGACTCAAATCTTAGAGACCGCTAAAACGAACCCTTATAATACGTCCGTATATAAGAAACTAGGACGCAAAGTTTCTAACTTTAATCCTAAAATCTGGGACAATAAAGCTCCGCTTTATTTTATGGTAGGAATGTTACTGAAATTCTTAAACGACTCTAACGCTCGTAAGAAGCTTCTTGCAACTAAAGACGCTTGGCTTTGCGAAGCAAACCCTTACGATACGAAATACGGTATCGGACTTGAACCTACGCATCCGCTAGTTCCCTACCCGCTTAAATGGAAAGGGCCTAACTTATGTGGACAATACTTAATGATTGTACGCTTCGTTCTCGACCCGTCTTGTATGTACCATGATTATATCCGCGACTATGATAACGACGTTATCGAGGTCTGGATTGAAAAATTGAAGACTATTAAAGATAGTTTGTAGATATTATAAGCAATAAGAGACGTCCTTACGGGCGTTTTTTATTTATAGAGTCTAGTATCATATAGTATAAGAAACATTTTGGTGGCTCACCACCCGATTCGAAAATTGAAAATAAACACTTGACAAACACTTACACCAGTGATACTCTACTTCGAGGCACCTCACTGGTATTTATTTTTACATAGAAAGGACTGAAATCAATGAACAAATATAAATTTATTACATTTACAAACGTTGCCTACTCTGACTTACTGGAGTTATTAGACAACATCAGTTTCCTTCCTGAGATTCAATATCACAATCCTGTCATTTCTTACGAACACAACATCCCTGTGATGATTATTCGCACATCAGCTGATTACAAAACACTATTGAAGATCAAGGAAACAAATAATCACGTTATCCAAGACGTTATCAAACTATAAATTAAAGAGAGGTAACTAGAATCATGAAATTCAAACCAAGTACTAAATACAAAATTACATCTCGTGAAGAAATGGAACTACACCTTCACCTAAAACGTAAAGGTGGTCACACTCACCGTAACAAATCTAGTTACCAAAGATACGATAAACATAAAAGACGGCTTTCAGAAACCTGTTAGCCGTTTTTTGTATCTAAAGGAGGAACTCTTATGTCAAACATTCTCGTCATTCCAGACGTTCATTTAAAATTCAACATTCTGTATCCTATCATTAAAGAAGTAACATCGAAACACAAAGTGGATCAACTCGTGTTTCTAGGAGACTACTTCGATGACTGGGGTCAACAAACGAACAATCAATTGTATCAAGAAACATGTGACTACCTTACAAAACTAAATAAAGAATACAACTGTATCTTTCTTTTAGGAAATCACGATGTTCCGTATCTCACACGAAACTTACAACATTACTCAAATCACGATCCAGAAATCGTGTCTTTATGTGAAAATACGCTTCTATCGTTAGATCCAATAATTGCGTACGCTCATGATGGTGTCCTTTATAGCCACGCTGGCTTTATTGAAACCCCTGATGATATCGATTTTCGTAGTTTGTTACGTCATAATCATGACCATTATGTTCGTTTAGTAGCATATGAACAACAGTATTATACGAAAGATAACCCACTCTGGATTCGTCCAGACGAATGGCAACGTTCACTGTTAGAATGGTTACCTACCCAAGTAGTCGGACATTCTCCTGTTCCTGATATTACGACCTTTGAAGCTGAACGCTTCGGGGTAAAACTCGTAGTATGTGACACCTTTAGTCACACATCATGGAATCAAAAAATTGGAAACTACGCTCTTGTGCTCGTACAAGACGGACAAATAGAAAGGATCTACTAAAAATGAAACTAATTACAAAACAACAATTTGAAACATTAACTGACCTTGCACTATTTTACAGAGACCTTGCATTAGACGCATCTCGTAAATTTGAACGCAAAACTCGTTGGTCTTCTAAACCATTCAGCATCTTAATCGTTATGTCATTTAGTGAAGACTTAACTGCTGAATTTTATGAAACAACTGTAGAAGAAATGTCCCAGCTTCAAGAAACAGACTCTTCTGCTCTACTCTACTTCGTCATCGGTAACGACCAATATAATGACGCTGGAGTTCCTCGTACACGTATCGTTATGCACAACATGCCTGACCATAATGAGAACATTAAATTCTTAAAAACATTTGCAAATGATGAATATTACTGGAGACGTACTCTAGTCGGTGACTTACAATACAATCTAGATAATCAATTAGCTGTAGATAACGCTCGTTTTGGATTCGCTAGTCCAGTATTAGACCAACCAACCGCATCTACTGAGTATCGTTTAATGTCGAAACACCCTATTCAAAATCTAAACCGAAAAAGATAAACACCGAGACGAACTTATTGTTCGTCTCTTTTTTCATACCAAAGGAGGTAACAACTATGAACCCAAATCACAAAGCAAACCAACGTCTCGTATTCATACGTGACATTCCTGAAGCAATCGCTTTAAGTAACTTTATCAAGGACCTAGACGCAAAATACGAAGTAGACTCTACCGATCCAGACAATACATTCGGACGTATCCATCTGGACAGCCCTATCATCCGATATGGTGTCCCAAACACATTGTACTTCGCTGGTATCAGTACGTATCGTCCAGACGAAATCAAACTACCAAAATACAAAGCAATCCCACATTCTGATTCTATTATCGCTATCTCAGAAACTGGAGAAATTGCTCTACTCTCTCGCAAAGACCATGTAGAAGCAAAAATTGAACCAATCTCAGTTAATGAATCAGACATTAAAAAACTACAAGAACTACGTCTCGCTTTTACAGAAGCGATACTACGTAACGCACCACTGAAACCAGATTTCTCGTCACTAGATAACGATCCTAACGTAAACAATCTAGAAAAGTGGGAATTAAAGAACCGATATGACGACATTCTCTTAGAACAAGGTTTTGCACCACACCGAGACTATCATTTCAAAGAAACCATTATGGTTCCAAATCTAAAAGGAACACCACAACCGTTCGTTATTGAGTATTACCGTTTAGGCACAAACCGTTGTCCGCATTTCTCAACAACGTATGACGGTTCTCAACGTCAAAAATACATGCACGGCTATCACCCAGCAAGTAGCTTCTACCATAAGTGGGACAATTTCCACCTACATGAACTGACATTAGAAGAATACAAAGAGTTGATGGAAGATATCCAGGAACTTAAGGATACTAAATAGAGATTGCCTCACGCAATCGGGCTTGTAATTGTAAAAAATTAGAATCAAAAAGGGGTGTCCATTATGGATATGGAAAAAATGTTGCGTCATGGTAGAACTTTCGGTGAAATTATGATTGGTTCTGCCTTCATCCTATTAGTTGGATTGTGTTTGTCTCTTGAGAGAAACACTGTCACCACTTCTGAATTTTTAACTATGAGTCTGTGTTACGCACTACTCTTAGTGACAGGTGTTTGGTTAAAAGAAGTTTCGTCCCCTAACGTTCAGCCTCACACTCAAACCCATTAAAAAAGTACCCTTTACGGGTACTTCTTTTTTTTACCTACTACGTTTATTACTATTGCGATAATACACTCTACGGTAACTTTCTAAACGTCGTAGTCCTGTATCCATACGTTCCTTAGGTGTACGAGCCACACTATCATGACTACCAACTTCATGAGCATATCCAATCAGTGACAATTCGTTTGTTTCACCAATAGTACGAACCCCTTGATCGATCCGACTAATCTTCGTCTCTAAACTACGGATATAATCAACAATCGGATTCGTTGTCACTACGTTTTTATCTTTTAAAATCTGTAATAGTGGTGTCCATTGCCCACTAATTGTTGATTCACTCCAACCAAGTTTCTCTGGAAGTGTCTCCAAACTCCATCCCAACCACTCTGCTAACACATAAGCCATCACATACTGTCCACCAATTTCACGAATCATTCGGTTCTTCGTATCAAGTTTCACATCTATTTGTAACCGTTGGTAAATCGCATCCAGTAACAACCCATCAATCGCTATTTTAGAGGCACCCTCTGTCTTCACATCAACATCAGAAACATCAATGGCTTGTGTCCGTGCAAGAATCGCTTCTTGTAACTGTTTCTCTTTTGTATTCAACGGATCTGCTGTTGTTTCCACTTCTGATGGTTCTTCTGATACATGATCTTCAGAAACTTTAGGTGCGATTCCACCTGGAGACACTAACGCTTCGACACTACTTACTTCCATCACAACTGATTCAGGTTCCACATCATCAAACGGACTACTTGTGTCTTCGTCTGCAACTTCAGAAACAGTTTCTTCAATATCTTCAGTTTCGACATTTTTTTCCTGCTCAGTTTCAGAAACTTCCTCAACCGTCACTTCGTTTGATTCAGGTATATCCATTGATAATTCATCCACAGATTCCATTTCAGAATCCTCTGCGGGTTCTTCTTTTTTTACATCTAACCCAAGTGTATCAAATAAATCACCTTTAAATTTATAAGCCGATTTACGATGTTCTTGCAAAGATTTTGAGACATCACTCATCTAGTTCACCATCTTCCTCTTTTAATAAATAGTTGTCACCACGTGTGATTCCAACTAACGCATCAAACCCATTAATCGTTACATTTTGAAGATTATCTACACTAGAAACTAATGATTGAACCACATCAATCAACTGATTTACTCGTTGAATCTCCGCTGTAGGTAAATCATAATCTCCATTCTCATAGGCAATCCTCAGTTCAATCGCATCCATAATATATGTGTTGAGCGAAACTTGTTTTCTTGCAGACCAATATTTTAATCGTTCGTGTGTATCTGCATCAATTCGTAAACTAACACGTACACTATTTTTTGATTCTACCACTTTTGGTTCCCTTCTTTCTTTGTCAAGTTTTCCTATTGATTATAACATGTGTTAGTACATTTTTCAACTAACATTATTCTTTTTTGCTTGTACCTTTGGAGCTATGTTTGGGTAGCGTTGCTACCGAGGGGGGAATTGGAAGTATCGGAAAATGCGTGTCTTACGACACGTAAAACAGATACTAAATAAAATTTGTCCAATTTGGAAAATTCACAAAATGATACACAATTGAAGAAACACTTGATTTGTGAATCGTTTTACTATACAATAAAAATAACATTAAGGAGGTGACACCAAATGGACGGACGTAAATTAGGATATTTAATCGAAAAAGGACGTCGTGACTATAATGGTGACTTAGCAATCACTCGTTGGATCATGACAGCATTCTTCTTTATCTTAGCTGTTGGTATCGGAGTTACTATTCTTCAAGCAGTTGTAGCATTTATCGTAAAATTTGTTGGTGGTCCACTTGTGGCAACTCCTCTAGCAATTTTTATCGCATACAAATGGTTAACTCGTAAGAAATAAACCACATTTTGATACACTCTAGCAACAAACCAAGACATACTAGTCCCCTACTGGGGTTTCTGGTATGTCTTTTTTTTATCAAATCCACTATGCTAAAAGTGTGCGTCCCGCACACGGGATATAAATCGAAAATAAAAACATTTAAAGGGGAAATTTATTATAACTAAAATCCAAATTTATACAGACGGAAGCTTTAATTCTGATTACAAAATGTACGCTGGTGCGTGTATCGTTATCAAAGATAACGAAACCATCGGTCAGTGGGAATTTGCGTCTCGCAAACCAGAGTTCTTGCAATCAAATAACGTAGCAGGTGAAGCTGTTGCTTGTGTTCAAGGAATTCGTTTCGCTCTAGAAATGGTCCCAGAAGCTACAGAACTTGAAGTATGTTACGACTTACAGCATCTAGGTCTTTGGGCTACCCGTCAGTGGAAAGCAAAAGTACCTGTTGCAAAATGGATGTTACAAGAACTAGATAAAATCGAAAAAGAATTTCCAGACCTTACAATCACTTATACAAAAGTAAAAGGTCACTCTGGTGTCGCTGGAAATGAAACCGTAGATAAACTCGCTTATAACGCACTACAAGAAGGTTACAATCAAGATTCAGCATTCACTCGTAAAACTATTTTCTAACACTCTAGACACATTTACTGGTTACTCAGTAAGTGTGTCTTTTTTTATGACACCGATGTGTCTACGTCACACGAGTCAATTCTTGATACAACAATAGAAAGAAGGTACATTTATATGAAACCAAACACATTTACATTTCTCGTGGATTCTAAATTTAAACAACAGTCCCCTACTCATGTGTCGTTTGCTATTAGTCTCTTAGATAAAGACGACCACTTGCTCGGTTACCACCGTACCAGTGCATCTGACGACTTTGCGACACACAAAGCTAGGGACGGTCAGTTTCCACGTATCTTAGACCATATCTTCATTTTTGCAAACCTAGCATATCCGTTTATTGATCCAAATGGTCCAATCACACTACTCGTTCCAGAAACAAATATTTCATTATCTGAATATGTCATGGAACAAAAAGAACATATTGAAGAAATGTTACAATCCATTTATAATCGTAAAATCATCGTTTCTATCGCAACAGGTACTAGATTCGAGACGCCTCTGGACCGTCTCAAAGACTTCGTATCGATTACATACGAAGAAGGTTTGAGAGAATTACCGAATCCATGTAGCCGTACAACATGGGAACCACGATTATTTAATTAAAGAAAGGAAAACCACTTATGTATACTTACTCTACTATCCCAGAACTTATCGAACTATTAGACAAATACTGGGAAAACAACGAAACATTCTCACTTCATTATAAACACGATACAGAATATGACCTCATTCATTTTACGTTACTCCAAAACGGTAATATTCTACATGAAGCATATTTTGAAATCGACAACGTGAACTTCCAAGTACGTTTCTTCTATGAAATTCAAGAAATGCCTGAACTAAGAATGTTCCTTAATAAATTTGATAAATTCAAATACCGTCCAGAAAATCCTGAAACTATTGTTACAGGTAAACCGATTCAACTAGGGTCTCACGTTATGGTTTCAGATCCATGTTACGATACGGACACATGGTGTAACGGTGATTTGAAAGACGTTTTACCTGGTACGTGGCGTACAAAAGCAATCTATATGTACGACCGTTGCACTGACCTTATTGCCTACCATAAAGACATACCTGAACCAACATTCGACCAATATGAGAAAACCAATATTATTGTAGGTGTCGATTCAGGACAAGCTGGCATCTATGACTACAATCACTTTGCTAAAATGTGTAAAAATGAAAAATGGTACGAATCAATGTGTACATCTGTATCTAGTATGACAATGCCTCTGTCTTCACTTGAACAACATTGTTACAACGAATTGAAACAAAAATTTCCAAATGGTGAAACAGAAAGTCCTGACACATCAGAAGAATTTTTCGAACTACGCCCTGTATTTAAAATCAAATACGGTATCGACATCATGCACTTCAAAGTATGTCCGAATGGTCTCAAAGTTGGTTATATGGAACAACTCTCAACAGATAGACACTCTGTTGTTAGTTCGTCTGGTTACGGTGATAGTTCATACGACTGTTACGTTGCTAGAGACAAACAAGGTAAAATTATTGCAATTCGTATCAACTATATCACCGCAGAAGAACTAGAAGACGACTATTAGAAAGGAATTACACATATGGATATGTACCCTACTATCATTCCTAAAGGAACAATTATTGCTGGATTCGCTGGTATTGGTAAAACAACAGCTTCGCTAAAATATGATAACGTTATTGATTTAGAATCTAGTAACTACTTTTTCGATTTACCTGAGAATCTAACAATCGATGACTACGAAAAACTAAAAGGCGACGCTTCTCGTGTTCCAAATCCTAACGGTTTATCGAAATACGTAGACGCTATTATCAACGCTCAGAAAAAATACGATTATGTATTCATCGCTCTGTTTCCAGCTTTAATTCAAGAACTCAATCAGCGAAACATTGATGTACAAATTGTGTTACCAGATATTTCTGATAAGGTTCATTATAAACGTCGTTACAAAGACCGAGGTAATCAACAATCTTGGATTGACAATATGGTCACCTCTTGGGACGACTATTTGAACCCAGATAGTCCTAAATTTATTACCAATTCATTAAATCTGAAAAATTCAATGAAAGAACCAATTATCTTACAAACATTGAACCCAACATCTGAACAATTCGCTGTAAGAGAATCCTTGTCAAGTATTATTGCTGGGAACATGCGTTTCAAACCTGAGTATCTAATAAAAGCACTAAAGACGTCTGTAAAGGATATTTTTGACATAAAAATTAACCACTATCCTGCTTACGACAGTTATATCGTTCTCAACTATTTATTTGATACTCTACCAGATGGTAAAGAATCATATCATCAAATTACAATCGATTTAACACCACTAGCGAATCAAAAACCTGGTGCTACAGAACGTGACGTTGAAATTATCCTTGAGAAAATTGTCAACCATCAAACAGATTACAACGACTTCGCACCTAGATATCGATACTTTAAAATCAATTCTGATAATGATTTAGACAAATTAGTCCGAGTTGTAACAACGCTTGTTTTTAAAGATGTTCACTTTACAAGAACACTAGACATCAATCACATGGAATTATTATAGAAAGGACGTGACGCACCTTGGGAATCCGATTATCACTTGATATTTATAATTCGAAGACAAATAAACGAGTCTTCTTTTACGAGTTTCACGCAAACGAAGGCTCTATCGTAGCAATACTTAACTTATTCAAAAAATACAACACCAAAGCCTTAGAACTGGATGAAGAATACGACATTCCATGGTTCACATACAATAGTAAAAAAGCTAAAAAGCCGTTTGTTACGATACAAGATGTTCTGGACGCTGTTGACACAGGAATTGTCATGGACCACGCAATGAATTTTGAATGTGACTACGACAAGAACACACATACTGTGATTCCACTTCACTTACATGACACCCATAAAGCACCACTTTATGCTCAAATTCATACACATATCATGGATAAGTGGCTTATGTCCACATATTATTGTCTCAACCAGTTACTCGCATCTGGTCTTGTGACATTGAAACACGAATCTGTCATAGCTGGACGCTACGACCAGAACGTTTATATGAAACCAATTTTGACACTCAAAAATGGTTACTATTTCACTGTTTCTTACAGTTAAAAATTACCCAAAACACTTGACATGTTACCCCATATATGGTACAATATCTTTGTGATAGCGGGTTGTGTTTAGCTGGTAACTAGACCTACTCTAGACACTCTTGATGTTTATCAGGGGTGTCTATTTTTTTTTAATGTCACCACACTCTTACCAACAATATTTTATAAGAAAGGACTAAACAATATGAACGTTTTAACCGACAAAGAAGGAAACTTATTTTATCATGTCATGTCTACATTTCACGACTCTGTTCTTGGAATCAAACAGATTGACTCACTTAGCAACGTAACAAATCCAAACGCTATTACTTACATTATTCAAGCAGAACCTGAAAGTGTAGATATCACTCTGGAAGTTACCAACCGTAACAAAGACCTCACAGAACTCTTGGTAACACAAAACAGTGACCGATTTAGTTCCGAAAAAATTGTTTCATTTCCAACTAACGAACTAACGGACGTAGAAACGATTCATTCACTACGCGACATTATCAAAACTCAATACAAATTAGACGCTATGCGAACAATCTTACATGACGCTATGCCTCAGTACGATTTTAGTTCTGCTCTAGAAACGAAAGATTATCACGGAAAAAATCGTTTCATCTATACACTTTGGTCACATGACAAAGAACCTGTCCGTTTCATTATGAATGAGACGCTGTTAGACGTACCACACTTTGGTAGCAATCTACAATATCAAGAATTTAATGCTTTTAAGAAACAGTGGGAAACAAAAGCTTCGTATATATCTGAAGCCTTAATGTCTACCAAAGAACGTGTCGAAGGAAATGAAACCATTGTAAATACTCCAACTATCTACGGTGACAAATGGTCTATGACCGACTTTATTTCAAAACAAACCACACAAAGAACAATGGAACAAAACTTAATCACTTCACCACTACATCAAATCACAAACTTAAATCCATCCATGTACGACGGTGTAAATCTTACAACGCGTCATAAAGATCTACTAGACCAAATAAATCAAGATTACAATATCGCATACAAAATTCCAGATCCAAGCGAAAACCGAATCAGTGACGTAGATGTGTACGTCTACCCTGCTGACCAAACTCTCACAGAACCAAACGAACATACAAAACGATTCATTATGCGTTACCAACATCCAACAGATAACGAACCTGGTTACTTCAAAGTTTACGATCCAGTTGAGCCAGAACCAAAACTCATCGCTCGTAAAGCACATACTACAAATACAACAGAAGATATGATTCTTTTAACGAATCATTTGAAAGAAATTTCTGAACCAATGATTCAAAAACAAATAGAACAAAAGAAACAACTGTCTCGTTTCTCATTGAATCTTCCACAGATTCAAGAAGAACATGACGAATTAGAACCGTAAAGGAGAACCTCTACTCATGCTTACAGAACAAACGATTCATAACATTAAATCAACTGTAGACCAAACCTTAATGAATTTATTCAATCTGAGTCCAGACCAGCTTCAAGATTGTGAGGAATCTGAACTAAATCTAGAACAAACATCGTTTTTCGACTATAAAATCGAGTCTGAAAACCACGTTCCTCAATTCTTCACACTAATGATTCGAAACCATCCACTAGAAGATCCAAAATACACCATCATTACAACTACAGACCACAAACTTGAAGATGGTACCTGGTGGATTCACAATCCAAGTAACATCATCAACAGTGCTCGTATCCCTGAAACAGATGAAGGTGATGTCTCACCTCAGTTCTACCAAAACTTAAAGAACCAATTAGGTCTTGCAACTTTTGCGAAACAAGAATTTGAACCAAAAGCATTGGCTCGTATCATCCCTGACCAAGAGGGTTACTACACAGAAATCGAACCACTGAATACAAAAGTACCTCTAGATGAAACAGAAATAACGTTTCTCGTTAGAGATAACAATGATAACCCGTATTTCAAATTAACGGTTCCAACAAGTGTTTGGCTTGAGCGAGACGAATATACGAAAAACACTTATCCAATCGAACAATACATGTACGATTCTAACCAACAAAAGTTTCGCCTACATGCGTATCATATCGGTGACCCTACTCTAACAGAAATCGAACGTCGCTCTAGAGATACTCAATTCTACGAAGGTTTACGTCTATGTAAAACACCTAGTATGCGGTTCCCGTTTAAATCTCCAGAAAGTTTCGCAACACTGGCGGGTCACTCACTCTGGCAATCACGTACACCGTCTTCTGTGACATTTTTACAGAAAACAACATACACGAGCCACACTTATTTGTCACATCACCCTGTAGAACAAACGGACGAACCGTCTCTATAACCCGTTATCCTATTAAATACCCCTCATCCGAGGGGTCTTTTTTTTTTTTAGTTTGAAAATTCTAAAAGGTTGCTACGCAACCGATGTGAGTATCGAAAATAAAATTTAAGGAGTTGTTACTTATGACACGTATTTATTATGCAATCTTAAATGACGAATTAGAAAAGTTTCCTTTTAAAGTAGGTCAAACTTACAATCAAGAATGGTTACAAGAAAATTTCGAAAACTATTTTGGAACAGGTTTAGTATGTCAAGACAAGCTTGACGAAACAACTGGTGAATACACTGCAAAACACTTCAGTGGTCCAGCCACACTACTAGACGCACTAAACACGTTACCAGAATCAGACGAACCTGTTCGTTTCACAATTCTAAAGTGCGAAGTAACTGGTAACCACAAACCTGTTTACTGGGGTATTGATACACTAAATCACGGAGAAGAATTAACCGTCCTAAACGGACTCACTTTTAACTCTATCCAAGACAGTCAACCGTTATAAAAGACAAATCTTTTTTATCATTTCAAGAATCTAAAGGTTCCTCTCGGAACCGATTTACTGATTGAAAATCAGGTTTCAAAACATCTAAGTTTCTATCGAAACCAAAAGGTTCACCAGTGAACCGATAGAAAAATTGAAAATAAATCATAAACAAATAAGGAGTGTGTTCATCATGACATATATCGTAGACAAAAATGGAGTTGTACATTTCGTAAAATCAACTGAAACAGTAGTTACAGTTGCAAAAGAAGTACAAAAAGAAACAAAAGAAGCTAAATAACTCTAAGGGGAGACTCTCTCCCCTCTAGAAACTTTATTAAGGTTTCACAAAAACCTAAGGGCGATACAATCGCCGAATCTAAAATTGATAAAAAATTAAAACAAGTCCTGTAGATCAGGCAGAAAGAGGTAATTATTATGACAACTAAAAACTTAGGAACTTTAATCGGACGCTTAGCTCAAGACGTGAAATTTGCAGACAACAAAGATGGTTCTCGCAAAGCATACGTTACTTTAGCAGTAGAACGTGACTATAAAACTGAAGACGGAACTCGTCCAGTAGATTACATTCAAGTAGAAGGTTTCCTTCCAGCTACTAAATCTGGAAACGGTGTTTACGAACACATGAAACAAGGAGACTTAGTGTCAATCGCTTTCTCAGTACGTCCAAATTCTTACGAAAAAGACGGTGAAAAAGTATACGTTCAAAAATTAATCGTTGAAGGTGTAGACTTATTACACACTAAACGTGTTGACGCTAAAGCTTAGTCAAATGCAAAATAATTAGACAGTGCCAATTCGGTACTGTCTTTTTTTATCATGAAAACAATTTTAAAGGAGGGAACTCATATGAACATTAAAGTCTTTTCCAAATCAGCTATCAAACGTTATCGTCCTAACACTGAAACGGTATTGATATCGGTGCAAGATAGTAGTGACCTAGAGAAGTCTCGTAACTTTGTGTCTCATTCTTGGTATCGTAGCATCTTATGGCTTTACTTTGACGACATTGAAAGTGTGCATCCTCCCTACTCGTTTTCATCTTCGCAGGCTCATCAAATCATTGAAACGGTAACCTGCATCTTGAAATCTAACCCGCAAGTTACAATCGCAGTTCATTGTGAGGCTGGTGTCAGTAGATCACAAGCGATCGCACACTTTATTACCTCACACTTTGGTACACCCTCTCAAATCGCCGAGATTGAAAACAGAGACGTCCCGCAAAAAGCGGGGAACAAATTGGTTCGTACCTTATTGGAACAAACTTTTACACAACACAAAAAGGAGGTCTCTCATGGACACATATAAACATGACCAAAAACAATATATGGAACGTATGAATCAAACAGCGCTCAGTAAGTTCGACTTACTGAAACCGTATCTAAATCCAACTATCAAAGTCTTAGACTTTGGTTCTGGTTACTCACCAGATTTTATAGAAGCCGTAGTTCAAACTGGTGCTTCTTACACAGCGTACGATAAGTCGCTAACAATTCAAGAAACATTACGTGAACACGGTATCGACTTCTTGAGCGAAGAAGAATTACTTTCATCAAAAGAACGTTTCGATATTGTGTTTCTCTCAAGCGTCTTTCATGAGTTAGTGAGTTATCTGTCCCCTGATAAATACAAACAAACATTGGATACACTCGTAGGTATCCTGAAATCAGGCGGGCTACTGATTGTACGTGACTGGGCAAATCCTAATGACGATTCAATCAGTACAATTCCACTAAAAGCAAAAACGAAACAAGAGGTGTTCACATGGATTGACGCCTTGGAATCAAACAACATCTTTAAACAAGTCGTAACCAAGGATGATACACTCTATGCGTCCCAAAGGGATATGTATCAAATTGTGTTTCACGCAGTCTGGGGACTAGGTTCCTTGGAACGTGAATCTAAGGAGACATATGACGTGACAGACGCTATTTGTAGCTTATCACTCACTTATGGTCTCATGCTTGTTTCGTACCACGCTGAATACGATGAATCGTATTTAGAACATATGAAAAAATACTTTACTACCCGAACATTACCTTTTGCGACAAAAGGTATCTGGGTGTTCAAAAAATAAGGAGGTTCAACTTTATGGAACAATATTTACAGGAACTAGATAAGATTAATCAATTGCTCGTACACACAGATGTAAAACCAGCACCATTCTGGAGCTTTCTTTTAAAACATCCGTGGCTATGTTTAGGAGTCGTTCTTTTCGTAGTCATAGTTTTTCGTGCTGAAGAAACGAGTTACGTTATAACACGTCATCTATCGGCCTTAGCTGTTATATTAGGAATAGGTGTTATTATCTTCATCATAGGTCTTATTACTGAACTAACAAATTCTAAACACGACCTCATTAGCGTTACCAAAGATTCGTACGTTGAAGCTATCAATTATGTTGCTGACCTTCCAGACGACAAATTTCAACAATTATACGAAAACACAAAACGATATGAATTCACAGACGCTCAATTTAAAGAATACAATGCTAGTCGAACAATCATTCAAGACTACTATAATAAAATTCACAAATAAAATAAGGAGGTTTTGTTATGACATCAAATAAACAATTGGAACTAGCACTTGAGATCGCCACACTCGCACACAAAGGTGTGGAACGTCGTGACGGCGATCCATATATCTTCCACACACTTCGAGTTGCTAACAACAAAACGTATATTCGTACGAAATTACAAAAAGCTGTCGCTATTTTACATGACGTTATTGAAGACACACCACTGACACGCTCATTTTTAGCCGAAAAAGGTATCAATAAGAGCGTTTTAGATGTTCTGGACTATTTGACTCATGATGAGGCTAAAGTCTCGTACGAGGCTTATATCGAGCATATATGCTCAAATATTGACGCTATGCTCGTTAAGTTATCAGATTTACACGATAACTTAGACGAAAATACGGTTCCGCACATCACAGAACGTGACCGCAAACGATTCGATAAATATCTAACTGCATATGGAACTATCTTAGAGGTTCTCAAAGATAAACATCCTGATATTTACGAAACGCTTATAGACTAAAAGAAAGGAGTTGTTCACATTGGGACAACGCTTAATCATCAAAAATAACTTTAATGGTACTACTCGCAGTGCCATCTATTATCACTGGAGTGCTTACACATTCGAAGCGATTGAAGAAATCAAAAGTTTGGTTTCTAAAGTATTCTGGTCCATGAAAGTTCAACCATCTGAACTACCAAACTTATCTTTGGAACAACATTTCGACATCGCTTGCTTGAAAGCTGTATCTGGTATCCCAGAACATTCTAAAAGTTCGATTGACTATATCAACACTCTACTACCTAAACCTTACGACAACTCCAACGTGCATCGTAATAATGGCTTAATTGCGTTCGATGAGGTTAGTCAAAAATCTCTAATTGACTGGGGCGAAGGGTTTGTAACGATTAACTGGGTTATCGATACAAACGGTGAAGTTGATTTAGATAAAACTACGTTCGACTTTGATGTGTTCTTTAATGAACCAGAAAAAGAATTACAGGAAGGTTGGGGAATTTCAACTTCTAGTATCAAAAAATTAAAACAATTTAACTATATACTTGAGTTGAAAGATATCCCAGTTTCTTCAGCAGACATCTTCAAACAAGATCTGAAATTACTACAAAAGAACTTAAAAACATATTTAGACAAACATTTACTACCCGGCTCATGTGACTGGTGGTATGACCAAAAAGCGAAACTATTTCGTTCACTAATTCGATAATTAAAGGAGATATCTCATACCGATGACTATTGCAGACAAATTTTTAGAAAAAGAAAAGAAAGAAAAAGAACAACAAGACCAAATTAGACTGAATTATGCTAAAAATTTAGGGTTACGACTCAACGAAGCTTTGTTAGACGTTACTTTTATTCAAAAAGTAACACCATTATTAGAACAATACGGTGCTGTACAATTTTCAGACGTCGGTTGTTTATGTCAAGAAGGATGTTGTTCAGCCAAAAAAGGTTTTCCAACTTATTGTCAAGAAGCTATCGATTTTTGGAACAAAGAAGGTGTGCGCGTTAAACTTGGTATTAGCTCAGGTTTGAGTGTTAAACCTAACCCTGATTTTCTATTCCGTTCTTATCCAAATGTTACAGTATACAGTAACAACTAATTAAATAACCACAAAGGAGTGACAACTTGTGTCAATGACATATAACATGAACTATGGATACGGTATCTATGTATCCGATGACAAATTCGTTAAACCTAAATATATTAAACACAACACACTAGACATCTTCGCACTTGATTTAGGAGGTGTCCTATCTCTCTAAGTTTATCCACCTTATCGAACAATTAGACTTAGAAATAATCTAAACAATGGAGGTATCAACTTATGGTATTAACAGACGAATACTCATTCAATCCTGATACGCAAAAAATCAATGAATGTATCACTCGTATCAATGACTTACAGCCACGATACCAAGCTCGTGGCTTCTCTATTGAAGCTACAATGCAACCGTTTATTTTTAAATACGCTCTTAAAGTCATTATTACTAGACCTGAATATAACTTCACACTTACTTATGACGTTGAAAATGAATCAAACCAATTTATCGATAAACTAATTGCTAAATTTGAATATCTACCACATATTTTGAATCGTTTCCATTCATTTATCACAGAACTCACAACTACATACTCTCTTGAAACACAATCCAATTTTAAACTTCGTATGGATCCAAACAATCCAGAAACTTGGATTGATTTTACGCTTCAAAAAGATTATCGAAAAGTCGATGTAACTATTGGTTTCAATAAACAACTAGCATTTATTCATACTATCAATTTATATTCTTCACTAGGTGAAGAACAAGACAGTTACCAGATTACTATTCCTGGTACTACAACACAAATTACCGTGGACGGTAGTTCTGATTACTTTCATGATATGTACGCTAATGACTCTGTTTATTTTGAATATGGTGCATCCAACATGTTCGAGGTAACACAAAAGTACGTAGACGTGCTAGAGTTAACGGTTATGCGACTATCTCTGGTGACGCTATCGTTGAATCTTCTGACGACTATATCGTCATGCGAAACAACTGGTCTAGTGGACGTTATTTCACGTACACTCGCTCGAATAAAATGTACAAAGTAGGTTGTTTCTACGGTACAGGAGACACACTGATTGAAAAAGCGTACAAAGACAGTCAACTCTCTGGTGATTGTTACAAAGCATCTGTACAATATGTGCAACTGTTGGAACAAGCTTTTACTCATAATAAACAGAAACAATAAGGAGGTTTCACCCCATATGACTCAAACTCTGGAAACATTACAATCCGAGCGAGAAAATCTCGCTCGTCAAATTAAGGAACTAGATAGACAAATCAAATTTGTTCAAAATAATGTTCCAAAATATGATATCAACCATCCTGATTCCCCTATTCACGCTCTTAAAAAAGAATGTACTGACCTTGGGTGTCACCTAAAAGTTCGACAAACCCCTAAAGGTATCATTAAATTGGAGCTAACAGGGAATCATAAGGATGTTTTAGACAATCAAGTACATTATATTACCTTTACGTACCAAACACCTGAACCAATTATCACAAACGAAGATATGGAAGATTTATGTTGGAAATTCTCCCAACAACTTTATCGTTTTAAAGCTATCGATAACGTTTTCTATTCTGCTAATCGAGACCATAAACCAGAAATTATTAAACTAACGTCTTTAGACCAAACATCTGATTTCGTTTGTGATGTACAATACGGCGGTTTAACAATTCCAACTACATTTAAACTATCATCTGTGGTACATTATGGTAAAAATAGTGGTTTCGGAATCAGGAAACCTGAATCCCGTGTTTCATGTATTGTGTTTGAAAAGATATTGTACAACAATCGTATTACACGTAACCGTGAAACAACGTACCCTATTGACGCTCAAGGATATGCGTTTCGCATCAGTGTGAGTCAAAAAGATGAACCAAAAACAACAGTGTTTCATAATATTAGGCTCACTAAAACAATCTATGGTACAAAAGACGAACCAATTACACGAAACCGTTTGTGTCATGAACTCAAGCTATTCGTTCGTAAATATAACCTTGTCACTAACGATCCACCAACTGTCAAAATCTTACCGTAAGGGAGTTGAAATAACTACATGAAACTTAACCAACCAATTACGGTCTATACACTGTATAAATATGACGTATGGATAGACCCTAATTCTTACGAACAAAAACTTATGATTACCAGTCTTCACCCTAAATACAGAGCAAAACTTGTTCGTGAAGCTGTTGAGTTAATCAACCTTGAAGATATCTCAAACTTAGAAGGGACGCTTACCTATAACGCTATTTCCATTATCAAAAATGCTACTGATTTTGAAAGTAACCCTACTATATACGTTGGATACGTAAACTGTATCTTTACAGCATTACTCAAACAACAGATTCCATATTTAGATATTAAAACATTTGAAATTCTCACAGATGGCTCTGTTGAATATTAGTATCTTTATCCTAATGGCTCACAAGTGAGCCGATTTGAGAATTGGAAAAATACAATTCAAAAAAGGTAGGTAATAAGTATGACAGCATTATACGAAGTAACATTTGTAGACGGAACGAAAGAAGCAATCGAAGCAATGAACGAAGAATGTGCAATTCAAGAAGCAACTAGCTTCTACAACGAAGAAGTTGCTACTGTAGATTTCTTACACTGGATTTAACATAAAGGACTCTGTAAGAGTTCTTTATGTTATACATACCAGAGGGAAACACATATATCAATAGGGCCTCTTATAGAGTCCCTTATTTTTTATAACAGAAAGGAAGATTAACTATGTACATACTAAAAATCACAAATACCCACGCAGACCGCGACGACTTATTCATCTACGAAGACATTGATTTCGCATCAGTGGTTCGTTCATTTACGACCGAAGCACTAGAATCCATTGTCAAGATTATTTTAAACCAAGACAGTTTACCACTAAACCATAAAACATTCCGTAAATGCGCTCATGTCATCGGGTTCGTCACTGAAGACCAGTTCGCCGAAGGAAATGTCTGGGAGTTTCTACAACGAGTATACACTGCTCCAGACGATATTTCTGATGAAGTTGAAGAACTTGACTTCTGGTCACAGGAAGACAGTTTCCACTCTACTGGTGAAATTTTCCTTGAAAATGGTATCAGTGAGACGTTCGGACAATTCACGATTCATACAAATTGGGTCATTTATGATAACAACACGTATGGATACGAACTATTCTTCCAAGCAGGTAACGGTCATATTATTGACATCGATTTAATCTACAAAGACGGGTTCGATATTCCGCCTTCAGAACTCAGTTTAACGTAACAAAGGAGGTTCACCCTATGAAAGTCATTTTTATCCCAGACAATCCGTACATCAGTAAGCTGATTCGTCCATCCAAACTCATTGAAGCACGTACCACTGAAGACGACTATATCGAGTCCGCTTTAGGGGTCAACTATCAGAACCCAGAACAATTTGAACTGGTTCCATGGAAACGGTTCGAAGATTGGTCATACATTCAAAAAACAGCTAAGTTTCCTATGGATCCACCGTACTACTACGAACCACTTCGTTTACCTATTCTTACGTATAAGAACTTAAAATGTACGACACCAGATATCGAGAATTTCTTAACATTCCTAGCATCAAACGGTGTTTATTTCCGTGAACATAAGTTCCAACCAGGATACTATGTGTATCACATGAACTACTGGTTTATTCGTTACTCACAACGTCACGAAATCCCGCAACAACTATTGGATACGTTCGATAAATTACATATCGAATACGAAATCCCAACTTACATGACAATCACTTGTCCATACAAAAACTCAGACGTTATGTTAGAGAAACTTTATCCAACTGGTGACATGGATATAACCATCATAGACGGTGCACTTATTGATAACTATTTCTGTAAAGGTCCATTCGACTTATCAAAACTAGATTTTGTAGACGACAATAGTACGTACCCATATGCTGTCTTCTTAGAACAATATGTAAACGAATGGACAAGTACACATCGTATCGTCTTTACAGACGATGAATGTTGGTACGATTATCTGTTAGAATTGTACCAAAAACAGTCCGAAGATTAACGACAAATAAACGGATCCATTCGGGTCCGTTTCTTTTTTTCACTAGTACCCGTTACTTGCAAGCAAGCGGGAAAACTAATGAATTAAAAAATTTAAGGAGATATTTATTATGAATATGTTTATTGTTGTTAATAAAAATTTACAAAACTACGATTATATGACGGAAGAATACACTCAACCGTTACTAATCGGTAACACTTACAAACGTAACGGGAAATTCCGCTACTTAGTAAACGGGTTCTTCGGATTTAAAACCGTAGAAGAATTATTACACGCCCAAAAAGAACTAGAACGTGCTCAGGTTATTCAAGTTGACGAACTCACTGGGCTACCATTACCGTTACCTAAAAACACAGACCGCATCCTTGAGGTTGAAATGTTGGAACACGAAGGTTTCACACCACGCAACCTGTTAGGGCGTTCAATGTGTATGAAAATCAAGGTGTTACGTGAAATTCACTACAACCCTGACACATTTGAGCTCATAAATGAGACGAATGAATAACTGAAAAAACTTATTACAAATCAGTGTTGTCCGCACAAAGTCGCCTACTATTCACAGTAGGTTTTTACAAATTAAAGACCGACTAACCCGACAGTGCCTACCCCGAAAGGGATGTTGCCAAACCAGTATTTGTAACGTTAAAAATAGTGAACTCAATCCGAGTTCACTATTTTTTTTGAAACAGTTCCCTTTGTTTCAAAAGCATAAAGCCTCGCAAGCGAGGCGGTTTAAAAATTGAGAAAATCAAATTTAAAAATACTAAAGGTGGTAACAAGCTATGAATACATTAAATACAAACGAAACAATTTATGAATGTGCCGTATACACAAACGAAGGTACAGCACGTATCTATGCACACTCTTTAGCAGACGCTTGGGCACAAGCTGAAGCTACATGGACAGAAGTTCGTGACGTACAAATTATGACAGTGATTGACTAAATCACTGTTTCTTACACTGACGTAAAATTTCAACGGAAATCATTCGTAGATAGTGAGGTAGGTTCGATTCCTGCCTCCAGCTAGGTGAAACTCCTGCTGTACCGAACTGGTGGACCACTATCGTAAATCGAAGATTACAGGTTCGAATCCTGTCGTCAGTATATTCTCTCGTACATACATTCCTCCTATCTTTTAAATAAGTGCTCATTACGAGTACTTATTTTTTTTACAACCAACGTCTCAGACTCCACGTTTCACACTCAAACGTTTCGTCCCAGCCGAAGCATAATATGGGCTCGTCCCTCTGGTATCACCTTCTATGGTACAAACTCTACCAAAATACCCCTCACATGACCACTCTATGGTACAAACCCACCAAGAACTCATCCGAGTTCTTTCTTTTTACACCTAACTGTACCATACAAGGTACCATCTCTTGATACACTTCACATACGAGCCCTTGTGTAACTACCTACAGGGTACACCTGACCTAGCGACCAGATGTACCCTCAACTACCGACACGTATTTATACGTGTCACACTCTACTAACGGTTTGTTTGTCGGCACTTGAGGAATGTAACACTTGTACTCAAGGTTCAACTCACACGCTCCAAAAAACTTCTCCTCTTAAAATCAGTTTCGACAATCCGAAACGAAAATCACTTCTTTGAGCGTGTCTATTCGAACCTTGATAATAATGCCTATACAAAACTAGATTTTTGACTCTGAAAGATTAGCACTATAGATCTAGAAACGCATCCCTTCAAGTGCCTCTTAGTAGCGTACCTAAGGGTTTCACCCTAAGCGTAACGGAACTGTGTTCCGAATCTCAGTACAGTGGAAACACTTGTGGAACGTAATACTACACAAGAACTGCTGACTTGGTACCCTGTCTTCTGTTTAGAGCTAACATTCTTTACTTTTAAATTAACACAAACCTACATCTATAAAAGAACCAAGCTAACGCAATCTAGTTGTACCTTTGCTTATAATTTAAAAGTAAAGGAACCAAAGCACGGTACCATAGTCAACAGCCCTCACAGGGGCTACACCTCTGTAGAGGCTCCGCTTTTCCCTTGCCACGTCCCTACAAGTGTTTCTGGAAAACCCTAACTGTACCACGTATGGTACAGACACACACAACCGATACGTACCCATTACGGGTACGTTCTTTTTATATCACTTTTAATGAAACTGTCTATATGTTTCAAACATCTGGTAACAACTACTAACGTCCCTAAGGGTTCGATTCTAAACCTATGGACACCTTTAGTGGGACATAAAACCACACACCTGTATCCTCTGGGTATGCAATAACGGTACTAGTTGAGGGAGACTCTCAAACCAACACGAGTCCTACGGTACGCCCCCTCTGGCGGCGACCTGCGTCCTCGGTTTCACGGTTTGTTTACCCAACGGATCCATGTTTCTACGGTACGGGCTTACCCTAACCTGAGACGAGTGCCTAAAAGAACTAGTCTATTGACCTCCGTCTATCTCTCAGGTTAGGCCCACCCTTTACCCCGTAGTCATGACCCTACCAAGAGGTGTCTGAAAAATGTACCGCCTATGTACCATGTATGGTACAGAGTATCTACTAACGAGTGTTTCACTCGGTACAATAAATAATAGAACCACTTGCGGAACATACAAGTACCAGAACTCCACCCGTTGAGGTTCCTGGTCTATAGTACCAAACACAACATCTTGTTCCAAGTTGCCTCCAAACCCCCCAAGGATCCATCTAACAAGGCGGACACTTTACACAAGATTGTCACCAGAAACCTCACAGTGGACCAGTCGTGCCAGCGGGGCGTTCCACCTGAAGCTGTTTCTAAAAGAAACGATTCCTTTGGAGTCAGTAAATTTGCCTCCAAAGAAAACAAAGACCCACCCTCAGGCTACACGCTCCCGTTGGTATCTCACTGACATTGTCCCTACAAGTGGTTCTTTTTTGAATAAATCTACTAAATAGGGGTACCCCCTATGTGTACCCAAGGGTACACTGTTCGCATAAATGAAACCAACTAACGGGTTCAAACAATTAGCGACAGATGTTCCGTACCAGTCCCAACCCAAAGTGAAACCTATACAGAACCACTCAGGGGCGGTGCGTCGTATTCCTAGCACCCCCTTCGTACCCGCATCATCAGGGGCGACGCTTCGTATTCCTTGCGTCCCCGTTCTTCTGCGTACCACCTGTATGGAATATTCTCCTTTGGCTGTACCACATGTGGTACATACACGGGACTTAGGTGTACTCTACTGGACCATACAAGTCGTACCTTATGGTTGTCCACAGATATCTCACCACGCACTGCGTGGTATCTGTGTACTCTACGGACCATAGGACGGTACACTTGTTGGTACACACACCTTACGGTACACACTCACTGGTACAGTACCACCTACATGCACCTTATGCTGTACCATACAGTACCCACTATAATGTCACTAAACCATACGACGTACCTTGTATGGTACACTAAGGTCTATTCAGACCATACGTGACACACTCTATGGTACATTACACCAATAAAGGTACACTCAGTGGTACACTGAGGACATACCAAGAGGTGCGAATCCCATATACGGTACCCTATATGGTACACAGAGGTCTGTTCAGACCTTCTAAGACGCACTCTATGGTACACAGTACCGTATCGTGCATACTGGATGGTACATTCGTACCGATCCAGAGGCATCTGGTGACCTTATCAGGGTCACCCTTGGGCACTCAGTGGTACACTACGTTCCACTGGAACGTGCCCAGAGACGACCAACCTCTAGCGAGGCAACTAGGTGTTCCGCACACTACCGTAACGTCATTACTGGTGGCTCCACACCAGACACCTTCGGGGCGACGCGTCGTATTCCTAGCGTCCCCTACGGTCCAATGAGTAACGATGGCTTCGGGGCGGTGCGTCGTATTCCTAGCACCCCGCTCGCCAGTACTCTCCGTCCCCTAAATCTGTGTCCCAGAGGCTGTCCCCACCTCGTGTCCACGTGATGCCACTTCGCATTTTCTCGTGACCACGTTGGACGAGTAAAAATGGCTCCAAATCAACGTTTCCAAATGGACGTGACCACGTGATTTCACTAATTATGGTCGAGAACTCATATGTAACTAAAACCCAGGAGGTCACTGGTATTAGTGAGTTCCTGACGTAGAAATGACGCATTTACGTGACAAAATATGGGGACATTAAGTGGGGACGGAAAGAGCATAAGGGGTGGTGGCTCCAAGTCTCGTTCCGAGTCTTGTCGGTCAGCATAGCTGACACCACTGTCATCGTCCCTGTCGGACGATGCCATCCGCCCCAGCTGACGCTGTTTCGGACCCTTACGTCGCATCCTTCGGATGCTCGGTTTTGTTCGCATAAGCTCACAAAACTGCTCCTTTCAGTTTGGCGTCACTCGGAGCAACGAGTGATCCCAAACTACCGTATCTGATTCTGATGAATCCTACCATAAGGGTACGATTCATAGAACAGATACTCACCCATTGTGCCAGTACCCCTGGTACACTCACCTCGGAACAGCGAGGTGTGCGTTCCAGTTCTCCTGACCCAAGAGCGGAACAATCTTTCTTCGAGCCGATGAGGTACAGCTCATCGTCCCTAGATCCATTGTCCCTTATCCGTGTCACCTATTTCGTTTCGTCCACTGGACCAATCGAAATAGGTAACCCTACACACGTTCCGTATAAAAAGAGTCCTGTTGTCGCTTGCTCCAACAGAACCCTACTCTCTGAAACGACTCGTCATTTCAGGTTACACTTATACGAAACTTACGGTTACAGTGTAACCGAGTTGACATCTGGTATCCGAGTACGATACCATAGTCAATATCACATCAGCACCCTGCACATACCCAAAATAATAACAAATGAAACTCACAAGATGTGACAACTGCTAAGTGATAACGATTGTGCACAATCAATCTGAAACCTCAATATAGGCCACTTATATTGAGTTCATATTGAAAGTACCCCTTAAACCGATAACAAAATAAATGTTAACACCTTACCTAAAAACTTAACTTAAAAACTATCATCATCACTTAACATTTATTTTGTTATCGGTTAATAGGGTCATACTGACCCGATAAAAAGAACGCTCTTATTGAACCATAGTTCAGTGGTAGAACACCCGCCTGTTAAGCGGACTGTCGTAGGTTCGAATCCTGCTGGTTCAGTTTTATTTGTATCACATAGTCACAAGACACCTGATACAAACTCCGTTATCCTTTAACGGAAATTTCACTGGAATTAGTTCAGTTTGGTAGAACGCTCGGTTTGGGACCGAGAGGTCATTGGTTCAAATCCAGTATTCCAGATTTACACAGATTTTTCATTTCATTTTGGTCTGTGTAGAAAACTTCTTTACGCATTAGCCATGCGACATTTCTCCTAGAGGGGTGAAACTCCCCTCACTTGGTCTCATAGTGAAGTGGTTATCACGCTACCCTGTCACGGTAGTATCACGGGTTCGAATCCCGTTGGGACCGTTGCTATTCCACGAATGACTATAGAAATCCAAGTAGTCAACGTCGTGATGAATCAACAGAACGTCAATTCGGGTTTTCTTGGATTTAAACACACTGCTCGTCGGTGAGAATTGGAACCAGGTCAATGGCATGACCAGTCGTAGGTGCGTCTGCTACGACATTTTTAACATCGTTCGTCTAGGGGTTAGGACACAGCTCTTTCACGGCTGGAACACGGGTTCAAATCCCGTACGATGTATTGTAATTATTTACGAACCACTTCTTTTTATCAAAAGCACTAACAGTTTGAGTAGGCGGAAAACTACTCTAGTAAATAATTACATCTTTCAATCCAACTAAGTGACAACTTAACTCCTTGGAATTAAGTAAATTATCCACCTTTCAAGTTTATTCAATTTTTTGTACAATGACGTTTTACATGGTAATAACACGATTTATGATTTAGAATACCGTCATTTAGTTGGATTGTACTTTAGGGACGTCGTCTAACGGTAAGATATTGGTCTCCAAAACCGATGATCAAGGTTCGAATCCTTGCGACCCTGTTTCCTTTTAAAGGACTAAGTTGAGAAGTGTACGTCACCTCAACCGCCTGATCAGTAGTATTCGAATTAGTACGAGTAGGTTGAAACGCATGCGGTGCATCAACCATATTACCCATCAGAGTCACGAAACATTACCAGCGTGAATAAATAAAGAGGTGTAGTGGAACTACGGGCGACCACTCATAAAGATGGCTCGTTTAGGAATGGTACTCAAGTGGTTAAGAGGACTGGTTGCTGACCAGTTAGGTCCTTCGGGACGCATAGGTTCGAATCCTATTCATTCCGTTTTGTCACTTACGATGGCAAAAATTAACGTTAATCACCCGTTTGTGCCAGTATCGGTAAGTTAGTCACCTATATTCGTAAGGTACTCGATACTATGGAATCGCATCACATAATTGCACGAATCAATTATAGATAAATAGTATCAGAGCGGGGCTGATACACTTACTAGAAGTACGTTCTCTAGTAATCATGGATTGATGACCGAGTGGCTGAAGGTGCTGGTCTTGAAAACCAGTGACGGTTCGCCGTCCGTGGGTTCGAATCCCACTCTTTCCTTAAACCTTGTTGACCGTAGTGATATGGGCAATTCAAGGATATGAAACCTATAGGTTGGCACATCTACATGATGTGTCATAAATGAGGGGTATATCAGTGGTTAGATTGTTGGTTTCATAAGCCAAATGTCGTGGGTTCGAGTCCCACCCCCTTAATTAGGTTGTACGGTACCTACACTCTCGTGTTAAAACCGTATCATCTTGGGATATCGCCAAGCGGTAAGGCAACGGACTTTGACTCCGTCATTCGTTGGTTCGAATCCAACTATCCCAATTGGTATCATATCCTCGCTTGTGATACCAAGCCTATCTCCTTTACATGTATGTTTATCCAACGTTTCCACAGACACTCATGGAACGTACATGTTGACTACCCATTACGGGTAGTCTTTTTTTATACATAAAATCAAAACAGAAAGGTGGCTCTTAATATGCCAAACACTTTAGAAATCGCTAAATATCTAACAACTCATTCAAAGAAACAACTGAATAAACAAAAACTAACAATCCTGTTATACCAGGTACATAAATACGAACTACTTCATTACGAAACATCCTCTATTCCTTCGTTATTCTATCCTACAGATAAAGGATTCATTCACACTGAATTAAATAAACAACTTCAACATGTTTCGAATCAAGCGCACGTCACAAAGCAACATTTTCCAAATATTAGAAACCTCAAAACGTCTATTATGACCAGTGATTTTGATACTATTTTACAAATCTATGGTGATTTATCTTTAAAAGACTTACAAAAACAACTCACAAAAGACCTAGCGTTTCAAGAAGCTAAACAAAGTATCCGTTATCCACATCAAGTAATTCTAGCTTCATCCATTTATAAGAACGCTCTGTTAACAGAAACAGGATTCTTACCAGAAACCACACCTGAGCGTCAATTTGAAACGGTTGTAAAGAAAAAGAAACCATTAAAAAATAGAGTTCGCTTAGAACAAACAATGACTAAACGTTCTAAAAAGAAATAATCTTTTCTAGAGACGTTCTTTTTAGAGACACCTCTTGCGAGGTGCGAGTTAGTAATTGCGTTAGGAGACATATTCTCCTACTCAATTTAAAACTAATAATTGTACCATTTATGGACAAAGTAAACTCCATCGTGTACAATGGAAACGTCGCCAGGGGTTCGACTCATACCCTAAAACTATACAATACTTAAAGGAGGACATAACAAAATGTCAAAGAAAAAATTATCTAAAGGAGCTGTAGCAACTGCCTTAGTAGGTTTAGTAGCTATTCAAGGTCCACAAATCCATGCAGAGGAAGTAAAAGAACCAGTATCTCCTGCACAACCACAAGTAGAAGAAACAACTGTTACACCTTCTACTGCGTCTCAAACTTCACAAGAAGTTGCAAAACCAACAGAAGTTGCTACACCTACTACTGAAACAACAACTACTGAAATCGCAAAAGAAACAGTTACTGAAGCTCGTACAAAATCTGACGATGCTAACGCAAAAGCTTCTGCTCAAAAAGAAGTTGTAAAAGAAAAAGAAACTGCTAAAGCAGACGCAGACAAAGCTGTTTCAGAACAAGAAAAAGAAGTTGAAACTCGTAAAGCTTTAAAAGATGAAGCAACTCCAGAAAAAATCGCTGAAGCTAAATCTGATTTAAAAGCAAAAGAAGACGCTGTTACAACAAAAGATTCTGAAATCAAAGACGCTAAAGCTTCATTAACTGAAAAAGAAACTAAACGTGATCAATCACAAGCTCGTGCTGATAAACAAAATCAAAAAGTTTCTGACGCTACTAAAGTACGTGACGAAAAACAAGCTAAAGTAAATAAAGCTCAAGAAATTTTAGACAACACTGATGAAGGTAAAGCTTTGAAAGCGTTAGAAGACGCAAAAGCTGTTAAAAACCAAAAAGATTCTGACGTTGCTTCTAAAACCACTGCTTTTAACCAAGCTGAAGCTCACGATAACAAATTAGCTTCAGATAAAGCTGAAAACAAACAAGCTTTAGATCAAGCAAATTCAGATAAATCAAGTGCTGATTCTGAATTAGCATCCGCTACATCTGATAACACAGCTAAACAAAAAGCTAAAGAAACAGCTCAAACAGATAAAGATTCTGCTGAATTAGCTTTAAAAGAATCTACTAAGACAGACGTATTATTCGATAAAGCAAATGCTTCAATTCAAGAATACGTAACATTGATGAAAACACCTATGACTGGTAAATCTCAAGTTGAGAAACAACGTATTTTCAACCGTTTAGGCGAATTATCAAGCATCTTATCAAAAGCTATGGCTTACAAAGAAGATTCATCTTTATCTCGTAAAGTAGATGTTACAAACTTATCTGACGCTGACAAACAACGTTTCGCTAAATACGCTGAAAACTTACATAACCAAATCCGTTCAGCTTTTGGTACATCTAAAGTAATCTACAACACTGAAATGCAACGTTTCGCTGACGATGTTGCCAAAGGTTACGAAGCACATGGTCACAGTGTATTCGGTGTTTCTGCTGAAGCTCAACGTTTAGCACAGCAAGGTGTACGTGACTTACCAATCGGTCACGACGCTAAAGCAATCAACGATGTTGCTCGTAAATATGGTTTAGCTACATCTTCTCCTGAGCGTGAAGCTAAAGGTGGTCAATACTATGAAAACATGTACACTACTTCTAATGGTCAAAACTTATTAACATTAAACGAAGTATACCGTCGTATCTTCGATACATTCAAAGGATTCATGTTTAACGGTCAAGAGTACGCTCACGCATCTTCAATTGCAGACGCTACAAGTACTCGTACTGATGATGTAGAATACGCTGGTATCAGCTTCTCTCAAACAAAGAATACAACTTCAAAAGATAACCCTAACTTCCCACAATTGAAATTAGGTTATGAAGTGCATACTCACGTACTTGGAGTTGACACAACTGCTTTGAGTCGCCGTCAAGCAACTCGTGAACGTGAATTTGATACATCAGAACAACCATCAATCATTGAAACATTAAAAGCAAACTTAGCGCAAGCTGAAGCAACATTAAACACAGCAACGACTCAAGCGAAAACTTCTGCTGATCGTTTAACTGAAGCTACTAAACGTGTTCAAGAAATTGCTAAACGTATCGGTGAATTAACAGCTCGCAAGGCTGAATTAGATAACGAACCATTATTAGCACCTCAAGCTAAATCAGCATTAGATCAAGCTAAAGAAGAATTGAAACAAGCTGTTAAAGACGTCCAAGACGCTCAAGATGCTGTTGACAAATTCAACGCTTCATTAGCTGAGAAAACTAAAGCATTAAACGACGCTAAGACTGAGTTACAAACTGCTCAATCAGAATTAGATTCTATATTAGCTGAAAAAGTAATCATTGACTCTGCGTTAGACGAAGCTAAACAAGCAGTTGCTAACCAAAACGCAACAATTGCTGACTTAGAAAACGCTCGTTCTCAAGCTATTGTAGAAGTACAAAAACAAGTGGAACGTGTAGATTCACTTGAAAAAGCTGACGAACGTTACAACGAAGCTGTTGCTCGTTTAACTGAATTAAAAGAAACTGCTAAAAATGCTGAAGAAGCATTATCTGAAGCAATCTTGGTATTAAACGCACTTCAAGTTGAAGCTGACCGTTTACAAGCTGAAGCTGATACAATTCAAGCAAAATACGACGCCCAAGAAGCTAAGAAAGCTGAAGAAGCGCGTCGCTTAGAAGAAGCTCGTATTGCTGAAGAAAACCGTCTAGCTGAACAAGCTCGTTTAGCTGAATACGACCGTATTATTGCAGAAGTTTCAACTTCAGAAGCTTCTAACGTAGTTTCTGCTGGTCAAGCTCGCTTACCAGAAACTGGTGCAGATGGATCAATGATTGCATCTATCTCTGGTTTATTCTTAGCAACATTAGGTCTTGGTGTATTACCACGACGCAAACGCAACAACTAATTGATACACTTACTTGACGCAACAAATAATGTGTACACTCCTTGAGGTAGCCCAACCGGGTTACCTCTTTTTTTTTCACATAAAAAAGAGACGTACTTTTCAGCACGTCTCTGGTTCCCCCTATTACTGTACGTTACTCCAGTTGATATTAAAAACACTTAGCACTGTTTGTGAGGCTCCTTTTGATGGATACTTAGTAACAAATTTGCCTTTTACACAGTAACGATTCGTTGCATTCAAATCGTCACAAGTGATTAACGTAATCTCTGTTTTGTCTTTCTGGTCATAAATGACACTGACTTTTGTAGGTTCGATAATATCGACACTTGTTATCTCGTACTCATAAATATTTTCTAAGTCCGTTGTATAGATCTTCATTCCTTGTTTCGCATCTACTAACGGTGAAAATAGAATCGTTTTGTCTCCAAAATAATTATGACTCGCTAAAGCATAGTTCCCTTCTCCCATTTTTTGGTTCTCCTTCATGGTACCAGCACCTGTGGCTAACACATAGTTAGAAACACCTTTGTAGATCGGAATTTTCATGTTCAAATCTGGTATCGCAATTTGTCCCATAGAATAGCGACCGCCTTGCCCTTGATACTTAACAATGTTTTCCAAACTAAGCGGTTCGACTTCTTCAAACTTAAACGTCACATCTTCTGTTCGCTCTTCATTTTCTGCTACTTCCGTGCGAGTAATTTCTTTGGATTGCTCCAAACTCGCCGTTACACCTTGTTGTAACATATATGTTTGAGCAGGTTGGACTAAAAGTAATGCCACACCTACTAGTAACAAAATACTCGCCAAGATATATCTCCAATATTTCTTTAAAAAGTTCATTTACATCATTCCTTTCGTTATTTGCGATTTAAGACCTCTTAGAGCGATTCTGATAACTGGACACCTAATTATCCTAATTTGCGTTTCAAATTGCTCAGAGACCCTAAATTTTGCAAATGAAGTATATATTACGTCTTCTCGGTCTCTGTAAAATCAAAGTTCCTGTTTCTTATTTGTTTCATTTTATCTGATTCCTAAAAGTGGATACCCTCTATTTTGCGATTTAAGGTACCTTAGAGCGATTCTACGAATCGCACCCATAATTACCCTAAGTTTGCCTTAAAATTCCTCAGAACCCCTAAATTTTAAAAATTAGAACTACTCTGAGTCTGATTCGTTTATTTCGATTTCAATTTTGACGATTTCTGGGTTCTCTTTTGCTCGTTTCGCTAATTTGTATCGCAAATACACGATTCGGATAAAACCAATCACCATTAATACCACAACAACTGGAATCATCCAAGAAAACACCGTCATCATATTCACAAACACATGAATCAAAATACAGATCCATAAATCTTGTTCCACTAAAAATACGTACCCGCTCACAAGACCAAATAACGTCCCAAATACTGCGTGGTACCCTGTTCCATGTGCCAAACCAAATATTACAGCGGGTACAAGTATTTGAATCCAACCTACGTAATTACGAAAAATACAATGTTGTACCACATATCGAAACAAAATTTCCTCATACACTGGTGCGACTAAACAAACCAACAATCCACTTGCGATTCCTTTGATTGACCAATCTAGTGTGAACGACACGCCAGACCCTTGCAGTACAACACCAAAGTATCGTAACACAAGAACACCAAATATACTTAACCCTAAAATGAGTAACGCTGATGTTGACGCAACCGTAATACGTCCATAATTACGTAACGAATATTTCTGAAAAAAGAATCGTCTCTTAATACGAGACATCCCAAATTCCACTAACCCTAATGCTAATAAAATCTCCGTTATCAACATCACGTAAATCGTATCTAACTCAGGAAACACCTTAGGAATTCCTGTGTTCATAAACATAAACCAAAGTAACAAACCACCAATTTTGAGTGCGGGAATATCATCCCACACCCATTTTCCAAGTTTCGGTGTCCTATTCACTCGTCTCAACCTCCGTCAACTCACCTGTAAATTGCAGTGTCCATAAGTCATTGTAAACGTTCCATTTAAGTCCACCATCAACTACAAGTGTTTTAAATTGATTATCTAATTCTCTTAGACGACTTCCGCTTCTCCAAATCATAACACAAGTTCCATCCCACAGAATCAATTTTGTTGTTTCTTTATCTTGTCCTAAATAATCGATTGTTGCAATCATGTCTCTTGAAATCACGCAACGTTGAGTAAACATTTCAAAACCTCGACCATATGGACGTAACGATTCAATCACACGACTTGCTCGTTTCAGTGTATCTAACGATAAATCAATGTCGCCTTGTCCAAAAACCAGTTCTGGTTCCTCGTCTTCTGTAACATCAAGTGTGTTATACACTTCAATCACATCTTTTTGTAAGAAAGCTAAAGCACTTTTCACTTCTTTACGGTCTGTAAATCCAACCCCAAATGCTCCCTCATGTCCAGCCAAATAAAATCCTTCGATTGTCATACGACTATTACATGGATACCATTCAGGAGAACGACCTGAACCGTGGAATTTGTTCTTCTCTTGTCTCACGACCATAGTTGGAAGACCTGTTTCGCCCATCACTTTCGTAGCAAGAAGTCCTAAAATACCAGCTGGAGCTTGACTGATGTAAATATATGGCTCAAAAGGTTGTAACTGTTCTTTTAGTTCCGCATAATAACGGTCTACTAATTGTTTACGCTTCTCATTCAATTTTATCAAACGGTCAATAGCTTCTAAACTACCACTTACGTTAAAGAACACATCATAGGCAATCGTTACTGGTTTTTCTAACCGTTTCAAGCTATTAAACATAGGTGCAACGTAATAACCAAACAATTCTTCTGTGACAGTTACTTGAAACTTACCAGCTTCCCATAACACCTGTAATAAATTATAGAGTCCGTAAAATGCACTTACAAACACTGGGTGTCCATGAATCGTCTTCAATAACGCATAATCAGGAGATGCAAATAATTCTGCAATCGATACACCTGGCTCAAAAAGTGCGTTACACCATGTGAGTCCGTCTTTGAGTAACTTACGGTTTTCATACACAACAGGCATCACATCAGAAACTGTACCAATACTCGCAAACACTCGTAACTTTTCAATGTTTCCAATACGGTCTCCGTCTCTATATTTCACAGCATAATGGTGCAAACATTTCCAAAGCGTATATGCACCGCAGATATCAGATGTTTCATACATGTCATCAATTCGTTTTGGATCCACAATAACGTCCGCTTCTAGACGATCTCTTGATTTTTGCAAGTGATGGTCTGTCACTAGAACTTTCAAACCTCTTGCTTTCGCATAAGCTACACCTTCGTAACACGTAATACCCGTATCACAGGTCACCAAAACTTCTGTTTGAGAGTGATTTTGTAACAAATCGTCAACGGTTTCTTTATCAAATCCATATCCTTTGGACGGATCTGGCGCATAGAGTGACACATTAAATCCTAAATCACTCATTCCTGCGTAACCCACAACTGCGGACATAATACCATCCATATCAAAGTCTGGTAAAATGGTTACACGTCTTTGTGCCAAATAAATAACCTGTAACATATCTGCTAAAGTATCGATATCTAGTAACTGGTCTGTTGTTTCTGTTTCGATTTCATCTAAAAATTGGTTTGTATAACCACGTTTTGTCATTAAATAATTGCGTAATTCTTCTGTGTTCATTAGTTTCATCCTTTCATAAGTCACCTTTATTGTACCACATGTTAGCCCATATATCAACCAACACGCTACACATTTTCACTTAATTTACACTTTTTCTTTAGGGTTGCTACCGCAACCGAGAAGTAAATTGCTCTCTACAGTGAAACCTGTAGTAGCATCTACCACGGCATGACGTGATAAGGCGTAGTGATACGTTGAAAGGCACTAGGTTACATTAGTCGTCGCCTCAATTGAGGTACATTCATGCAAGGAACCCTCTTTGGTATCGGTTCATTAGAACTGGGTACAACTGTATATGAGGTCCCCGAACGGCGTTACGTTACGTGTCCAGCACAAGGGCAATAGGGGTAAGTACTTCGAGTACTAAACTAAGTGTACAGAGTGGGATTCGAGGTCTTTTAGTATGAGTCTTAGCGGACAAATGCGTTGACCATGATTACGAGAAGCTGGTATGTGCAGTATCAGTGTATGAGTAATTCAATCCGTAACCATTGATTTAGCGGTCAATGCGGTATCGACAGCGTGATGGATTTCTGTCTTCAAAAGGGATGGAACTATCTGGTGTAGCACGTTGTTTGTAACAAACCTTTCTAGGGGGTTTCCCTGGACCTAAACATATACTATTGGTTTTAATGGAAAAGTCTACACCAGTTACAAATGAAAGAGCACTACTACTCAGCTACTTCGGTAGAAAGGAGTACACAGGCTGTCCCCAAGACGAATGTGTCGTAGCAGAGTCGCAACGGTGGATAATAGCTAGTCTATCGCTAACACAAAACTGCGGAGTAATTTGTAACTCAAGAGTTGGTTTCTCAAACGACCGTGCTTGCTGAATACGTAGCCGAAACTACGTGGACAACAGAACTAAACCATACGGTTCTGGAAAGGTCAGTACTTGAAGCCTTAGTCTCAGGCTTATTTTTGACGTATCTACCAGTGGGTAGAAGACGATTACGGTCCCATACGCACTCTGTGTATGATACCAGTTTTTTGGAGTGTGTGAAACTAGGTCACACCTAACAGGTTCAAATCCTGTTCACTTCGTTGTACACACCCATGTACAAAGTTCTTATCAGTCATAAGAAACCCTCCTAAATTTTTTAGTATATAGGGATTTTACCCAAACATCCCTAGAAGAATAACGGTTCGAATTTAATTCGAGTCGTTATTTTTTTTTTTTTTGAGGCAACTTCTGTTGCCGAGAAAGTAGTTGAGAACTCGGACTTATCAAGTCATAAGAGTTACACTAATGTATCAGTGATAACTCTCCGAGTGTATCAACTAAAGAAACACAACGGTGTTTCGTTCAATTTGTTGCTAAAAGAAACGCCTACTTGCTTCGGCGAGTAGGTTCTTTTTTAAGAGCTCACCTACAAAAATAATTCACAAGGAGGTTTCGCATTTCATGAAACACATTTTAAAACTCATCATGAGAATTCAAAATAAGGTTCTTCGGGTAACCATCTTAACGGTACTAAGTTTGGCTGTCCTACTCTATTTGGGATATTTGTATGCCCATGATCAAGGTTGGTTTACATCTACCAGTAGATCTTCGGTACCTATAAGTCAAACAGTTCTCTATACAGAAGCCGATTTTGATGTCAAATCACTTGTGGAACAATATCCTGAATACGTATATCAGATAAAGATTCCTGATTCAGACATCTCTGAACTAGAATCAACATACAAATCTCTGACACCAGATAAACCTATATACGAATCTCGTAAAGTGAAGAAGACAAATGTTCCAACTCGTGCAACAGTTGTCTTAAATCATACATCCATTACCCGCCAATACGGAAACCAACAATCTTTTTCTAAAAATACGGCTGGATATACCAAAAATAAAGAAATCTATATTGAAAATCCTAAGTATGAAACGTATAAAGGTTGGTTCTGGAATAGATCGCATCTAATTGCAGACAGTTTAGGTGGTCCATCTGAACCGTACAACGCTATCACTGGTACCAGACCTCAGAACGTAGGTGCTCGTGACAATCAAGGTGGTATGCGTATACCTGAATCAAGAGCTTATGATTACATTTATGACAATCCAAAGAAAACGTTACTCTACGATGTCGTACCACTCTACTTCGATACAAATGATTTAGTTCCGTATGCTGTACAAATAACACTCTATAACGGTGACATTAAGGAACGATACATCACACTGAATATCGCATACGGTTACCAGATTGATTACAAAACTGGTGAGTGGAAACCTGTGACGTACTAACGGGTTCTGGTGGGATTGAAACCGAGAATACAGTTCTCTTAATCTTTGTGAAACTTTTCACTGGTAAAATAGACAGGTATACAGACTTTTCTCAAGTTATTATATACCCATATATGTGTATTATTCATTACGTCATAATGTTGTATGTATTATGATGTTTTTTCTATATATTATTACCTTACTTTAAATAAAAGTTTTATAGAAAAAGTGTATTAATTGTATACTTAATAGCTACAAACCCTATAACCACGGCGTTCGTAGGAGGTTACACCTTCGAACACCCTTGTATACCACGTTTGACGACTTCCCTATTACCAATGCGTTACGAGGGTATACGTTGAGGTATACAACGTTACACAAAATCAGCTCATTTTGGACGAAATCTCCTATTATATAGAGGTTTTTCTAAAAATCAGACCAAATTTACCGAAAATCAATGTCGTATCAACATGACACAAAATTTCTTATGAAAATGGTAAAAATCTTAGTCAAAATTATACACTTGAATCACGCTTTGTTTTGAACCAATTTTTCGTAAATATTGGCAAAATTGTTGTAACATAGAAGATAATCGTATTTGTGAAAATACCGACATGCTACCTACTTTTGTTAAGCTGTGCTACCAAAAGTTGACATTGAAAATTAAAATCAATTTATGAAAGCGCGATTTTCATTAAATATAATATAAGTATAATACAAAAAATAAGGATAAAAACAAACTTTTTTCGGAATTATTCCGAGCAGATTTTTAGAAATGTATACTTTTATGTTTTCACAAAGTCGAACGTATACCAAAGACCACTTTGGCGTAACCATGGGGTTTTCGACCACTTTTTCATACTTCAAGTATACAGATTTGGTATACAAAGGTGTATCCTTGAACGTATCAACTTAACTCGTCCACATGTGAATCTTTTCACAGATGATATCCCTTTTATCTCTATTTTGAAATCATTTTGTCATATCATATATCGTATTTGTATCATTTTTGTTGTTTAATTGTCTAAGACATGGTATACTTGATTCAAGTCAAAAAAGCGTAACTTTAGGTACTATTTTATACAGCTCAAAAAGCTTCAATTTTTTCACAAACTACCCTATTTTACATAAAATAGCAAAAATACGAATGAGACCAAATCTATTGTCTCCCAAGAGGTTTCGTACAATAGAGACCTCTTGTGACAGATTTCACAATATCAGCCTAATTTCGTTCATTGACACTAAAATTCATATAAGAAAGGAGTGTGGCTTCATTCTATGACTACACATAAAAAAACACCTAAAAGTGGACGTCCAACAAACCGACCACCTTTAGAAGTACTAGAAAAAGATATTCAACGACCATCAACTACGGTCTATAGTCTGGCTTGCAAATATAATGTATCAGAATCAACCGTTCTTCGTTGGCTCAGACAATACAACTTATCAGCTAGATATTTAACTTACGAAAAACGATACAAACGTGGTGATCCACGTACCCCTCTTAAGCTAGAAGAAAAACGAGACCGTTTAATCTATCTCTATAAAACAAAATGTCTAACTCAAGCACAAATTGCTAGACAGTTTAATGTACACCCTCGTACAATAAGTCGTTGGTTAAAACAACTAAATATTGTTTTACCAAATACAAATACAAAACCTAGTGCTTTAATGGTTGCTAAATCACACGAAGCTCAACTACATAGATTATATATTGACTATAATTTTACCATCCAAAAAACAGCAGACTTATTACGTGTTCACAGAACCACAGTTTCTAAATGGTTAAAATTATTAAATATTAAAAAATATTGATTTATAAATATAAACCCTACTATTAAATAAGAAAGGAGGCGCCACATATGACACAAGATTCCGCTCCGAAAAAAGGCGTGACAAAAACTCAAGCATCTGGTCTCCAACCACGAGACGCTATTATACAAGAAGTGACAAATGATTTCATTAAATATTCATTACCAACCTTGAGAGCAAACAACACCTCTAAAGCGGATATTTCAACAATATTATATACAGAAACCGTTATAGCCATTGACACCGCAAATTTGGCTCGTAACAAAGGGTCTCAACTACGGATCCCACAAACACTGGCTCCACAACAAATTGCGGACTTAATGTTACAGTACCATACGATTCGTCTTATCGACTTTATCGGAGACGCAACAGACCGAGACCAATTAAAGCTTGCCACTTATCAAGACTCTGGTTCTGAAGAAGGACTTTACACTATTTCCGAAGAAGCACTCCGCTCTATCGCTCGTCAATTTAACTACGAGTTATCTTCAACATCATTCGCCGAAGTAAAAATGTATCTAACAGAGAAAGCACCTCTGGTGACACCAACACAGGACAAACATATCGTCCCTGTAAATAACGGTCTCTTTAATTACAATACGAAACAACTCGTTCCGTTCTCACCAGAACACGTTATCTTGACCAAAGCTCGTACTGATTACAATCCAAACGCAATTAATAGTAACATCTACAATCCTGAAGATGGTACGAACTGGGATGTGGAATCATGGATGGCTGGTCTATCAGATGACCCTGAAGTAGTTCACGCACTCTGGGCGACTGTCGCCGCCGCAGTACGTCCGTTCCATAACTGGGACAAAATGGTCCTTCTCTACTCAGAGCAAGGTGCCAATGGTAAAGGTACATTCTGTTCCATGATCAGAAACGTATTAGGTTCCAAAGCGACTGCTTCTATTTCACTGCTTCAGTTTTCACAGCGTTTCGGTCTAGCACCGTTAATTGGTATCAACGCAGTGATTACCGATGAAAACCCTGTTGGTTCTTATGTGGAACAATCTGACGCATTAAAATCAGCAATCACAGGAGACTCTCTAACAATTGAAGCAAAACATAAAAACCCAATTGCGTACAAATTTAACGGTTTCATTCTTCAATGTGTCAACGAGTTACCAAAAACCCAAGACCGTTCAGACTCATTTTATCGTCGTCAATTATTCTTACCAATGTTGAAACTGTTCACAGGGCGTGAGCGTAAATACATTAAACATGATTATTTGAAACGTAAAGAGGTTCTAGAATACGTTCTTTACCGTGTGTTACACATGGACTTGAACGAATTACCGATTCCAGAAGTGTCTCGTACATTCTTGGACGAATATAAGAGTTACAATGACCCAGTACGTGATTTCTTCAATACAATCGAAGGTGACCTTGTGTGGCAGAAAATTCCGAACCAATTCTTATACGACTTATATAAAGCTTGGTTTAGTCGTAACCACGCTAGTGGTAAAGTCAAGAGTTCGTCAACATTCAACAACGAAATCAAGCAACTACTTGTTGGTAACAATAAGTGGGAAGTTGTAAATGGAGTCTTTAAACCAACACTAGCAATGAAACAAACACCAGAACCGCTTATCCTACAATATAAACTAGAAGATTGGGCAAACCCTACCTATAGAGGTGACAAGCCTGAAATCAAAGCTTTAGCAAACTTCCAAAGTGCTACTTATCGTGGCATCCAACGATTACAATAAGAAAGGACTGACCTAAATGTCATTAATTCAACCAACCCTATTTCGTGATATGAACCAATTTAAGTGGGCGACAGACCTCAAAGGTAATCGCCTACAAGAGTCCCCTGCGGGAGACATCATCATTTTCCTAGAAGGGGGTCTCGCAACTTACAACCCTGACCCTCAAGATAAAGAACAAACTTATTATGATTCTTACAAACCAAACACAAACTTAATCGAAGCTTTAAATGAAACATCAAAAACAGTTCATATTGTATGTGGAACAGATACTACACATCCAGAACTTGTTCGAAACGTAGACCTTATAGCCAATGTCACTACAAAACACCCGTTACTACAAGCACAATTCGCTTTATATAGAACATATGTAGAAACACACTTAATGAATAAATCCAATCAAAATGTTAAAGTATATGGTCATATTTCGACAAAAGCTCAACCATTACCAGTAGCATTAAATCGTTTCATTCAACAAGATGGGTTCACTAAATCTCGTTCACTCATCATTACAGGAAATCCTGCACATGTGGTTCACTTCTCCAAGAATCCAAATGTAGTGGTTCTATTCAACCGTAGCAATCTAGATAATGTATCAAGTAAAGGTCACGCCTCTGCCCAACATCAATTTGATACAGCCGATAAATCACAAATTATGTATTTTGATACAAACACCGAAATTGGTGACTTTATTGAGTTCTTCAAGTATCTATAAACCAAAACCCAGAGGCTCTGCTACCTATTGTCACCATGTTCATAAAATTCAATTTCAAACTCCACTGGACGCTAAAATAGCCCTATCTCGCTTCCGTCAGTCAACAGACTGGTGGAAGAAAGACCAAGGCTTAGATCACATCCCAATTCGCTACTATAAGTGTCCATTCTGTCATAAATATCACCTCACAAGTAAACCAAAAAGAAAGAATGGTGAGTAATTCTTGCCTAGAAAAAATCCAATTTACCTAAACTGTATGGATAGTGAGTCACAAGAAAATGCGTTCGTAACTGCTAGTTACGATAATAAAACCCAGCATACAGATTTCTTCACTATCGTAGACAACATGCCTACACTTATTATCAATCTCCTAAATCAATTCAATGATAAACAAGATATTCGTAGCCGTATTCATACAAACTTAATGATTATTGCTCAAAATCAATATCCAGAAGCAAATAAAGGCTGGCTCGACAATATGTCTTACCAACTCTGGACACGTCATACTCCGCATCCAGATGAAAATGCGGATTTCAACAAATTTGTACACAAAGTCGGTATGAAGTTCCTAGAACTAGAAGTTCGTCGTGCTAGTGCTGACCTTGTACCAGCCTATAAAAACAAAACAATCAGTCTCCATGATTTAAACGAAGAATTAAACGCTGTTCGTTTTGCAGAAATACTAGGTGTTTCCATTCAAAAGAATATTGCAAAAGACCTAAAATCTGATGAAGATGTATTCTTCTATCCAGAACATACATGGCAGTATCAAAAACTTGGACGTCAACCTCAGTTTCGCCCTGTTTGTGATACGGATCCAGAATTTGACCCAACCATTCATCCATACAAAATTACCTATAATGGTAAAATGTACGACTTAACAATTTGGTCTCTAATTATGGACGAAATGTTCGGCCAGTCAAATAAAGAAGTTGGTATCGTCTTTAAACCAATGAAAGCTTCGCAAATTCGTCGCCGAAATGACGAACTCTTCAGTCCTGAAATTAAAGAGTACATGCCAAACCGCACCTTAATGTCTTATAAAGCAACAATGCCACCAACACTAGACATCTATAAACGAGACTACAACTCACGAGCATATCGTATCTACCAAGGAATGGTTCGTTCAGGACGATTCGTCGATATGATGTTCCTAAATGACTCCGCATCTATGCGTTATGCACCTCTGAAACAAATCTTTGCACTTCGTGGCTATCAGATCCGTGAATCTGACCGCTTATCTGGAGACCGAGCATACTCAGAAACGTTCCAAGATTTGGTTCTCTTACATGTCTACAACTTAACCGATACGTTCTATGAGGATGAAGTCATCAACGACGACACACCTTATCGTAACGACCGTCCAACATACTATAAAGGTACATTTGAAACAAAACAAGCTCTACTTTTTGAGTACAAAGATATTGTCTATCAAGTAGACCCTCAAACGAATGAACCAATCGTGGACAAAAACCACGTGAAACAAAAAGTTAAAGGTTCAACAACTCCTGACCGTAGTTTTATCGATATGACAAGTGCGAACCACTCTGTCAATCTACTAGCACCAAACGAACCGTTAAAAGATATTCGTACATTGGATTTTATGTTCCCCGCTCAGTCTTACTTAGACCGTAACCCTGAATTGAACTTACAATCGATCGATATCTTAGACGCTATTAAGAAACAAATGGAGAAAATGTTCTCCCACCAACCACACGTATTAAAAGAGTTCCAACAGATTTATGACTACTTCCGTAGTTTTGAAGGGAAAAACTTCAATAACTCTGAACAATACCGTCGTGACTGGGGTGAGGAAATCAGCCCTAGCTACTTTGTACTTCCAGACGAATTACAACCATTAAGTATCTATGATATCCCAACACCACCACAAATGTTCATGCATTATTACTTCAAAAATGGAGAACCATCTGGTTCTGTCTGTGTATTTGGACTCGGTGGAATTCATGGTCAAGAATTAAACAAATGGTTATATTCCGCAAGTAGACGTGCCTTATCTCGCCAACAAGCTTTATTTGATAAAGCTAAAGAAGCATTTAACGGTGACGCAGTAGCTTTGCGTCAATCTGCTCATAAAAACCCACACTTACCTCAAGGATCAGAAAATAAAAAAGAGTGGGTTACAATTGATGGTCAAGAGTTCCGTTACCAAACCTTCTTAAAAGGCGGAAAGAAAATCACTGAATCAGAATGGAAAGAATTACCAGAAGTCAATTGGTATACTGTATCTAAAGCTGGTGGACATGAACGTTACGAAATTTCAAAGAAATGGAAATTTACAAGTGTCGGTTGGATGAACCACGAAGACTTCTCGTCTTACTATCCAAGTATCTTACGTTTAATGGATACGTTCTACAACATGATTACTAAACAAGACCGTTTAGGTGAGTTATACGACCTTAAAGAGTCTCTAGGTCAAATGATTAAAGAGGCGAAGAAAAAAGGCGAAACTGCTTTAATGACAATGTTTGGCGTTAAACGTGAAGGGACGAAACTAGGACTCAACTCACCAACAGGTAAAGCTGGTACAATGACTGGTGAAAATAATATCCGTACCAACAACGGTATCGCAAAAATGCGTATCATTGGACAATTGTTCTCATTCATCATTGGACAAATGCAAGCCTACGAAGGTGCTCGTATTCCTTCAACAAATACAGATGGTTTATTCACGATCATGCGTGAAGAATTGAATAATAGCATCCTAGAAGACGCCTCAACACGTACGTTCAACATTGGTATCAAAATTGAACCTGAACGAGCATTTGTAATCTCTAAAGATACAAATAACCGTGTCGAATTTACAAGTGACGACTATGAAACGTCTAAAGTCATCGCTTCAGGTGGTGCATCTACTGGTGCATACTTCGGTGTTCCATTAACCAAATCCATCGACCATCCAGCTCTTATTGACTGGTTACTGGTTGAATACATGAAGTACAAAACAATGGTTGACAAAGATTTACTACTTGTTCAACCATTTGACCGTAACTTAGCGTACAAACTTATTGATAAAGCTAAAGAAACATTCACTCATCCAGGCGAACTGCTTCACCGCTTGCAACATATTATCTCATCGAAAAATAACTCAATGACAACCAACTTCTATTACTTCTTACGTAAACCAGATTCTACAAATCCAGCAGATATTATTAACATTCAAAAACAAAACCGTATTTACTATGTAAAAGATGGTTTCGAATTTGATACAAAAATCTCACCAAACGGTGCTAACTACTTACGTCAAGCATCCCTGCGAGTACCTACTGGTAAAAATCCATCACATGATTTACCTGCAATTCAAGTGTTACGTCACCATGGTGTCACAGAGCAAGACTACAATGGTAAATATGCGATGTCACCTAAAATCTCTGGTTACGACCCTAACTCTCTAGCACTTCAGTTCAACGAAGACTTGTGGCATTTAGATCCAGCAGTTGAACAAAATCTTCTGAACGCTATCGACTGGGACGTTTATGTGAACCTATTAGACGACGCTTATGCTACATGGCAAAATGAGATTCCAGAAGAAGAACTAGAAGACGCATTAAAAATTGTTTCTAATGAAGCATACTATGAAGAATGTCTCGAAAAAGGCATCTCTTGTTGGAACGATAAGGAAGTGATTGCCTGTGGGTAAACCCGAAAGTACTGTTGAAAAATACTTAAAAAAGGAAGCCAATAAATTAGGCTTCCTTTGCTTTAAATTCACATCTGGAAACAACGGTGTCCCAGATAGAATCATCATTGGAAACGGACAGGTTGTTTTTACTGAAGTCAAAGCTCCAGGAGAAAAACCTCGTCCTGACCAAGTGGTGATGTTAAAGAAAATCAATCAAAGAGGTGTCCCTGCTATTTATGTAGACACTAGAGACGAAGTGGATATTCTCTTACGAAGTATCCAGAAAGGAGAATTTGTACACAAATGACTTTAGACATATATCAAAAAACTATCATCAATACAATACTTATCACGACCATTATGGTAACACTCTTAAAATACATTTTAAAAGGATATAAAATAATATCACACACCTTATACCAAAAACTAGTATATACCAAAAACTAGTATATACCAAAAACTAGTAGCAAAATACCAAAATCACCTACTAAACAATCAGTTTCTTCTTAAACTAATCAATTTTATCATTAAATTACATTTGGTTATCTTATATATGGGACTAATTTACGTTGTAACAACATTCCTATTATCTTATACACGTTAACCATAAATAACTTCCAAAAAGCAACAAATCTTGATATACTAATATTATATCACACATTCAAGATTCATATGAATCCCTAGTCTGTGAACAATCAATTAACGGTCTATCCACGTCCGTAGAAAGGAGACCCTATGCTTCCAAGATACGAATTAGCCACTAAACTAGCCGTACTTATCTTAATCATTATTCCAATTATCGGACCTATTGCAACAGCACATACGTACAAGAAACAATTACCAATAGAATCGCAACAACCAATTTTCTATCCAGTAATGATCGGTATCATTGTAAGTGTTGTCACAGTAGCCGTTTCATTCATCCTGATACTTCTAAGTGTCATAGGAATCTAAAAGGAGGACACAAATTAATGGATATCTTTTATCTACTAACAATGATTGGTGCTGTAGGAGTTATCTTCTTACTCATCGGACTCGTACCAATTCTGACAACAGCTTTAGCAATTCACAATTACAGGCTTCTATCAGACCAACAACCATTACCGTTACGCTTACAACTAAGAATCTTTTTATTAACGGTACTACAAGTATCTGTATTCGCAGGTGCAGTTATTTTAATTATTTATTCAAAAATAGGAATGTTTTAAGGAGGAACCCAAGATGACATTATTCCAACCACTAATCGCATTAATGATGGCTTTAGCTACCGCTCATGCGACAAAATATGAAAACCCAGAAAGACCCCAAACGTTAGCTACTAAAATTATTTTCTGGGCATCTATTACAATTGCGGTGTGTATCACCCTAGTCTTTCTTTGGAATCTTTTCCAAACACCACTAGTACCAAATACACCTTATCGTGGAAGATATTAAATCAACATCATCAGAGTCTCTTAGGAGGCTCTTTTTTATACATAAAATCAGTAACAGAAAGGAGATTGCCTCTATGCAACTCATATTAACAACAGACCAATTACGAGCTCACTTAGCTCACTCAAATGTAGAAGAACTATCAGCTCGCACCAAAATCCCAGCATCAAGGTTACGCACCTTTCGTATCAACTTTAGACGTATCCCACGTATGCCACTAGAACTGGCACAAATTTTAACCAACGATTGTCTCGTATACGGTGATCCTGAAACAATGGTTCATAACTATACGCTCGATAAAACTACAATGACAGACCTAATTTACGATTCCTTCGGAGCGTACACACATACAACGTCAACAACCTTGTTATATCTCTATCTAGAGACAAAACGTCGTCTCAACCTAAAGAAACAAAATCCTGAAGCTACTTTTGAACCACTTTACTTCGTATGTGAGTTCAATGAACATGAGCTTCCACTAGACGGTTCACCTTTTGAGACGATTTACAAACAAATGTCTCTTCCACCAGTCACAAAAGAAAGTGACGAAAAGTTATACAAAATCTTACAACATATCTGGGTTTCCCCACTACGAAACAAACGAATCGATAAAAATTATATCGATAAAGAAACCAAAACCACCAAACGTTACCAAAGTTTTAATGAGTGGGTCAACTTGCCGTTTAAAGATTCTGTGACAACCTCTAGAATCAGTACCTTCCAAGATTTATTAGAGTTCGCATACTCAGGTATCCCTAATTCAGTAAATGTAGGTTTTGTAACAGAGAAAAACCCAATCAACCAACAAGAAACTACTCTCTCAAAAACTAACAAAGACTATATTCTTAAACACTTATACCGAAGACATACCGAACATATTTACGTGGATCCACAATCTCGTGACTTTGATTACGTAGCATCTATCGTCTCACAACAAGTGATGGAAGAAAATAAAGACGTACAACTCGGTTTCTGCGAAGGTTTCCTGGGAGCTCTGACGAAAAACTCATTCTGGAACACACTCTTTACACATCCATACTTTCAAAATTATCACGAACAAGGTGACTGGAAACCGTACAAACTAAACTACTTACAAAAAAGTTTGTATCAGTACGTAGACCTCGTAATTAACAACTGGATTGAGCGTTCCATTGACTTAGAACAACCTTTCGGTGTATCACCAGCCATCTGTAAATTACGTACAAAAGAAAGTATCAAAGATATGATCCGTTACGACATTCAGTGTTACGCAAGAAGCATGTCAGACTTCATCAAAGGAGGTTCCCTATATGTCGAAACTCAGATTTGACCGTTTTATGGTAACAGACACAACAAACCGTATCTTCTCATCGAATAAAGAACAAACAGTCTTAGAAACCTCACGTATCTACTTTATTGATAACAGTTACGGTTTCACACATGACGTATCTGAATACGATACAAAATTAAATCTTCAAGAGAAAACGTACGAAATTTCTGAAGAACAAAAGCATCAAATGGATTTAGCTGTCATTACAATAAGACAACTTGAAACAGACGCTCTGCGAAACAAGAATACGGTCCTCTATTTCACAACACCGGATAAACAATATCTAGTAACAGGTGAACAAACACTACAATTCCTACGAATCGCTGTAGAAGGACCACACATCACGTTATACGATCAATCAGTTCTATCTACAAAAGAACATACAACTACTGAAATTACACAAGCTGTTTATCAGTATCTCAAAAAAGGATACGTATTAACACGTATTCCTTTAAATAACTGTTCATACTGGGAAGAACAAACAAAACAAATTTAAACACAAAAGGAGGTTTCACTCTATGCGTATCGCAAATTACGATTCCACATTTAATCTAATTAATTGTATCGTTGAATCTGGTGACAAATTCTATGTCACCGTAGATGGTAAACGTCAAGAAACACAAACAGTAACTGAAAATCATATCATCAAACCTGATTCAGATCCAGCTACAGTAACACCATGTTACATACTAAACGATACACGTATGTTTCTTACTGAAGCATTCAATTTTACCCCAACACATAGACACTTACCACTGCAACCGCTTGTTGTACTGAATGTATCACCTGAAGGAAAACTATCTATTAACGAACCAATCTCTAACCGAGTATCAATCTACATTGAAATTCCTAACACAATCGTTCAAACATTAGATACATTTTGTAAACGTAACGAACTTTCTTAAAGCACAAAAAAGCGGATCCTACCGATCCGCTCTATGTGCTAGAAATCGATTACGAAATTACCAATTTGGAACAACTTCAAAATACTAAAGACGTTCAACAAAAACTTGATAACTTATTACAACAAATGAAATAAAAGGAGGTTTCTACGTGCAAATTTTCTTACTAGCAGTTATTATCCGTCAACTAGCAATCATCTGTATCGCACTAATGATATACGGCATCTATAGACTATGGAACCCAAACGTAACACCATTACATTTAAAACCGCTCACTATAAGTATCAGTATTACAATACTTATTGTTATCATTGCCTCATTATTAGTTAAATGGTTCATACTAATATGCAAACAAGTACATTTTCGCCTTATGAAGAAATTCAAAAACGTTTAGAAAATTTATCTGATGAAGAAAAAGAAAAGTTCCAACAAATGCTAAGTACTGATTTGAATTTTGCAATCAATCTTCTTACAAATTCACCAACAGGAGCATCCGCTATTACTAAGTTCAATCCAGGTAAACCTACGGGTGTTTATCTAACGTCTGCTAGTCTAGGAACAGATAAAAATCTCATAAAGATCAACTCAGGACCAACCATAGAAATGAACGCCATAACACGAGGCGGGAAAGGTACTGATCAACCAACAGCAAAACCTTCCTCGCAAACGCAAATTGCTACTAAAATTCAAGAACTTTTAGATATCATAGCTCTATCACCAAACCCAGAAGTAGAATACTATTTACTACATGCCAAACAACTTGCAGAAGGTCAAACACTCGACTATACAACAAACCAACCTTTCTACTGGCATTATGTTGGTGAAGTCGTAGAAGATATTGGTAAAAATGCAATTTTAATCACTACCAACGGTTACGAACAAAAGGTACTACTCTGTTACAACCAACGAGTTTTATTCATCGTTGGCAATAAATTAGTACGACTCACAGACCCAAAACGTTACTCCAAAACTGTCTGGAAATATGTTCATAACTGTATCGACAGACATCAGTTCTTCTGGGTGTACGATAAAAACTTACGTCCTATGTCCCATGCTGAACGTAAGCGTCACTTAATTGACTTCTATAAACACAATAACTATCGAAATATGTGGGCATAATTTACGACCAACAGTTAGGGAACATTCTGTTCCGAGAAAATTGTTGGACCGAATTTTCATGTTTTTGTCGGTTCGCCTTAACTTCATTTTCAATGAAAGCGTATCGCATCATTGACAATCTTCCTATAAGAAAGTAGCTGTTTTCACGGCTACTTTTTTTATACATAAACTAAAACTAAAGGAGGTAAATACTTATGACAGAAAAACAAATGACATCCAAAGAATTTGAAAAAATACTCACAGTACTCTACGCACACCACCTAACAAATCCTGATTTATTCAATGGTGATGTAAGAGCATATGACGTAGCTCAAATGCTAGAAATTAATAAATCATTTTTTATAAAATTGTTTTCAACTGAATTAGCTCACGCTCAACAAACACCAAATGCACCCCTAAACACAATCGTACTAGCTAATCGTACGTCGGGTGTAGACTTTTTACTAGGTATCCTTTCACAAGACCCTAGATTTGAAGTATTCTATACCAAAGAACAATTTGGAGAGCATCTGTTCAACCAACGTTACCGTGACCATATTGAAGAATCACTCCAACCATTTCTTCAAATCGATTATGAAAAAATGGCTGAGTACGAGTTCGCAAACGATCCAAATGTTTATTTTATTTACAGAAATAAAAAGGCACTCAAATCAGACGAACCAGAACTTATTCTCGTCCTCAAAAACGAATATCACGATTATTACGACCAATTAAACTAAAAGGAGAAATCAATTATGACATCATTAGACCGTATCATTAAAATTATCAATAACCCTTATTTGGATGAATTACGTAATGCCTTAAAAAACAATAAGGAATTTCTTGATACCTATTACGATAAAGAACTAGAAAATTTAATCAGTAATAACCCAAAACTAGAGACAGAAGCATTAGCTATTCCTATCGATTCACTAATACCTGTCATCAAAGGTATGATTTTAAATGACGCAAGATTTAAAGTCTTCCCGACTTATCAAGAATTTGGTATCCATGTATTTAACACATATATGAGTATCAATGAAAATGACCGCAAAACATTAGAAAAACATATTGATTATGATTCACTTGGTAAAACATTTACCAATGGTGACGAAACATATGTATTCAAAAATACAAACAAAATCGATCATGGAAGCATGGTTATTGAAACAGTAGATGGTTCAGACATTTTACCAGCACCATCTTTCGTAGACCACTTATAAAAAACATTTATAACTAAAAAAAGGAGATTAAAAATGAAACATAAGTTTATCACATCTGGTGCCGTCCTCTTGGCACTATTAACATCACAAGGAGTATATGCTTCAGAAACAACTGAATCACCTACAACAACTGCTCCAGAAACAACACAAATCACAACAGTAGCACCAGAAACTACAGAAATTACAACTGCTACTCCATCTACTGAAGCACCAGTAGTGACACCAGTACAAGTGACAAAAGAAGGCACAGATATCAAAGTAACGAATCCATCAGTAGACTTACAATTCCCTAACGGGAAAAGCAAATACGCTGGTTTCAAAGTACGTTACAATGAAATTGCGATTCCAGATAGTATCACCATCAATCCTGGTGACACATTAACTTCAACAATGCCTAAGGAAGTTACATTCAAAACAAGTTTCGATTTTGATGTAACAAATCCAGACAACGATGTCATCGGTCATGCATCTACTAACTTAGAACAGGGAACTATCACTACTGTCTTCAATGATATCTTCCTAAAGAAACCATTGAATAAACGTATCAACATGGAGTTCGACGCTACATGGAACGATTCTGTTCAACCAGAACAAACTGTTCCGTTAAACTTCAATGGTACTGAAAAATCAATGACGTTCGCTAAAGAAGAAGGTCCAACTCCAGGAGAAATGTTAGCTAAGTGGGGTTCGCAAGCCAAAGAAGATCCACAAGTGTTACGCTGGACTATTCGTGCAAACTTTGACAAACAAGAAGTAACAAACGGTATTATCCAAGACCGTTGGACATCTAATCAAGAATACGTGCCAGATTCATTAAATATGTTCTTCATTGAAGACGTTGTAAACTGGAAAGGTATTACAGACGCTAAAGCGTTTTTAGATAGTTTCCACGTACAATCTGGCGGTTTCGATATGAAACTAAAACGATTCAATAAAATCTTGTACATTGAATATCGTACACGTCTAAAAACATCCGTTAAAGAATCTAACGATCCATTCAACGTAGCTTGGTTTAATGCAGACAACGGTATCAAAGTCAATGATTATCGTTCACACATCGCTTTAGTTGGTGGCAAAGGTGTTGCATCTAGCGACACAATCGTGTCTCCATTAGAAGAACCAACAACTGAAACGCCAACAACACAACCTTCTACAAGTGAAGAAAAACCTAGCGAAACACCTTCAACTACAGAGACACCTACAACAACTTCTGAAGAACCAAAACCTGAAACTTCAACAACTGAAGTTCCAACAACAGAGTCTTCGACTACTGAAGAATCTACAAAAGAAACTTCTGAAGTGAAAGAAGAAACAACAAGTTCTAAATCTACTGTTAAAGCACTAGAATTACCAAATACTGGTACAGTTTCTACGTTCATTTATGCGTTCTTAGGTTCTTTTGCAGTTCTTGGTGCATTATACGTTCTTTTCTCAAACAAATTAAAGAAAAAAGACACTAACTCTGAAGAATAATTCTTAGATACGGTACCCTCTTTAGGGTATCGTATTTTTTTGTTACAATGCAAACTGCGTTGCAGAAAGCTATCCACACCAGCTGTTGCTGGCGAGTGATTGGCTGGGAGTTTCCGCTCTTTTCAAATTAGTTTTTCAATTCTCCTGATATATTTATTTTTGTGCATTAGGAAACTTCTAGTAGCAACCATTTTGGTTGCTATTTTTTTACAGTAGAAATAAGCAAATTAAGAAAGGAATGATTTCAGTGAAGCGACAAATTACAGCAGATATTACCACGATTACAGAAGGTGCTATCCTACACCAAGTCAACTGTCAAGACAAACTTGGAGCAGGAGTTGCTCTTGCTTTAGCGACCAAATATCCGAAAGTAAAACAACGTTACCATGCCTTTACGAAGAAATATCCGACACCAGACGACCGTTTCGGTCTCATTCAAGTGATTCGTGTCACGGATACTCTACTCGTTTGTAACTCGTTTACACAGATGGACTACGGTAACGCTGATATTACAGGCAAAGTCTACACAGACGAATATGCCCTGAAGAATAGCTTAGAGCGGTTCGACGCCTATACGAAACGTCTTGGTACCCAAGGATACGTTCCGCATCCCATTGGTTGTGGTCTTGCTGGCGGTGACTGGAAAGTCATCAAGCGTTTTATTTTAGACAATACAGACTTAACCATTGTTAAGTTACCAAAATAAAGGAGGCTCTTTCATGTCCACATCCGCATATATCTTTGTTCAAAACAAAAATAACACATATAAAGGTATCTCTGTTCACTATGACGGAGATATTTATCACACAGGTGACATCTTAGCTCGTTGCTACGACTATATTAAAACACAAAAACTCGTCGCTAAAGGCTCGTGCGTCGCTCTTGAAGAACAACTCGAAGATATCGAGTTCTACAAAAACGGAGAAATTTTTACCGACTTACCAACATCTGGTTACGTATATCTGATTACACCAAGCGGTGACTGGTACATTAACCGTATTTTAGACAGAGAATTGCATCAACCATACGTCTCTACCTTTGACGATCAACTATTTCTTCCGTTAAAAATGTATCGTGTCCGAAATGGACTGTACCCAACGAATAAACCTGTTCACATTGGTACAAAAATACTTCACGCTACAAAATACTTGACACTCTTTGCAGAAACGTATCAATCTCCTTCTGCATATCCGCAAGTGTACTATCAAGTAAAACGTACACAAGATACGGATATTACGAACCAACCAATTGACGCTGTTACAATGTTTGTAACCAATGAAACTGGAGACAAAGCCCTTGTAACGTCAGAATTTCGCTACACAGTCAATGAATACGTAACAGATTTACCATCAGGTCTTGTAAACCAAGGTGAATCAGTCATTGATACAGCTATCCGTGAACTACAAGAAGAAACTGGATACGTTGATCCAGAAATTACGTACGTCTTACCTGAATCATATTCTAGTGTCGGTATGACGAACGAACGAGTTCAAATCGTTTTCATGACCGTAAACGAAAAGAACCGAGGGTCAGTCTCTCATATTGGAGGCGAACAATTAAAATCTAAATGGATTACTAAAGACGGCGCGAGATTTTTACTCGCTCAACATAACCTATCTGGACGTGCTCAGTTACTATTATTCAACTGGGTTCATTCGAACTAAGGAGGCTAATATGAAACAATTTATCCACAATATCCTATCACATGTTAAACGTGAACAAGTACGAGAGAAACTCGCTAAAGATGTTACTAAAGACGTAGGTTATGATGAAAATGGATTCTACCCTTTGGCATCCGTGTTTTGGGTTGGAACTGACTACACACTAAACGTCCAATCAATCAAAGAAAAACTTATCTCTACTATTTATCCAAATGATAGAGATATTAAAATTATCGCTTCATATGATGAAGACGAACAACGTTATCAACCTATTTCACAACCTAAATTACGAAACACTTGGTTTAGAGACTTAAACGGTCTCTACTTAGAAAAAGATGGTCTCATGCGTGACCTTTGGACACGAAACAAAGGAATTGTAAACTATCCGCAAAAAATGCCATGGTTATCTTCATCAAGTTATAATCGAGGTTTTCCTACACAATTAGAACCAGAGCTAGAAGAAGTTCAAAAAGAATATGAACACTTAATTCCATACTTTGACGTTATCGAAATCACTCGTATTGAAATTGTTGAAAAAGAACTACTTTTAGAAAGTGTTCGACCGTTCCGTTTCGTCAAAGATTTACGAGTACCAATTTTTACAAAAACAGATCGTTTCATCAAAATTTATTACAAATATGTAGATATTGAGGAAGCTCAAGAACGATACAATGAAACTCAAGAACAATTCGAGCTTGAAACAAAATTTAACAACTTAATTGAGGGTAAAGAATAGAGCCAGATTTCTGGCTCTGAATACATAGATACTAAAGGAGGTACTGACCTATGAATATCCTATTTACAGACGATATGTTCGAAGTCTTATTCAAAGACTTTATCGAAAAATCAGCAATTCGTAACGAACACGGTCTCGACATGTATGGTCCAAATAATGACCCACGTTTCGAACAATTTTGGGACCAACAAGACGCACTCTCAAACGAGACCTTAACTAAAATTCTCGACTCTATTCAAGAAAAACAAGAGAATGACCTTATCTCAGGTATCATTAATTATATTTACGATACCTGGTACGATTTTGACCAAGATTATCTGAACACAAAATACACTGTTCTACAAGCTTTTGCGGAATATTATGATTTAGATTACAACGAACTCTGTACAACATTTGATATCACAATTGATGAAACATGGCATGAAACGGTCTATTTCGACCTGAATATTGAGACGTTACTTCAACACAGTAAACCTGAAGACTTGACTCTTTATTTCGGTACTTACTGGGACGATGAAGCTTACTCAATGAATGAGTGGATTGAAGATAAACCACGTATCACATATTTACGTAAATCTCCTCTTGCATGGTTAGCTCGTACACAAGGTTACACAATCGACGATATCTTCAACAACAAAGAGTCTGAGTTCTGTAAACAAATACGTTCAGAACTATTCCACTATCGTACAGACCTTGACGGTATGCAACTGATCGCACTTCCTAATAGTACCAATTGGGACGCTATGGAAAACCTAGCAATCCATAAATCTGGTATCATCAAAGCAGGTACCATGTTTGGACTATTCAATCGAAACAACGGAAGTGGTTGCGGTTTAAATATCATTACAGAGAAAGATATCAAAATTTCACCAAAATCACCCCTTCACGAGGTTTCAATAAAAGAATCAACTCTTTGGCTCAACTATTCACCAAAAGCCGTCTACGGTCCAATTTCACGCCCTAATGAAGACCAATTAGAATCTATTCAAAGAAAGTGAGGTTTCACAATGTGTATTCCACCGAAATTAACGTCCACCGTCTATGATTTCTTAGAAGAATTTAACAAGCAAAATGGTCAGTGGAGTTCCGAAACAACTATTTCACTCCACAATGACTACGTTCGTTACAAAAACTATCCAAAAAATGAACAATACAAAATTTATCCGCAAGCAGATGGTACCTTTGTCCTCTTATTAGATACCATCAAAGACGCTGGATACCCTGCTCACATTATTACAAAAACGTACAATACAATTGAAGAAATCGTTCAATTTATTGTAGCATAAAGGAGACTAACATTATGACAGAAAAAATTACAAAACCAGAAATCATTATTCATACACCCTTCCACGGTTCCATTCAAGGAATCAATTTCAGTAATCAAATGATTTTTAATTCTGTAAGTTGGTTTCTAGGTGAATTTAAAGACGATAAAGACGAAATCAAACATAAAATGCTTCTTGAAACAGAGTTTATTGAAGCTCTCGTCTCTGCTATTGAACGAAACTATTTCAAATACGACTATTCTTTAGCAGAAACAGAAAATGGTTTATATGACTTATTTGCAACTCCTGTTTCCGAAATGACGATTGACTATTCACGCATCTTAGACAGTGGTGTTCAAGAAACATTTATCGAATTTGTTCAAAATCGATACAAACAACTAGGAGGTAAAATGTAATGACGTTATTTCAAATCATTTGTTTCTCTTTTGCAACCATCGCACTGACAATCAACATACTAATTATTATGTTTCAAGTACGAAAACAACGAAACAGCTTATTTAACCTACTACTAAAGATTGCTGAACTGGAACAGAAACTAGAATCCAGATTACCACTTGCACCAACAGTTACTCCTCAAGAATCAACAACCAAAGATTCATCATCCGTGACAATTGAACTACCACAAAAAGAATCGTCTTATTTCTATGTGACATCAACTACAACGACACCTGTGGATCCAGAACCTCAAGTTTCTGAAGCCCCTGTAGAACCAGCTACATCGACTTCAAAACCATATGGAATCACTTATAAAGTAGTCTCACAAGCAGAAAAAATGGTTCGAGCTGTTGAAGAAACAGCCGAACTAACAGGTATTTCTAAAAACAAAATCTATCAAGGTTTCTCTATCTCGATGAACCGCAATAGAACATGGTTCAATACTATGGTCAAAAGCTGGCTCGAAACAGAACCGAAACGTTCCCCTAAAGTCTTAGAAAATGTCATTGAAACTCGTAAACAATTACGTAAGTATTTGAAACAGCTAAAACTAGATACAATTCAAACAACCGGTATCCTACTTTATGAAAACATCAAAATCGACTCTAACTTATATGAGGTACGAGAATTATCAACTAAACAATATGAGTTAGTTAAATCTCTTAAAGCACCTTCGCTATTCATTCTCTTAGACAAAAAATTAAACCTTGCATATGGTTCATGGAACAATGGGCAACCAGAATTAGTGCAATTACCTAACGCTCGTATCTTCGACTCAATCGCCTTAGATACAATTTCACAATCACTAAAAGAAGAAGGTATCTCACTACGTATCGCACTACTCGTTCCTAAGAAATAGGAGGTCCTTATGACACAAATTCCAAAAATCATCTATACAGCACCAAACCATATGATCATCTCTTTAGGAGATGACGTATGGTTTATTAGTTACAGCTCTGTAATTGCTCATATTCAGAAACAAGAGTTTCGTAACTCGTCTTTCTATTTTTTAACAGACCTATACGAAAACTACAATTATTCACCCACAACCACAAAACACCTACATAATATGATTGAAGCATTTACAAAACGATATTGGTCATCTTACAGAATTATGATAAAACCAGAACAAGTTTCTCTAAATTCAAAACGATTTACAGATTATACTGATTTAATTAATCTATCAGATTTAGACAGACCCCATAGAAACACCGTACTAAAAGAATTTTTCAATCATACACACGTATAGAAAGGAAGTGACCTCATGGTACTACATTTACCTGTCAATACAGCATTTTTCGAATCACGAACCAAAGATAACACAGACGTGCCTAATTTCAAAGCTCGTCGTAAATCTTTTATTTATAAATCAGAAACAGAACTAGAAGCTCAATTTGACTTATTTATCTCTCAAGGAGTACCTGGTGAAACAAGTCGTTGTTACATCGGTTACAACTTAGTAGACAATCATAAACTTACATGGAATATCATCCATCGTCTGCAAGATTATGTAAAACAAAATCAGTATCCAGATCCAATCAAAATGACACAAATGATTGTCTCTGAAGCAAATAAAAAAGAAAATTTCGCTACCAAACGATACTTAATTGATATCGATACCAAAGTACCGATTGTTCGCATCCATATCAAAGAACAATTAGAACTAAACGGTGTACCCGTTTTACACGAATACCCAACACCTAACGGATTTCATATCATCACAGAACGAGGGTTCCCTGACTTAAAGTTCCACGAAATCTACCCAGATGACGTAACAGTCAAAGCTTGCCACGGCAACCAACTATACGACATCAAAACGAACCCTATCTAAATGATAGGGTTCTACATCTATTTATACAAAGGAGGTTTCTACATGTCTATTCCGTTTATGAAAGACTATACACCTGTCATCTATTCGTTTCAAATACCAGCTACTACAAAACTACCATTTCCTGTAAAATCAGCGTTTCAAACAATCGACTTAGTATTTCATATCTACCCAGTAGACGATTACGAACATACTGTACTACCATCAAAAGAAGACCGCCTCAAAATCTTCGTTCACTATAAAGACTTCAATATGATTACAAGAACAGTTCCCTTATCTATTAAACAAACTAAAAACTTAGGAACAATTGAACCTACTCTGTTTCACGGTGAAAGTGTATTTGTGCCTGTAGATTTTATAATTCCGACTACAGCAATCATCGACGCATTTACTCGCCTCAAAAGAGATACATTAGTGTACATTATGCGTAACGAAGACTTTGAATATCATCACGGAGCAGAAGTTCGTAGACGCTTAAAGAAATATTTCAAAATATCTTAATCTACTTGATCACTAACAGTAACGTTCCTCTGGAACCGAGCTGTTGGTGATGATCTATACATATCACAAAAAAAAGGAGGTCTCCTCATGACTAAACCACTCAATGACTACGAAAAGCTTCAAAACCGATACAGCACTTTAGACGAAGCCCTTTATTACCTCAAGTTTCTATTCCCTGGTTCATTTGTCAACAAGAATAATGAATTGATTCTTATTCCAGAAACAAATTTATACATTCAATTAGAAAATTGCAAAACAAAGTTTCAACTATTTGCTAAACTATTAGAATGGTGTTCCAGAGATTCTTGTTTCAGCTTACCTTATATGGTAATGAAACTAAACGAACTCTACTGGAAACAAAATCGTAAAGCTCTTAATTCATTCTTTGACCAAAACTGGTCTCACAAAGATATGAGCTTGATTTACGAAACATTGGGTTGTCACGTCAACCCTACTCTTACAAAACAATTTATCGAATCTGGTTTCAACCTCACGATTCTTGAAAGGAGTAAACAATAATGACTATTTTAAAACACGTCATCATTTCAATCTTAATCACAATTTTTGTTGCATGGCGTTTTCCTGAATTAAATCTTCAAACAGTATACCCCAACGCCTTTCCAGCCTTAATATTTGGTTGTATTGTTTGGACACAAGTACTCTTATGGACATATGTATTTTCCACTAGTTTTAAAAACTGGTACCAAAACTTTATCCACGAAAAACAAGAACAACCATACGAATTTCTATCAAACCAATTCATGGCTCATTTATTCTTATTCTGTACAACTGGTATCAGCTGGCTTTTCTTACCTAAATATGCAAATACTCTTCAGCCTTTACTTATCTATTATTTTTGTACTTTAATCATTATACTTGTACTTATCTATATCTGTGTATGGATTGAAGACGAAATTTTATAACATTCATAACACTACTCTAATTCCAAGAAAGAAGGCACCAACGAATGTATATTCTAGCAAACAACTATGAACGAGAAATGTCGATTCGCAAAATTACGAACCCTGAGCACGGCATTCTAGACATTGTTCGAGAATTATATGCACAAATCCGAGATTTAGAAGGCTTCGATGACGAAAATGATATCAACCATTTAGATATTAACCTAGATATCTTGTTCAACAACGAAGATAGTCATTACGAAGACAACTACGAAAATTTACAGAAATTAAAATATTTTTTACAATTTCCTACTGAAGTGTTCGTAAAACTACAAAAAGAATCATATTTACGTATCTGGACACAATATGATCCAATGTATAGTGTTGAAATTCAATTTAGAAACGGATACTATGCATTCGAAGCTTATTCTAACATTAACAATAATTACATGTGGGATAAAATAATGGAATACGTAAAATAAAGGAGGCTTTATTTATGAACGAAAAATTAAAATCACTTATCAATGGTCTAGCTGTTACGCTCACAACGAATCAACCTATGGAAGATTCGATCCAAACAATCGACGTTATCGCTCATAGTTTCTTACACGAAGAAATGACACGAGAAGATACAGAATATGTCCGTAAACACTTAGGTTGGTCCTACATGACACCAGACCACATCCAACTATCAATTCGTTAAGGAGGTTCTATTATGACGATTATTCCAAAAATTCAGTGTCCTTATTGTCACAAGACATCTCGTCTTGCAAAATTTATGTCCAAGACAAATATTCTTGATGGTAAAAATAGTGGATACTGCCCTAACTGCAAGAGACTCTGTCACATAGATATTTCGTGCACATTATCCGCATCAATCTTACCAAACGAAGAATATTTAGAATTACTACAATCTAGCCTTCGTGCTTGGGAAGCAGTTGAAACAACAGGACAAGCTGATACCAAACTTGTAGACCATCAAATTAAAAGTTACAAAAATTGTCTCAAGAAATGGTCACAATTAGAAAAGGAGAAACACTAATATGTCAACAAACTCATTTATCGCATACAAAGAAAACAACAAAATTACTGGTATCTACTGTCACTGAGATGGTTATTTAGAATACAATGGTGATATGTTAAAAACACTATATCCAAAAGACCGTGCCAAAGCACTTGTTCAATTAGGTGATATTTCATCACTCGGTGGTAAATTGACACCAGAAGAACCTGATTTTGAACCGAAACCAAATTATTCAGAAGTCGTTCAAAAATATCTGCACAGACCAACAAAAGCATATCACAGAGACGCTCACGAAGATTGGGACGATGTACAACCTCGTGAATTTACATCTGTTGAAGACTATCGTAAATATATCATTGACGACGGTTGTCTTGAATTTGCGTACCTATTTAATGCAGACGATGATGATACAGCACCATACGACACTTGGTCTTACATTACTCCAGAAGAACCAGATAAATTTAAAACTTTTTAGAAGGTTTAGTGTCCACCTCAAGACACCTTTTTTACATTCACACTTTTAGAAAGGAGTTTGTTTCATGGAAAAATATACATTCACAGAAATATTTTCCAATCAACTACCACGAACAGACGGTGAAGTTCGAATATACAAACTACCTGATGAAATCATCAGTAAATACTCAAAAAACCAAAAACGTCCCGTACTTAACCAAGATAATATTGAAGTTGGTGTCGCTAAAATTGATCTCAAATCAAAAACAGCTACTGTTATTTTCAACGATTATTATAAGAAACAACTATCGAAATCCAAGAAAGAAAATAAGAAATGATCAATATTCAAGCCCCATCAAAACAACCATACTCGTGTGTAGATTTGATACCAATTCGTACAAAAAATACCTATCTTCTTTTTGGTTTTGACTTCAAGACTTTCATTAAAGATAAGAAAGAAACCCACATCGTTAACCGTTTTATAGATAGATTCATAGATCTCACTCGTAGATATATCTTGAACAACAGTTCATACATTAAGAAACTATCTTTAAAAGAAATTATTAATGACCTTAAAGAAGACCTTCGAAATGATGTTCTTTTCGATATACAAAAGTTTCAAAAACATTGTCACAATCATCATATATCAATGAAAATCGAAAATGAGTTTAGTCAGGAACTCATAATTTTAGAACGTCTCGAAAATACAAATTTTGTGTTTTTAACATTCTCTCTTGATGAAAATAACGACACGTTTATCATCCATGATTCGTTCCAAAACGGTCAACAAATGCTGGAACTCAAACAAACAACACAAGGTCTCTTACATCAGATAGACATTAAACGTTCTAGTTTCTCGAACCAAGGGGAACTGTTACTCTCTATTACGTATCAAAAGGAGGAATAACTTAATATGTCTCAATCACCAAATCCATTTACAAAATCCATCAAACAACCATTTATCGGTATCATTAATGGTGTCACTATTACTGACAAACACGAATATGAACAATTAGACGCCATCTTAAACAATCTCTACAATCATTATCAACATAGGTTACTAACAAACAAACACTTTATTCACGCATTTTACAAAGCTGTTTCAAACTATAACCTCACACAAACAGCGTTCGATCATCCAAATCAAATCATTATGGATATCGAATCATTGATTCAAAATCAATTTGAATATTCACTGTTCAAAGAAGTTCGTTTCTGTTCCCACACGTCTCTAAAACCATTTTTCGACCATGTGGACGAACTCATTGAAACAAAAGCATAAAGGAGACTAACCCTATGAAACAATATTTAAAGAAATTCGCTGAAAGTATCTATTTCGACCTACTAGGTGTAGCTTTAGTAGTCAGTATAGCCATATATTCAGGATACCTGAATACCCGTCTCGACCAGTTCGTAGACTGGGGTCCATACACGTCACTCATTCCGCTCGGACTAATTTCCGTTATCAACGTTGGGTTCTCTATGATTTCCACAAGGTTAACTGGACGAATCCACTGGTTAGGAAACATCTTTGGTATCGTAAACGTTGCCCTATCTGGTGCAATTGACTATATTTTAGGTAATAAGGCTGCGCCTATCACTTACCTGATTACATTCATCATTTATTCTGTTGCCATTAAACAATGGCAAAAATCCAGGGAAGGTAAAGCCAATGTGATGAATAAAGAGAAACAAATCAAAGTCATTATTACATTGACAATCGGTTCATTCATCATTTCTTACGCATCCAACTACTTCGGTTACGGTGGAAATATGAATCTGTTAGCATATGTTACGACAGTTGCCTTCGCCCTTTCATTAATTGCAAACGGGTTAAATGCGTTCAAATTAACAACACAATACCATTTCTGGTTAATTTATAACTTTGTACAACTAGCAAAAGCGTTCGTACAAGGAAACTTTGCCAATGTTGGTAAATATATTTTCTACATTATCAACTCTATCGGTTCTCTATTCTTATGGAACGATAGTGAAACACAGGAGGAATCAAAATAATGAATCAAGACGCAAAACAAGCTTTATCTACATTTCAAAGACAATTGAAACAAATGAAATCCCCGAACATCTTTTTAGTAGGTGCAGGTATAGATGTAGACGGCGACCCTTACATTATCAATAGTTCATCAATTGACGAACCAACACTACTTATTGCTGGTTTAGCTCAACTATTCGCTGAAAACTCAGAAATCAAAACATTATTTAAAACAGCTTTAAAAGTAGCTGATTTACACTAACAAGGAGGACCCACCATATGACTAACAAACTATACGTTACAGGTAGTATCGCATCAAATGGCGTACTACCTAAAGAAGTATTACGTATTTTAGATAACGCTATGAAACTAAAACGTGACATCATCTTAGCAGATTCATACGGTTTTGAATCTCAAGTACAACAATATTTAAGTAACAAAAAATATCCACACGTCACTGTATATCACACGAACCCAGATAAACCGAAAGTATTAAAATCACATCGCTGGGCTACTCAAAAAGTAACTGTAGATCCACATGCGGACCACTTGTCTCGTGAAATCGCAGTTGCAAATCAACTATCAGATGACTGTTCAATGATGTTTGCCTTATGGAACAAACAAAGTTCCTTTATTCGTACCACTATGCTACGTACCTTGCAACAAGATAAAACAGTCGCTATCTATACATTTGGTGAACCACACCCTACTCGTCAGTTTAATTCTCCCGCACAATTTTACGAAACATATTCAAATGAGTTAAAATAGTACTAAGGAGAAAAACAATGACACAAAAACCAATTCATATTGAAATTCATGAAGACGACACACGAGGTGTTCTCGTCATGCACGATTCAAGACCTTATTTTACAGAACAAGTGATGCCTGAAATCAAAGATAAAAGTGACTATGAACTAGTCACCTCCATGATTATGCAACTCATGAACTCTGGAATCCCATGCTGGTTCGGAACACGAATCACATTAAATAAAACTGTCACTATTTTGAATCTATACGAATCAGAAGAAGATAGAGACCAACCACCTCTGTTTCAATTTATTTTTAACAATATTAGTGTCGACGCTATCGACCGTGGATTGTATGCACTAAACCTCTTACAACAAGGGAAACCTCTGGTTCCACCTGGAGGTGATGCAAATGGACAATCATAAAATTGCAAAACAAGTAGAAGAACTAACGTTTCAAACCGAAGTGATTCATCGTAGTTTAGAACCAAATAAAATTATGATTCTAAATACAACTACTAAACAATCTGTGGCACTTCCACTACGACTCACAACCATTTCACCAGAAAGTCGTGCAGGCGCTATTCATACAATCGTCTCCGACTTTTTAAACGAACAATTCGTCTCGCAAAAACTGTTACCTTGTACATTCTACGAAATATTTTCATTAACTAAAGACGTACATACCGTTTCTATTTATGAGACAAAAGATGACGCTATACATGAAATGCCACCTAATTACCAGTTTATTTTTACAAATATCACACAAAAAGAATTACTAGAAGAGCTAGGTTCTATCGTAACGCACCACTTTGTACACGTTATCAAGTATCGGGGTGATGAGTCGTGAAAGCTACTTTACACCCCTACCAGGAATATAGTAAAAATTTCATTCTGACTCGTCCTAGATCTGCCCTCTTCATGGAATGCGGAACTGGTAAAACTCTAGTCACATTATCAGCTCTTGAGACATTACAACCGAACCATCATATTCTGGTTATTGCTCCAAAATTGGTGGCTCAGACCTCATGGACAGAAGAAATCATCAAATGGAATATCAATTTAAACCCTGTCGTATTAGTTGGTCTCTCAAAGAAAAAACGACTTCAGCTTTACGAACAAATTCCGCATCTACCACCTTCGATTTTCTTTATTAATCGAGAACTCGTGGTAGATTTAATCGAGAATACACCAGACTGGTACTTCCCTACGGTTGTCATTGATGAAATGCATAGTTTTAAATCCGCTACAAGTAACAGATTTAAAGCCCTCAAAAAAATTTCACCAAAAATCGAACGACTTATCGGTCTCACAGGAACACCCCAACCAAATGGTCTCTTAGACCTCTGGGCTCAAATATATCTCTTAGACCATGGTTACCGTCTGGGACAAACAATGAGTCAATACAAAGAATGGTTCTTTATTCCAGATACCAAACGTCTCGTGAACAACAGAGTCGTCTTCTTCGATCCAAAACCTGGAGCCGAAGATGAAATCCATAGGCGACTAAAAGGACTTGTTGTATCCGTCAAAAATACGACACTAAAATTACCACCAATTTCTTACGTAGATCATAGACTCACGTTAGATAAAACTGAAAAAGACTTGTACAACAAGTTTATTAAAGAGAATGTTCTTGCGTTTGATGAAACTGAACGTAACGTTCCTGTAGATGACGAAAATGCGACTTCATTCATTCCAGCAACCAACGCTGGGGTAAAAGCCTTAAAACTCTGGCAAATGGCTTCAGGTGCCCTTTATAAGCCACCAGAAGAACGTAAATCACCACATGACTTTTACCATATTCATTCCAAGAAAGCTGAATTTCTGGAACATATTCTAGAAACTTCAGACGGAAACGTTCTAGTATTCTACAATTTCAAATCGGATTTAATGATTCTTGAAAAAGAGTTACAAACCTTAGGTTACATCCATTACGGACGACCAAACAAAAAGAATCATCCCACTTACGCAGTATTCGACAAGTCTGTCGAACTCAAAAATGCATGGTGTGATCGCAAAATCAACGTCCTTCTCATGCAACCAGATTCCGCTGGAATCGGTATTAACATTCAATCAGGTGGACATACAATTGTTTGGTACACAATTCCTGTTCGACTAGATACGTACACACAGGCGAACGCTCGCTTGTTCCGTCAAGGACAAACAGAATCTGTTATTGTGCACCATCTTCTCACAAAAGGTACAATTGACGAGAAATTTAGAAACGCACTAGATATCAAAGAACGTAGCCAACAAGCCTTGCTTGAAGCTACGAAACAAGTTTTAGCGACACCTTATTTGTAACATAAAAAAGACCCTCAGTAATTCTACTGAGGGTTTCTGTTTATGGTAACACAAGTATGGCACCAGCACTAATTTCATTCATATTACGAATCTGATTAAGATTCGCTAATTCATCGATTCCTACTTTCACTTCACATGAAATTGAAGTAAGTGTATCCCCTTCTTGGATCTGATAAACGTATTTTCCGTCAGGACGTTTGTACAATTTATCCGATACAATATAAGGTGCTACAGTAGATGTAGTCGTAGACTCACCAGTTTCAGTCTTTGCAACAGATTGTTGCTCAGAATGAGCCGAGTCTTTAGCGGGTTCCCTTTGGGTTCCCTCTTGTACGGATTCTACTTGGGAAGCCTGTACAACAGAACCTTTTGGGTTAAATGTTGAAATAACAGATAAACCTAGCCAAAGAACAATTCCGCTACAAGTTAAACTTATAATTACCGAAAGTGTTCTTTCGAGTAATTTCTTTTTCATAATGAACCATTCCTTTCTTGATTTTTACGAGTCTTTGTTCTATACTAAGTATAGCCATATATGGACTAAGAATCAAGTGTTTTGTACAAAAAATTACAAAAAAAGTTTGGTTCACTATTCCGTTAGGTAATAATCTTGTTTCGTGTTTGTGGTAAACAAAAAAACAAGAAAAATACAACGAAGCCGAATTACGAAGTTCTCTCACACCAGGTAGAACAAAATAACGAAGCCAGAAAGAAGGAATTTAACATATGTCAAAAGCAGTTATGATTACAGGAACAGTAAAATATTCACACATTACACGTCACACTACAGATGAAGAATTAGTACGTGCTCAACAAGCTCGTAAATCAAAATTCAAAGACAATCCACATAGTTACGTATCATTAGAAAACGTACAAGTGATCCCGTCTGACCCATCTGGTCAATTAACACCAGCGGAACAATTAGTAGCGTCTCGTGAGTTCTTCACGAAAGCTTCAACACCAGGTGTCTTCTACTATCAACCAAAGAATGCATCGAACCGTTTAGCAAATGTGTTCGTAAAAAGTGCTGACGGAAACTACACACCTGTTAAAAATGATCGTGAATTAAAACAAGGAGTTCAAGTTGTTGTTCAATTACGTCAATATGAAGCATTTGCAAAACAACACTTCAATATGGATAGTATCTTCGTAAACTCTGAAGATGACTTCTATACAGGTAACAACAATACATTCCTAGCACAAGCTGGATTCAACGTTGTTGGTACACCTATTGTAACAGAAGTTCCAAAAGCAACAGCAACACCTGCTCCGCAACAACCTGTATCTCAACCTGTGCAACCACAACCAGGATATTTCGTTCCACAAAGTGCACCACAGGTGAACCCTAATTATAACCAACCGTTACCTGGAGTTGAACAACCTGTAACAGGTCCATATAACCCACCTGTTCAACCAACCGCACCAGTGCAACAAGTACCTTACCAAGCACCACAAGTTCCATATCAAAATGTGGATCCATTATTAAGTGGTGAAGGTATTCCAACAGACTCAGGTATCACTTACCAATAACATAAAACCACAAACACGAAACACATTACAGAGCCACTCTCCTATTTGGAGGGTGGTTATTATACATATATGGTCACTAAAAGGAGGAAACTTATGCAACGAACAAAACTATTCAAATCAATCACAACACCTGTGATTATCACCAATATTAGTCTCTTATTTATGCAAGTCTTTACCAACATCTTATCGAAACCAACAGAGGTTTCTGTGATGTTGAATCTTATTTTTCTAAGCATTAACGCTTTCTTGTCTCTGTTATTATTGCTTGCAATTGTTGGAGACAAATTATCTATTGCAGACCACAAAGGACGACTATTCTTGTTACTAATTTCGACACTAATGTATGGCGGATTCGCACATTTGTATCATTCACGTCCAGCAATTATGAAACAAGTACCAACATACGGTCTCCTAGATGAACTATCTGCTAAAAACGTCTATGATTTACCAACCTTAGAATATGTAGACGATGAATACTGGTATCTCAATAACGGTACCAAAATTGAGCGAAACGCAGATGTGATTGCAGTAGTCTACAACCCAACGTGTCACTTATGTCAAAAATCATCACATTCATATACAAAATATGAAGAACTTGCAAAAAGTAACGATAAACAAATTTTCGTTGTCAATGTAGCTACAAAAGTCGGTTCCACTCTCGCTCAAGCTCATAAAATTAAAGGTTACCCTCAAATGATTCACTTTAAGGAAAACAAACATATTGAAACATATGATTTATTTGACGAAAATACACATAAATTACACACGATCGAAGAAATCACATCATGGATTCTAAAATAACAACCGAAAGCAGGTGCCATCTATGGATCAACAACAAGTGTCACAACTATACTGGCACCCTTTGATTCAACGCATTAAACACAACCCAAGATGGACTATCTCAGAAGATAAACGTCCACTTGATATCGTTAAAATCTTACAACAAAACAATCAAACACCAACTCACTTACCTGGTGCCACTTACCGTGACGCCAGATGTTTGGTTCCATTAGATACTTTAGTCACTTATTTTGCGACACCTCCGAATATCACATATTTCTTAGATACAGCTTTAGACGATTTTCTAGTCATTGATATCGAAAAACATTGTCCAGCAGACTTAAAGCAACAACTGCTTCAGATACCACATTTGTATGCCGAATACTCTTCAAGCGGTACAGGGATTCATTTAATTGTACCTAAACCATCGAATTATTATGACTATCCAAATGCTTTGGACAAACCGTCTCTCCAATTTAGAGACCCTACCCCTCCACCACCACCAGAACAACCAAAAGTCTGGTTCGAAATCTTGCAACACCATTTCGTAAAATTCACAGGAAACCAAGTGCTGTTCCCACAAGGGCAACAACCACTGGAGCCGTTCTATGCAGAACTTGCTCAGAATGCCAAGAAAGTGGTTCGTGGAGATATCGAAACTGATATGGACCTCTCAATTGAAGATATTCCTGATGGCGAATGGATTATAGACCAACTAACAGGCTTCACCCCAGCTAAAGACCGCTCAGAGTATCATCTTCAGTCACACTATGATTATGCCACTATTGGTGTGATACGTCGTCAATGGAAGAAATTAAAATCATCTATGAAAATTAAACTAAACGGTCACGAATATACTGAAGCTGAAGAAGTCCTTCTTCTCTACCATGCTGTGTCAGAAACCTTACCGTGGCGTGATAAATATGGTGAATCCAGACTCGGTATGCCATATTTAATGTATGCTATTACAAACCAATTAGCTGAAGACAAAGGAAAGCAAGAAGAAAAGAAACAAAAGAAAGTAGGTAAAAACTCATGAAATCTTTAAAACACTTATTTGATGACACAGCAAACAAACTAGCTATTTGTTTCTTTACCCTTGTTAACAGCTATTATGTATTCTTTAAACTAACCTACAATCTCCATATGCGAGAAGTTGGGTTATACGTATCTATGAGTTTAGGAATCCAACTCCTTTACGCATTATGTGGCATCATCTTTGCACAAGAAAAAGAAAACAAAATTATTTATCTAATTGCTATGATACTACCAGTTCTACTTGCATTCTGGTATGTACCATTAGCTTTGAAAGGACTGTAATATGGATCAAGAATTAGAAAAACAACTCTTCCACCAATACATGATCAACACATTTAAGTACAAAGACGCAAAACCTTTGTTCTTAATTGTGGGGCGTACTGCTTCTGGTAAATCAACACTAGAAGCCCAACTTAATAACATTTATAAAGCAGAACCCATCAAATCGTACACAACAAGACCTGCTAGACCAAATGACGATACACATACCTTTGTAGACCAACAAGGGTTCGATGATATCCGAACCAGTTTAGTAGCCTACACTAAAATCAATGATTATGAGTACGGCGTCACTGCAAATCAACTGATTCGAGGAAGTTTCTATGTAATCGACCCAGTAGGTGTAGAATCACTTATCAATAGCGGATTCTTTAACCGTCAAAAACATATCTATCCCGTCATCATTCACTTAGATGTACCAGAAGACGTTCGTCTAGAACGTTTCTTAAAACGTGGTGGCACAAAAGAAGCTTTTTGTGACAGGCAAAAATCAGAAGATATTGTGTTCACACCACTAGCATCATTACACGAAACAAATACACCAATCGTCACCATCGACGGAACAGGTGAACCATCCGTTATCACAAGACAAGTATCAACGTTATATAAAACTTATAACCAACTACTACAAGCGTTAAAACCTTACTGGTTATTTAATACTACAATCGCAGATGGTTTGATGGCACTTGGAACAAAATTCCAAGACCGTAACTATATGTATAAACAATCGGTAGCTTACATTAAAGAAGATATCGAACTCATCACCAAACGTGTTCAAAATCTAGATTTAGAACCAATGATTTCTGTTAGTGAAATGGAAAATTGTTCCATTGAAGAAATGTCTGTTCAAATTGAACGAGAAAATAACCTCATGAAAGCATTTTCTGAAATCTTATTTGGAGCAACAGACATCCTGTATTATAAAGTAAAACAAAATGAACTATCTTTAAATGACGCTACAATCATTTTAGATACACTCTACGCTACTTTAACACTTAATCTGTCTATTCGTACTGATGAGTTTTTAGAACGCATAGAACGTCTTAAAAAGAAATATAAAGACACCTTAAATGAGGTCAAAGTATCACCTTCTATTACAAGAGACGATATTCCAACGCATCTTATCTCATTACCAAAAACAACATCAGATGGACGCACCCCTAAAAGAGAACTTGAAATTGCACTATATCTACCTGAGCACATTTTAAATGCCATCAACCCTGGGGATATGCAACTGTTAATTCAAGCTCTGGACGCAAACGTATCTACATTCTTAGAAGACCCTGCTAGATACCGTCAAATTTTAGAACAAGCCATCCCTAGAAAGAAAGGATAAAACTCGCTATGACAACACCTATTATTTATTCAAAAAACAACTGTGTCGAATGTTTACGTACCAAAGTTCATTTTCAAACATACGATTATGATTTTGAAGAACGAAAATTAGATCCAACTGCACCAGAAAACGCAGAATTGATGGACTTATTTAGAGCTAAAGGCTTTGCTTCTTTTCCTATCGTACAATATGGTAACACTTTAGATGAAGCATGGTCAGGACACAGAGAAAACTTACTGAAAGAACACTTTCCAGCTAAATAACAAGAAACCCGTAACCAGATGGTTACGGGTATTTTTTTTATCCTAATCTTGAAGAAACGGATATTTGAGGTATAGCATCAGTAAAGCTGTTACCACTAAAAGTGTTACAAACACATACTCGCTAGGTTGTCCTGTACGATAAATCCATAAATGGAAACCTTTCTTAATGCGAGCACCACCATTGTATTCACGGTACTGACTAATCGGATACCACCAACAGATACCACTTCTAGATAAATCATCCATCCATAGATGCACAAAGTATCCAAAAGCCACTGGTATCACTAAAGGTAACCCCACACTAGCTAGTAACAAAATTCCAAGAGCCCATGCTGTATGAGTCGCCCCTCTATGTTCCACTGGTAAGTAAAACCATCGTCCAAGTAACGAATTTGAACTATCAATATCTGGTAATAATGTCCCAAATGTATAAAGTGCTATAAAAATGATCCAGATAACCCATTCGTTATGAATACCAAGTGACACCAAAGGTCCAGACGCCTTTACATATAAAGCGTTACAAAATTCTTGAACATCTGGTGACACCCATTGATGTTGCACTCCGTAATCATAAGTTAGTTTCCCTATTACTGCTACAGAATGAGCGGACCAAATATGATTTTTTCCGAGCATTTCTTTAATTCCTTTCTATGTTACGCCATTTATGTACTAATTGTACCATGTTTTATGTACCACTGCAACGTGTAATACACGAGGCACTTGAGCTCGTTTCTGGGAGGGGAAACGAGCCGAGTTAGATTTTGAGTACCCCACTCTAATCGTGGGGATAATCAAAACACTAAACTAAACTCACTAAAAGAAAGAGAGGTTCATTTCATGAAATTAAATGACAAATTAGGGGTAATCGTGAATATTGCCCTACAACATAAAGTGGTTCCCGCACTTTTCGGTGACCCTGGTATCGGGAAATCGAGTTGGTTAGAAGCATTAGCCACAAAAGAAGGTACAAAATGCTTTACGGTTGCGTGTAACCAATTAGGGGACAAAACTGATCTTACTGGTGCAAGAACCGTTCCAGCAGATAAGAATCAACAAGACTGGAAACAAGTATTCTTCCCACATGCAGACATCTATGACGCTATTATGTATGCAGAGACACATCCAAAAGAAAAACCTAAATTATTACTTGACGAATATAACCGTACCACAGCAGATGTAACCAGTGCTGTTCTTTCTATTATTACGACAAAAACAATTGGGAACAAACGTATTCCACATAACTTAGATATCCTTATTGCTGGTAACGATAAAGGGAACATTGCAAGTCTGGATGAAGCATCTATTTCACGTACACTAGTATTAGACGTAGAACCAGATACACCTACATTCTTAGCATTACATACAGACTTACATCCTGTCCTACGTGAAGTATTAACCGCAAATCCTGATTTCATTTTTGGACGTCACTCTGAGTTACTTGCATCTATGAATCAAGGTGAAGAAGACGAGGATATGAGTGCCGATTACGAAATTTACGGTATGGACTCTACGATCGATCAAATCACAACACCTCGTACGATTAAATATCTATCAGATATTTTAAATCATATGCCAACTGAACTGATCAACTCTCTTATGAGTTCAACAATTACATTGAAACGTTATCCAGATGTAACTTGTTCAGAATTAGATGAAATCATCTTCGGTGCCGTTGGATATACAAAATTCGGTAACGAAGTTTCGACCAAATTCCCTACTTACATGGCGCAACAATCTGGTGTCAGCCAACAATCAGGAGCTGGGTTCGTTATCGCTAGACCGCCAATCATTGATGAATTACGTACCATGAGTTCCTATTCAGATATCGAAAATGCGGTCAGTCAATTAGACCATCACACAAAATCAATCTTACTTCAATTTGTTTTAACAGACCCTGAAGATAACAAAGAAATTATCAAAGCTTGTATGTCAACGATTGAAGAAACAGACGAAAATGGATTTCCAATTATCATTCACCCTGAAGTAGCAAAAACATTGTTCCAAGCAGGTGTAAGTGGAATGTTTGATAAAAACAACTTCGACTTTGCTCGTACATTCAAGAACTCAGCAGGTAACTACTTCCGTAACTTACCAACAGCGTAAAACTAGAACTAAGGAGGTTCCAACCTATGTGGAACATTACAAATCATAAACCAAGCCTATTGGAACCAACTGTTGTTCCAGCCTTTGTGAACCAACATCCACAAGGTGACGAAATTTTCGAGACATTCCAAAATGACATATTTACACAACTAGACCAACCCTTAAGACCAGGGTTGGATCCACAATATGTTTTCGATGGACAATCCGAAGATAAAGACTCACTTTCTGAAACATTCGTCACAGAATTATTCTTAGACGAAGGCGAATCTGACCGTAGTGTGAAGTTACGAGACTTTTTAGCTCAAACCCTACTTCACTATCAACCAAACTTTGAAACAATCGATAGTTCCTTATTGGTACAAAATGCAACAAAAGAAAATTTACCACTACCGATTGTTCAAGGAACAAAAAGTATCGTCTATACTGTCGCTACAGATGTGATCCCAACCGCTAAACAATATTTAGCAGGTCAAGTCTCCTTTGACTACTGGGCAACATCCTTTGGATTCACATTCCGTGTTCCAGCCCTTGTTATCAGTATGGACACACCTGATGTTTACAAAGAGTTTCAACATTACGTTCAAGCAACGGTCACACCACTCCAGTCTCAACTTCCTATGGATACAAATATAGCTCTACAGGAATTTTACAAAACAAATCTTGATGGTCTAGCTGAAGGTTTCCGTATCAGAGCCGATATTCATGACAACAATCAAGATTACTCTTTTGCACGTATCCTACATACCTGTGTCATGCAATTTGTCTCTCAAAACAATCAAACAGGTATTATTCCGACATCCTTCAAAGAAATCATACATCCAACTACAATTATGTTTCTAAATGTTGAAAAACATGCTCATAGTACCAACAGAGACATCACAAAAACATGGAACAGTGCTACTAAAATGTCCCAAACACCACTGTTAGGACTAAACAAAATCAAAAAGCTTTCTGAAGAAGAACAATTAGACGCTATGCGTCAACGTTCAAATAAGAGACGTAGTGCTTTACTCAATAACGATAAGCACCAATTAGGGCGTAAAAAGAAAGCGAGGCCTTTCGGAAAACACTTAAAAACAAGTAAGCAATTGACCAAAGAAATTGTACGTATTTTAAGTAAAATGAAGAAAGTTCGCATGTCCAATAACGTCATCAAAACACAGAAAACAACGTTCAACAAACCGAATCGTAGAGATCCAGATAACTATGATAAACCTGGTATCATTTATAGCCACCAATATGTACCTGATATTCACATCTATTTAGATACATCTGGTTCGATTAGTGAACAAAACTATAAAGAAGCGTGTATGGCAATTATTCAATTAGCCCAAACACTGAAAACGAAATTGTATCTCAACAGTTTCTCACACGTACTTTCACAACCAGCTTTGGTTGACATCGGAAACTGTTCTAAAGAAATCGCATGGAAACGTCTGCAAAGTATTCCTAAAGTTTCTGGAGGTACACGTTTCGAAAAAGTCTGGGATTATATTCAAAAATCACCACAACGAAAACAAGAGTTATCGATTATGATTACAGACTTCGACTATACACCATCAAATAGTTATACGAACCCACTTCCTAAGAACTTATTTTACGTTCCATGTGGTGGTTTCGAAATCAATGATTTACGCTACTTTGCAACACAATTTGTACAAAGTTCACGTCGTTTAGACACAAATCTTCGAAACAGAATCATTTTCTAACAAACCTGGGTAGAGACTTCTCTACCCTTTATACATAATTCACTAAAAGGAGGAAACAAAATGGTTGTACACAACTTTACTGGAAATACTGGAGGTAATAATACAAACGGTAACCCACCTTCAGGAAACATCCCTAACGGAAATCTTAATTTCGGGAACCGTTATCAACCAAACCCAAATCCTGGACAAGACGTTCCAGACTGTCTCTTAAACATGAACGACCGCTTCAAACATAAATCGAACTGTAAATTCCGTGAAGACGTGATTGACCAAACACTTTCCGTCCTTATCGGTCAAGAAAAACCGAATCCATTACTAATCGGTGAAGCTGGTGTTGGTAAAACAAAAATTGCCGAAGAAATCGCTCACCGTTTAGCAAATAATCACGTCACAATTCCAGACATCATCAAAGGTTCCGTTATCTTTGGTTTCCAACCAAGTAACTTAGTTGCTGGAAGTGGTATTCGTGGTCAATTAGAAGAAAAAGTAAAAGAGCTTCTAGAATTTGCATCCGACAAGAAAAATAAAGTTATTCTATTTATCGACGAAATTCATATGCTCTTTTCTGGTGACCCCTCTTACGAACAAATTTCTCAAATCTTAAAACCAGCTCTGTCTCGTGGAGACATTAAGGTTATTGGTGCAACAACAATGTCTGAAGCTCAAAAACTCTACAAAGATCCAGCTTTTGAACGTCGTATGCAATCAGTGATCGTCAACGAATTAACAGAAGAACAATCACTTGAAATCTTAGAAACAATCGCACCAAATTCTGCTCAATACTATGGTACCAACCCACTAACAACAGAATTATTACGTTTCATGGTAGACATGTCTCAAAAATATAGTAACGGTAAAAGCCACCAACCTGACGCATCGGTTACACTACTTGACCGTGTGTGTGCAAGACTTAACGTTAAACGTGGACGAGACATTGAAAACGCAAAAGACCCAAACACTGGAAACCCGCAACTGCTTCAAATCTTGCAAACAACGCCTATCGTTGTCAATGAAACAAATATTGAAGAAATCGCCGTCTCCTTACTACGTGGTCACGCATCAAATCCAACCGTAGATTACGACCAAGCAACAACCGAAATTAAAGAAACCGTCTTAGGACAAGACGAACAAATCGATTTTGTCATGTCTAAAGCCAAGAGGCGTAGTTTAGGTCTCTTTGAAACAACGAAACCTTTAGCCTTTCTCTGGGCAGGTAACTCTGGTACAGGTAAAACCGAACTAGCCAAACAAATCGCTAAACGTATCGTAGACACAGAACTTATTATCATCAATATGAACGAGTTCTCTGAATCACATCATACGGCACGTCTTATCGGTGCCCCAGCTGGTTACGTTGGATACGATAGCATGCAAGAATTACCACTAGACCCACTGAAAACGAATCCTTACCGAGTAATCTTACTGGACGAGTTCGAAAAAGCCCATCGTGACATAAGACGTCTCTTTATGACTGCTCTAGATGAAGGATACATGAAAACCGCTCGTGGTGAACGTATTCGTTTCGATAAAGCGATCATCATTGCTACGACAAACGAAGGTTTCTCTAACAAGAAAGAACCTGTTGTTGGATTTGGACAACAAACCACAACCGAAAACAACCTAAATGCAACACTAGACCGTTTCGAAGATACTTTTGAACCAGAAATCTTGAATCGTTTCCAAAACAATATTGTTGCGTTCAACGATATTTCAAGAGAAGTTTATGGTACAATCTTACAAAACGTTTATAAAAAACGTCTAGAATACATCGCTCTTAAGAAACCTAAATATAGAAAACGCTTTGCTGACGAACTAGATGAAACAACACTTCAAGAACTAATTAACAATTCTTATGTCAAAGAATTCAACGCTCATCCAGCAGGTGCTACTATTGACAATTACATCGAATCTCAAATCATCTAAGGAGGTATATATTAATGCCAATTACTATTGACACAACCGCTTCAGCACTTTCAAATGCAAGTCTAGCTTCAGATCCAAAATGGTTCCACTCGACCCTACTTACAGGAAACGGTGGAGCTAGAGGTCTTATTAATGACGCTACAGCATTTGCATCTGGAACAGTTTTTCCGCAACAATTACCACAAGATTATGAAATCAATGGTTTCGTAGCCAACTACATGAACAATAAAATCGTAAACGGTAATGTGGAAACAAACGTTATCGCAACAGCACCACTACCGTTAGATGTCATCCGCACTCACTCACAAGCGATTAATGACTACCATTTTACAACACCTTACGCAAAACAATTAATGTCATTCTTAAACCAACATCCTGAATACTGGGTTGACATCTTACCAGATAACCCTGTATTAAAACAAGAGTTAGAATATGCTAAAATTCATATCTCACCAGCTCAACTACAAATTCGTAATGACAAAACTAAAGGTGTAACAGACCGCCAATTACGCATCTACTATCACGTATTATATACGTTCAAAACAACAAGTGGTCACACATCTGAATTATCAACTGTTTTCTGGGACAATCTTCAAGTCAATACAATCACACTGATTAAAGATTGGGTTGAAGGACATACAAAGTATTCAATCTCAAATATGAAAAATGTTTCTTCACTAACTGACACAGATACACCTTTAGATACGTACTTACACAGCTTCACACTTTATGACGCTTTATCACAACAAGTAGAACTATGGACTACAAAGTTACCTGAACTTGTAGAATGTGCGATGAACAACTATGCAACAGAGCTAAACGCATCAAACGACTCAAGTTGTACCCAATACGCTCTAAACGTATCTCACTTATGTAAATATGTGTCTCAATATAGTGTTGACTTACATGCGTACAAAATTATTTTCGAAAAATTGACGCAAGCACCAATTCCAACAGAATATTTGACACAAGTATTGTATTCAAACTTACAGTTACTCTTATTTTCAACACTCACAAAGTTACACACAGATAGAAATCAATTAGCACATATTACTGCACCAAATCCAGCACCAGCCATTCCGTCTCACTTCACAGCTTCTCAACGTGGAGCTATTACGGATGAATCGCCATTAATTCTAACACAAGCTGGAGCTGGTACTGGTAAATCAACAACTCTACTTGCACGTATCGAATACATGAAAGAATGTGGTGTAGATCCAGAAACAATTACAGTACTATCGTTCACCAATGCTGGTGCTGATAATATCTCTGAGAAAAACCCACGTATCCAATCGATGACGATTGCACGTATGATTCACGAAATCTATGCTCATAACTATCCATCTCATCAATTAAGTACCGTGGATACGTTAGCGAACAGTTTATTTGCCATCGAAAATTACGTTTCAAGTGCAGATAAAACAACGTTGAAACAAATGGTCACTGGGCTACGTGATATTCGTAACAACAAACAAAAAGGTTATATGACCATCTTAGACATTGTATCTCACAAGTGGGACTCAGTGAAACGTCTCTTAGACGAAACACAACAAACAACTCTAGAATTAGAAATCATTACAGCTTACGCTCAAATCGATACATTAAATGTACCCGATCAATTTAAAACAAAACACTTAATTATCGACGAAGTTCAAGATAACTCACTTTTTGAGTTCATCTATACGCTAAAATATGCTCATAAATTCCAAACAAGTTTATTCATGGTTGGAGATGGTTCACAAACACTCTACGAGTTTCGTGCATCAAACCCCAAAGCATTAAACATTCTAGAAATGACAGAGTACTTCTCTACTCATCAATTAACGACAAACTATCGTTCAAATCAAGAAGTACTAGACTTTGCAAATCAAGTGTTAACAAATATTGAAGCGAACCAATTCGCTAAAATCCAGTTAACATCCAATGATTTAACACCTGTTACGAAACAATCGTTCCAAGAAAAAATCAAATTAACACATCACCGTGTGAACCGTCAATCAGATATTGAAGAATCTATTTTAAGTTGGTTAACTCAACCTGAAATGAAATCTTATATCGAAGATAAATTAGCAAACGGTGAACGTGTAGCCTTCTTGTCTCATAAAGGTTCTCACGTCAAAGAGATGGAACGAGTGCTTACAACATTGTATCCACAATACGATCTCGTAAACTTACGAAGCGACAGACCTTACACGTTATCTCTATTCTCTGCATTTGTCAAAGACGAAGCAGAAACACTACAAACGTTACCGATTGACCAGTTTCACGCAATGTTCCATCAAGCATTTAGCAAATACATCAGTAACGCTCAATCGAACCGTGGACAAGCAAACACATTAATGCAAAAATATGCCAATATTTTATTGGATAAATGGATTGCTGAATGTGCACAACCTGTAGCAAACGTTGCTTTAGCGTATAAAACGAAACAACTAACAGCAACTGAAGCTCGTAAAGAGTTAACGACACTTGTGTTACAGTGCGAAATTCGTCACAACGCAATGTTACAATCTCTATCGTCTCAACGTTCTGAAGAACGTAAAAACTCTGAACAAGCTAAAAATGCACCACTAATTGTCTCTACAATCCACAGTGCAAAAGGACTAGAATTTGACAACGTGGTACTGTTAGTATTAGACGACAAATTACCAGTTCAAGAACAAATGCGTATGTATTATGTCGGAATGACTCGTGCTCAAAAATCTGAGTATATCCTTGCGATTTCAAAAGCAAAAATTCCAACATTAACAACCATCTATGACGCACTACTGGAACAATATTAGGCACAAGAAAACCCGTAACCATTTGGTTACGGGTTCTTTTTTTCATCACGAATCAATTGTGATAATCTATGAGCTGGAGTAAACTTCAAATGTTGATACGAATCAACATGTTTATGTTCTCCTAATGGAACAGGATGTCCTTTTCTGGTTCGCACATTAAATGTACCAAACCCTACTAACAATACATCTTTTCCATGAATCAGTTGATTCTCTAACTCTGAAAGAAACTCTGTAGAAACAAGTTCTACTAACTGCTCCAATTCTTTTTTCGATAAATCACTCATTGATTCGTGTAATTCATAGTCCTTCAATCGTTTTGTCACGCATTTTACCAATGCTTTACGGCTCACACGGTTTTCAAACTTTGACATAGTGTTACGCACCTCTTTCTTCAAAATTGGTACGTGTTAGGCGATAATTCTACCAATAGTATACCATGAATCCCTTCAGCTGGCAACTAAAATGGTAAATCTAAATCATCCGCGTCTACATTTTTAGCTTCAGAATCAGAATCATACGCTTCAATCACTCGATTATCACCAGGTAATTCATGTCCAGACTCCCTGCGACGTTTCGCAGACTCTAGGGACGCTTGTTTACGCCAGCCTAGTAACTCATAATCACCTTGAGGGTTCAACTCTACATGTTTATTTAATTTCGGTAACGTCATATTCCATTCCGCCTTTCTACAAACCCTTAGTGGGACACCACTCAGGTACCCCTAGAGTTCGTTACTTTTAAAAATCTAAATCTACATCGTCTTCTTCTACTTCTTGTTCAACAGGTGGTGCCCACTGTTTCACAGCACTAGACGCTTTTACAAAAACTTTCTTATCGTCACGCATATCACGTCCGATAAATGAAGATTTGCGATACAATGATGAATCGACTTCACGTCGGTACACTTTTGCTTCAGCAACAGCTTGTTCTAAATCACGGTGTTCGATATTCTCTCTCACCTTAGATGGTTTAAACAAATCGTTATATTTACCTTCAAATACGTTCGCATTCTTAGACACTAAAGCTTCAAGGTCCTTAATCGTTCCGCCATATGCCAACGTATCCATAGGAGACGCAGTAGCTTGACGAAGACTGGTTTCAATATTCATCATATAGCCTTGATCATCAACCATCACTTTACTGATATTATCAATCAGTTCAGGGTTGATACCTACATTCATACCATCTTTATGATGATAAATACGTGTAGTTTGTTCGACCCAATCTTCACGAGACAACTCTACAGGTTTCCCGTTCTCACGAACAGGTTCCCAGAATGTTGCCCCATCAGCATCTACATGTTCTTCCAGTTTCACACCAGTCCATACGTGACGCATAGTTCCCATAAGTAATTCATACTTACGCCTTGCTTCAATCGGGTCATGTTTCGCTTGCAACACTGATTGTGTGGCTACATATGTTAATTCTAACACTTCTGTTGGAGCTAAATTACGTAACACACTCATACCCCGTTGTGAGAACATACCAGCAACACCAGTACCGAACGCTTTAACAGCGGTAGCGTATTGTGTGTTAATTTGATCCTCACGAGTGATCAGAGGTTTCTTGTGGTCCACGATATTATCAAAATCAATGTCACCTTCAGTACGACCATCACTGAGACCAAAGTAACGCATATACTCACGTAACTTCCCTACGCTACCTTTAGCACCTGTTTCAATACACGCATCATATACGCTCTTCAAGTGAGTAGCAGGGTCTTTGTAACTGATAGCAATCGCACATGAACTTTCAGTAAATGCTTGTCGGTAGAGTCCGTTTAATTCTTGAACGAATTGCATACGCCCTTCGTGTAACGATTTAACACCTTCAGGAAGTTGACCAGTTGCCATGTAACCTTGTTCGTAGTCATTAATACGCTGTTTAATGTCCACAAATTTTGCATCTAATTCTGGGTTCTTCCAACGAGCTACTTGCACGTCTAACCCTTGGTGAAGGTTTAGTTCATACAACCCTGTTTCTGGATCCTTAACTGCTTTATCAAGCAAGTTTCCAGCTACAGATAACTTCTCAAGAGCTTCACGTTTCGCACCTTTAGATTTCGGAGCAACAAGACCAACAGAGTCCCCATCAAAGTCTCCACTCATCGCTTCAACAACTGCTGGGTTAACCGCAACACCTGTTAGTTCATCATTGATAGCTACCTTAAACCCTCTGATACCACCTGAACGTAACACTGGGTCACGCCACAAGACAACAGGTTCACCTGGTTTCACACCTAAATGAGACACCATTGCACTACTCATAGATACTTCGTCCACACCTAAGTTCGTATCAGCGGTCCACACTGCTGTCGCAGAAGATTGTTGCTTATTCATCATGAGTCCTTCACGGAACAAATTGTGTTTTCCTTCGAACTTACGAGCCACAATATCGCTACGCATTGTTGCGTACGCACTTTCAGCTTTCGCAACAGCTTTTTTCATTGTAGCTTCTAATTTCGCTTTATCAACGTCACTAGCACCATCCATCTGACGAAGTGCATCACGATACTCAATAGATGCTTCAAACACAGTTACATAAGCACTTGTATACGCATGCGTATTCACTTGACCATCTTGCAACTCATGTCCGCTACGTAAGTTCGCACTGAGTACAGGTAACAAATAATTTCCGTTTTCATCTTGTGGTGTCATAACAGTATCCTCACCACTACCACGAAGTGGAAGCGGGAATGGTAACGTCATAAAGCCACCTTTGTCTTGAATCAACTCTTTAAACTCATTTACCATTACTTTCTTACTCAAGTTTCCTTTTTCAGTCAACAATAGTTCTGGTTCAGGAAAGACGTTACGTACTTCCCCAGTTTGAGGAGTATATTCTTGTTTAAAGTTTCCGTACTCATCGATATCAAAACCTAAAACAATTAAATGCTCACGTAAATCAATCAGTGCATTATTATTTGAACCATACAGTTCCTTCATGATTGCATCCGCACCATGACTATTGAGACCCCAAGCCAGTTGGGCTGACGCTTTACGTCCACGACCTTCCGCTACAGCTTCAGTATCGTAAATCTTAGTCTTATTATCTACAGTCATATGTGTGATAATCATACGAAGAGTACTTGCACCCGCTTCAATCACAGTTCCATCGTTCATCACAACATCGATTTTATCTCCGTCCATTAATTCACGAGCCGTACCTGCGTTGAAACGACTTACTGCTGGATAAGGAGCGGATACAATATCTACACCAGGGTTATTTCTGAAGAATAATACAGCATCTTTAATACCAAGAGCTTCAGCTTCTAACAGATCCATATCTGGGTCAATAATTTTCGAAATAACACCTTTGTTTCCATGAAACTCACATAATTTGTCCCCAACAATCAAGCTACGCATATTTCCGTTCACATCTCGAACCTGATGAGCATCAGCCCAAGCTTTACTTACAACGTTTCCATCTTCAAACGTTAAACCGTTAATAGGAACTTGAGCAACACGTACGTTCTCTACAATCGAACTTGCTTGCATAATATTACTTTGTACCATTTGCACACGGTCTGCTGGGTCATATTTAGAATATTCCATACCTAAACCATCTGCCATCAATGGTGCACGACTTTCTGTATCACCCTGAGTTAAACTACCATCTTCATTAATCTTCACATCTTCTGTCAAGTAACGAACAGTACCTTGGTTTGTTGCCCCACCTGTTGCAAGTGGATCAAAGTAACCATCAACGTTCTCATCCAGAACCGCCATATTACGTCCATCTACTAACGCAAATGTGCTATAGAAGTTATCGTTACGTGGATTTACGTTCGCACGATGTGTTGCTTGATACTCTGCATTAATCGTAGCCTCTTTAACGAATGATTTCGGATACTTCACACGAGACGCTTCCATACGAATAATACGGTTCGCCCACTCAGTACTTAGTCCTTCTTCAGCACTACGGTCAAAGAAATCTAAATCATGACGTGTGTCATATAAACGAGCGTAAACGCTGTTTAATGACGCAGGTTCCATCGATACCTCTTGACCTGTCGCTACTTGTTTTGCTAACTCGTAGCGTAACGTCATTTCCATTAAATCGGCGTAACCACGTAAACGTGTACGTTCCTCTACGGTCTTTTTCTCACCTGCCTTTTGAGGAAGAACATAGGCTTCATATCCTGGAGCTGATAAATAGTTTGGTGTCGCACCAAACGCTGTCTTAATATACCCTAATTCGCCTTTTGGCTCGAAAATTTGTCCGATAGTACCTTCGATAATGTGACTATCACCACTTCCAGCAGAACGTTTCGAATACTGTTTCGCACGATAAGAAACCAAACCTTGACCATCGATTAAAATATCTTCAGGATTCACTTCACATCCACGAGTCTCAAGTGTTGATTGAATCGCCTGATACATACGTCTCATAAATGGACTCTCTAATTCGACCATCTTACGTGCCGTATCCACATCAAAATAAACCAATTGGTTTCCTAAAATATTATGAGAGAAACTTTGTCCACGCATATCTTCAGCACGAATTCCTAGTTCCTGACAAGCAGAAACCAGATTATTTTGATTCCCGAATACATCGTCCACACCTTCCATGTAACGAGCTACATTCACGATATCGAAACGTTTCCCGTCACTATCTGATTGGAATGTACCAATGATCGCATCCACTACGTCGCTTGCATGTTCTTGCATCACAACTTCTGGATCCCCGTAATACACTAAATCATCATAATTCTCAGCACTTCCACCAAGAATCTCAGCTTTACGTTCATTATAATCATCAATCGTCACACCTGGGCGAAGTAATAAATCACTACGACCCGTCAATACGTCCCAATAAGACTTACGAATCTCTGCAATCAGTGAATCCCCAGTCAATAATTCTTCAGGAATCACCATTTCAGACTTCTCTACCCCAGCATATAACTGATCACGATAAGCTTGATACACTAAATCTTCACCAAGTTCCGCTTTAAAACGAGCTCTAGCACTCACTACAGCATCTTGTAAGAAGTTTACAGCAGGAACTTTGGAATTTGCCCAAGATTGACTCGCACTTGCTGGTGCCTTCCGATAAATGTTCACATGGTTCCCCTTAAAGGCTCTACCATTAATAACCAGTGGTTTATAAACGAAAGAACCGTTCCCACTGTTCGTCACATAAGTAATGTTTCTACTGACTGTAGTCGGAGTTGTAGAACCTTTTTTACGGAACTGATAAGATTCAATTCCTGTACGACCAACAAGTTCTCCGTCTACTTCCAATGGAACCCCTAAAGCGAACTGTAACAACGCAACAGTATCTTCCACATTAACATCATCATAAGTCACATTCTTACCGTCTTTTTGCATCGACGTATTGAAATAAATTTGAGCTCCATTATCGTACACACGACCAACGAAACGTTCATTTTCACGAGGCTCCGTCAAACGTACTGCAATACGAGTCCCTTTAATACGAGCCTGAATTTGACCTGGTAACGTATCAGGTGTCACCTCATACTCGTAACCATTTTCTTGTAAATACTGCAAGATAGCAATCGAACGATCAAATGCTTCGTTACTCATAAAGTTACCAGAATCAACCACGCTTGCTAGGTGTCTTGAAGCGATACTAAATTCACGTTCCGTCATATATTTCGCAAGTTTCGTCAACCCAGAAATATCATCATTTGTAAGTACTGGAATCTCGTTCAACTTCCCATAAGGAGACAATAAACTAACAGATGTTTGTTGCAGTTGCACATTACGATCCCTTAAACCTCTCATGAATCCTGCTAGACTCACATTTGCACGTTCCAGTTGTTCTTGACCGATAAACATTAAATCCGTACCAGCAACATTACCAGCAGAATTTCCTTCAAATAGATTCCAATAAGGTGATAACGGTACAACTTTTTGCTTATCAATCATTTGTCCATTAATATACGCAAAAAATTCCGCTCTATCAGCTACAATATTATCCTTCGTATACGTTACACGACCATCTGTTGCGTCCTCGATCACACTATTCATGGCTTCAATCAGCACTGGCGTTGTGATTGTATGATAAGACACTTCCATCCCACGAGCCTTTAGTCCACTCACGATGTTTGCCATAATACGGTTACGCATTGTACGACATTCAGAAACAGACCATCTACCGTCAATTTCACTGTTGGCAAACTCAATAGTGTTCCAGATTGTAAACTCATAAAAAGGCATCCGTAATTCTTCTCTTGCAAATGTACCCGTATACTCATTTACTAATTGTACAGCACTCATTTTTTTTGTCCACATCCTTTATCATTTTTTACAATCAAAAAAGGAGTGACCAAAAAGTCACCCCTTCCATGCTCTCAACATCACCAGATACCTAAAATTAGGCACTAGTCGTTTTTATAAAACAAACTAATGCAGTTAAGTTTTATTAAGAAACACCGACGTGCCTTTTTAGGTCCGCTGACCTTTTATCTTGTAACTCAATGATACCATAAATCGACCGAAAAAGCAACAAAAAACACGGCAACCGAAACAGTTACCGTGCTTACACACTCTTAGGTTTTTATTCAGTTAAATTAGATAATTAAATCAGCATCTTCGATAAGCTCAACGTTTTCAACGTCTTTAGTAGCTTTCTTAGAAGCACGTTTTGCTTTCTTAGGAGCTTCTTTTACTTCTTCAACAGCTGGTTCAGCTTTAGATTGAGACATAGCTTCAATTTGAGCTGATTTCACGTTTTCTGGAAGTGGTTGAGTAGCTTCGCCTAAAGTTTTAGTGTTGATATAAGCGTGAGTTACACCTTTGTTGTTTGGTTTCAACATAATATCAGCACGAACACCGTATGCAGTACCAATAACATTACCTTCTTTATCTAAAATGTCTTGTTTATTGTCACCTGCAACTTTAGCAATCGCTTCTAATTGAGAAGTAGAATATGGTAAACCGTTATTCACTTTACCCTCTTTATCAGTACGAGTTTCTAAGTGTAAGTTTTTCGCATCTTCGCCGTCACGTAAGTCACGAGCATCCACTTGAATGTCTAAATAATGACGAGTGATTTTGTTACCAGTCTTTTCTGACTCAACTGTATGTACCTGTTTGTCGTGTGCTAAAACGATCAAGTCACGACCTTTATATTGTGATTTAGCAAATCTCATTTGTTTTACCCCCTAGCCACTTAAGGCTCTTATAATTTATTTGGTTTGGGCTCAATCATTTTCAGTTCTAAAAATGATTTGCGTCCTGTCGTGCTTGCAGTAGTAGATAGAGATTATTCTCATGACTAGTATAGAGACTAAAATATACCTCTCCTACAAACAACCACATCATAACATACTAAGAACTTCTTGTCAAGTATTTTAATTGAACGGTAAGTTTATCTTGTCCCATTAAGGTCTTCCATAAATGGAGCAAATATCTGAAGCGGTCTCTTTCGACACCACTGAACTGTTTCCACTCTCCTGTTTCTCTCAGATGAGACATCAGGGGACACACACCCGAAACATCACCATTCATCACGTTATCGTATATTTCATTAATCATCATATTCCTCATTTTATGTATAAAAATAGGGTTGAACTCCCGCTCAACCCAAACCAAAAAATTGGACCTCTACTCAAACTATACATACATTAAGGTAATGATTCGAGTAAATGGATACCATTCATACGAATACTATACCCTAATGTATGATAAATGTCAAGCTTTAGCTACAATCTCATGGAAATACGCTTGGACTCCAATAGCTTCAATGTGTTGTTTCAACCTTAATGCTTCCACTAACGTATCGCAACTCTCGATCGGTTCATATTGAAACACAAAATCTTCCAAACGATAAAATTGTTTCAACTGAATACTAAGTTCACCTGTATCATGATTCGATACAATCACATATTGTTCCATAATCTACACTCCTTCATCGTCAGCACGTCTAAGTTGAATAACTGTGTTTTCAAACTTACGATGAGCAATCCATCCCCAGTTTTTTTGATTCGCAAACCACTTAGCACCCGCATAAGTTAACTTAAATTCGAGTGTATCGTTTAACTCGTCTAAATCTTCTTGTGTAATCACTTTCTTTGAATCAGCATCTGATGTACCATTTAACTCTGCAAGAGCTTGAGCTTCTTCTACGTGACGTCTTACATGACTCGTAGATACACGACTGAAGATTTCGATTGGTTTCCCATAATTATTTGTTGTCCAAAGAGAACCATTCTCTTGAATCTCTAATGAACGACGTCCATCAGTAGCGACCCACTCTACTAGCTCACCATAACATACTTTATAAGCTTGTTCTAATAAATGAGCCGTATTTCCAATCATATCACCGTCTAATCTGGCTTCTCCACCAGATCCATGTACAGCAATAATGTCGTTTGGAGCAATTCCGTTTGGACCATCCATCGCAAAACGAGGTGTTGCAAACTCTGAAAACTGTTCTCTCGCCAGATTAGTTGCTTGAATCTGTTCAGAGTAATCTTCGTTATCTGCTTGACGTACGTAAATTTCTTCAATGTCTTGAGACTGAATCACTTGGTTTACGATACTCATAATAGCGTCACTTGAAATATCCTGATCCACACGCATGAATGACTCGTCTGTATGTTCATATGCTTCCATATATTTTTCCTTTGCCATACGAGCCCAGTAAGCTTGTAAAATACGTTTATCTACCATCGCAAAGAAGTTCGGAATGTTTTGTAACAAATCAAAATCTTTCGTTGTAGACATTGTAGGTAACGTACTTAATGAATAATCTTTACCAGGAGACGGAATCTTATGATCAGCACCTTGTAACTTATATGCCATCGGTAAGGCTGTTTCGTTACGGTTCCAGATAGGACTGTCACCTGCACGAAGAACCACTGAGTTTGATGGACTAATAAACGCTAAGTCATTATAAGAAAGTACAGGTACTTCTGACGCACTCATCGTTTCAGATACAGACCCACTATCCAGTTCCACACCAGCAACGACACGAATATTATTCGTTCTTGAACTATTGAACACCTTATGTGTGGTACCAGACATTTTACTTACAGCGTCAATTGATGTATCATCTGTCGATTTTAAGAAAATAATGTTCGCTGTATTCCCTTGTGCAACTTTATCTTTAGAATCCCCATACACATCTTTTAATTGTTGTAGTACTTGTAAAATAAGCGTAAACTGTTGATCTTGCCCTAACCCGATAGATAGGTACGTCATAAAGTTCTTGATACCAGAACCATCTGATTCTAAGTTCCCTAACTCATCTAACATCCATCTAGTTTTGTACAACGGTTTTTGGTTCGCTTTCGTTAGATACGCTTTTTCAAAGTTCAACTCTGTTTGTTGACTGATGAAAATTAGTAACAGTTTGGCATATCCTTTTAAGTGAGGCGGTGTAATCATGAAGATTGCCTTTGGACGCTCTGTGTATCTTACTTTCGACATCGAAATAACAGGTACATCTACATCTGCTAACATATCAATCATATCCCCGAACTCATCAATATCTAAATACAATTCAGATTTTTTCATCATTGTGTAACCAAGAACTGCTTGTTGTAACTCTTCATTCCATTGTAGTTCTTCAAGAGAACCGTTACGAACAATTTTTTCTTGTAAAATCGGAGATTTCACATACATACGACCATTTGGTGATGTGCGGTAACCTTTCGTGAATTTAAAGTAAAAACTTTTCACGACCATATCATTGTCCATCATTTTCAGTTGTAACTTCACGTATGCTACATCATTCGGGAACTTTCCATCAAACATATATTCAGCCCAACCGTCCATACTTACAAGTCCGAAGTGGTCGAATTCTTTTCCATATTTCTTCGTAAATCCTGGATCCTCATATGCAGTCCATTCACCAAGCAACCCCTTAAGAGACAACTTACGAACATAATCAACGTCAAATTTCACGGACATACGACGAGGAAACGATAATGAACCCATATCTACGTTCTGACTTGGAGCACCACTTGTAATCGCTGAAATAGTTGGATCCGTAAAGAATACCATCTGAGTAATCGCAATCCCATATACAGACGCAATCGTCTTCTCACTACCACCCATCGCTTTCAGCGTCGCATCCGTGTTCAACACTTCGTTACGAATACGGTTACGTGGCAACTGTGCAGTAGCATTAAAATAAAGAGACAATAAGTCTAGTTCCTTATTTCCTTCCCAGATATACTCATCATAAAACTTCAATCGTTCTTCGTATGCTTCCTTGTCCGCATCACTCATGTTCGCAAACTCAGGATCATCTGGATTATACAACACATTCGGATTCTTACGTTTCTTACTAGAAAGTTGCGTAAATAACTGGTAACAGTTATAGAGTGTTACTCTACCCCACAACTCATCAATCTTCTGGTCAATCACAGACTGACGCATCCCTTTACGTTTACAATCAGCTACTAAGACTTTTTCTTCTTCTAAGAAATAGTCAATCAAACCAAACGCTGCACGTTTGAACGCATTGTTCGCCGCTTGAGGCCAGAAAGGATCTTGACCTCCTTCCGTTGGGAAGAATGTCTCTGCAATATTATTAACATAAGAAGCTGTCGCACCCATATTTCCCTCTCTGGCGGCGTCTCCCGCTAAACCAAGAGGATTGTAAATCGCAGTCCCCATCGTATTGATGAGGTTTAATTGTAACACTTCATATCCACGATTCTCAAAAGGAACCATGAATTTAACTGATAATTCACCCTTAGGGTCATTGACAATAATATTATGTTTCCGTTTTTCACGAGACCAAATATCTAGTAACGGTTCAATGTAGGTCTGCCCTTTCCCCGCACGAGTAATCGCAAGCACCATCGTGTTTACAGGAGCTGTATCTACAAAATATCCGCCAGATGGTGTTTGTACCTCATATGGAGGAAACTCCCAGTCACCATTAATTAAATCCGCTAACGTCTTATATTTCCCTACTTTGTCACGATTTTTACCACCTGGGTTATAAGGAATCTTGAATGGATTGAAACGACGTCTGAAGATATCTGGTGTATTACTCGCTTCAAAAAGCGATGTACCAAACGCTTCATCAATAATCGGTACAGACTCAAAGATACGGTTTCCATCTTTATCAAGTACAAAGTCACCCTTAAAGATCGTTTCACCATCTATGACCGTATCCTCTTTATAACGTTTGTAGCGTTTCACATGTTTCAGTTTCGGTAGTCTCGCCCACTCACGAATCTTTGATTCTTGAATACGAAACACCCCAAATACTTTAGAACCAAAACCTGTACGCCCAAATGAAACAAGACTTTGACCCACACTATAGCGTAACCACAAAAATGCATTCATCTTTGTTTTAAACTCATAGTGTGCGTGACCAAGTAAAGAATTGGCTTCACCAGTGAAATGAGCCCCACTATTTGGAACCACATGATAGTTCTCAAACATTTCAAGTGGTTGTTGAATATGTTGGTCATCTGCATATTGCATCAAACTTTTCGTATCATTACGTTTATTTTTACGTTGAATGTTATTCGCACGAAAACTAAAGATACTTCCAAATGCAATCAACCCAGCGATCCCACTAACCCACATCTTCCAATCAGGGGCATCTTTAACCCAATAAGTAACGGATTGTTCTTGCTTACGCTGTGCTTTTCTCTTCTCAATAATTCCCGTTGCTTCTAGTTCTTGTACCTTTTGTTGTTTCTTCTGGAACCATTCTGGTACAGGTACATCATCTGGAGACTTATATTGTGCATCTACATCTGGTAACCCATTAGAGTCTTTTCCTTGATACACTTCAACTCGCTGACCATCCACATAAGTCTTTGTTTTTCCCATATATGTAGAGAAATTTCCATCTGTATCGTACATCCCATACAGACCTTTGTGTTCCACAATTTGTCCAGCAGTCACGCCATCAGGAATCGTTTTTTGAAACTTACCCATCACCTGAGCACCCGCAAACGACCCCACACTGAGTAGAAACCATGTAATAGCAACCACTACAAACCCTAAGAAAACACTGGACGCAAATACGCCACCTAATTTCTGAGGACCTTCGATACGGCTACGCTCTAAGTCTTGTGTCCCGTGCACGTCACGTTGTTTTCCTTGATACTGATTGATTTCGTTCTTTCGATTAAACACTAATTTCACCTCTTTATGCTAAAAGAAAAGGAGTCGGGTTCAATACCCCAACCCCTCTTTTTAGTTCTTATTAAATACGTAACGATGTAGAAACTACACTTGCTACAGTTGATACTGTATCAGATACAGCTTGTGCTGTTTTAGGAGCGATACTTGCATCCGCTTGGAACTTCATACCAAGTAAGAAACCAATAACTGCTACCGCTACCGCAATCACTGCAAAAATAGCAATAATCGTAAATGTCCCACGTTTATTTAACGTATATTGACGGTCCGCTTCTGCTTTCCATACATTTGCTTGTTCTGTCAGACGACCTACTTCTTGTACGTGTAAGTCATCTTTGAATGTTAATTCCTCACGGTGTTTTTGAATTAATTCATCTAGTTCCGTTTGTGCTAGAGTTTTCGCTTCTGATAATTCAGTTGCTAAACGAGCGATATTTTCATCCTTTTCAGAAACCACTTGTGCTAAATGAGCATCTTTAGCTTGTAAGTTTTGCTCTGCATTCGCTTTCGCAAGTTCCATTTCAGCTTTCATAGATTCCAATTTTTGAGCATGTTCTTTTTCAAGATTTTCCACACGATTTTGAATCTCTAACTCACGACGAAGTGCATCTACACGAGCAATATCATGTTTACGGTTATCATCTAGTAACGCACATACACGAGCAAGTCCTTTTTCGTACACATCACGTTCACTTGCTAAACATTCAGAAAACTTATCTTTCATTAAGTCTGCTACATTTAACTCATAACGACGTGCTGTATCATAAATCATAGACACACGTTGTGTATCTAAATCACGGCGACCATCTTCAAATGCGCCTTGTAACTCTAAGCGACGGTTCATTTCATAACTATCTTTACGAGCTTGAAGTGATGGTTTATTCAATGCATCATATTTTTGTGTCCACGCTTGTGTCAAGCGTTCGATTTCTAATTGACGGTCTTCTTCATATTCAGCATCCATTTCACGGTGACGGTCATTAATGTCTCCATCTACTTCTGCTCGTTTCACGTCTTCATCTTCACGGATCGCATCTAGTTGTTTCTTAAACAATCCATCTTCATTGTTATAGTCCGCTTGATGTAAAATCTTCGTGTACCCTTCGTTCATTAACCCAAGATACGCTTCACGCATACGATTTACATTATGAGAACGAACTTGAACAAGTTCATCGTTCGCATTTGCGATTTCCATATTGATTTGTTTCACTAACCAGTCACTATCTTCGTCACCTGTACGTTCTTTAAGTAACTCTAATGATGGAACCTTATAGTCCCCGTACGCCATCTCGAACGCACTCATATCAACCGTTAAATCAATATCTGCATATACACGTTTTTTAAGTGTTTCTTCTACTGCTTCTGGAGACACAATTTCTGTTTCGTATTCTTCAAAATCTTCATCAGATAAACGAACATCTTCGTCTTCTTCTGATTCGTCATCTTCGTAGTCATCTTCATACGGATAATCTTCTTTGGAATCAACAGATTCAGTTTCATCTAGTGCAGATTCATCCTCTTCGACTTCGTGAGACTCAACAGGCTCATAATCTTCATCTTCTGTTTCTCCACTTTCTTCTAAAGTACTAAATAATGGTTTCTCATTTGCAAAACAATCAGCAACATCATTTAATGTGATTTCATGGTTTGTAAATTCAATAGATCCATCTTCATTTAAGAATACGATTTGGAACAACACATCTTCCCCATTTTGTTCTAATAAAAACGGATATTCTAATAACAATTCGATTTCATCTTCATTTGGTACCAATACTAACTTGTTATCTTGTAACAATTCTTGTGTCCCAAACACTGTAATCTGTGATGATTTGACAGCATTAATGAAACGTCCACGGTCTTCGTCCGTATTTTGTTTCTTCGATAAGCCACCGATTTGTTCGGTATCGATATACAAACCAACCACTCGTCCGTCTACTACTAGTAACCCATTATCTCTAGCTTCTTGTAGTACGTTTGCAACGACTGATTCTGCAACAATTTCTTCTAATGTATTTTTCTTTGCCATTTATAGGTGTCCCCTTTCATTAATAAACCTCAATATAAGCTTCTGATATTAATTGCGTCTTATTGTTCACAATCGAACGGTGCATATTTTTAACCGTTACACGTAAAGTACGTCTTAGTGAACGTCTGTTTAAAGCTCTAGCCACTTTCGTTTGTACAGTAGTTGTCACTGCACGAATCACGTCACGACCACCACCATCATCAGTAGAACGTCCCGCAACATCCGATACGATATACTCTGTTAACGCATGTTTGTTATCAAATACAATCGTAACACCATGTTTATCAAGTACAGTTTGTGCCATTTGGTCTAGTGCCTTTTCAGCAATTTTTATTTTCGTTTCCTTTGACAATGGAGCGAACGGAATTATCGCATCAACACGTCCTAGTAATTCTGGTGGGAATCTTACTTTGCCCCCATCTTTTGTCTCAGTTAACGATTTCTTCAATACTGGTAAAATCACATCTAAGTGTGAACTTAAATCTCCGTCTCGTCCATTCATGTAACTATCAATCGTTTGATACAATTCAGACCCCGCATTGGTAGTCATAATCACATGCACGTTTCTAAAAGAGATTTGACGATTAAATTTATTACGTAACTGCCCTTCATCTAGTAACTGTAAGAGTAACTTAATCACTTCGGCGCACGCTTTTTCAATCTCATCAATTAACAGAATCGAGAATGGACGTTCCCAGACTCTACGAGTCACTTCAGAACGAAACAATTCTAAACTTTCTGGTTGCGAAAAGTCGGACATATCCATACGGATAAAATTCTTGTCTCCTTTTACGAGTAACTCTGCTGTTGCTTTAGCAAGCTCCGTCTTACCAACCCCAGTTGAACCTGTAAACAACCAAACTCCTTTTGGTTTGTTTGGTCTCTCGAATCCAGCAAATTGATTCTGTAAATTTTCTTCAATAATTTTTGTAGCACCTGGTTGTGAATACACTCTTGTATCTAAGAATTTAGCAACCGTAAATGGATCCACTTCAATATCTAACTCAACATCATATCCGTCACGCAGTACTTCATGGACCAATTCTTGGTTCACTTTTCGATTCAAAAAGTTATGTTTCCCAATCATGGCATCTACAACGTCTTTTGATTTACGAGGCTGACTACGCTCTGGGAAATATTTATCTGTGATACGCACAATGTAGTAAGCTAAATCTTTTGGTAACTCAATTTTACCGCTGGCAAAATCTCGAATGATTTCAACAACAGTATCGTTTGTTAACTGTTCCAGTTTAATCGTTTGAAACCGTTCCGTTAAGGCTTGGTTCTCTGCCAGATACTTATCAAATTCTTCATAAGTAGTCGCACAGATGATACGTAGTCCTCTTGAACCCGATTTTTCCAAAATTGGTTTCAAGCCATCTAGTGCTAATTCTGAAATTTTCGCTAACTGATGGTACTCATCCATGAAGAGTACTAATTCACACTTAACTGTAATCATAGCTTCTTCTACTTCATCTGCTAACTGTTTCAACTTACCACTAAGTTCACTCACGTCTTTAATATCTGACGCAATACGTGCTAAATCGACTTCTAAATAGACTCGATTCGTATCAATACGAGCTAACTCATTTGCCAGTGCTGTTTTCCCTGAACCTGCTTCTGATAGGAACAAAGCGTTACATTTTTCAGCTCTCTCAAAGGTAGTAAGAGTCATTTCGATACTCTTATCACGCCCCCTAATTGGGGTCTGTCCTCCTACAAGAATACTTGTATATTGCTGTAAAAGTGAGCCGTTGCTGTCTTGTACATACGCTTGTACCAGTGTTTGATTCTCATTCAGGTTTCTCACCTCTTTACTTCATATTTTATGTGAACCGTTGTTCACTTCCATGACCTTATGTTACCACATATATGGACTAACATCAAGTATTATCTACCCAATTTCTAAATTTTCTTCAGCTTCATGTACAGTGGCTTTAATTTCATGCAATAACTCTAGTTCGTAGTCTTCTTCAAGTGTAACAGTCTGTACTCGTTTCAACTCTTTGATTCCAGAATCCGTCCGTCTAAGAACACCGTTATCGCTAAATTTATCCGCAAAAGCCTTCATTTCTAGAACATCTTTTTCTGGTAACTCTTTTATATAGTCCTGTTGCCCTGTTTTTTCAAGATAGTCTTTTGCAAGAACAAACGCATCGTACCTCTCGTACGCTAATTTCTTAAACTGTTCAATATATCCTACAGAAATACGAGCATCATGACCCCAGTCATTTTCCAAATGATGTAAGTCCGCCATTTTCGATTCTTCAAAAGAATGCATTGGTTTACGTTTCACACCTTGCCCGTCAAACGTGTATCCTTCATATTCAAGCATCCGCTCGAAAGCCTCTAGTCTCTTTCCATACGATTCACTTTGTTTCCTTATACGACTCTGGATACGAGGAGCATCTTTCTTCAAGTAACGTCCACCATCAACACCATATAACTCTTGCCCTAATTTCTCGGCTAAATCAGAACGAAGTGTGTATAACAACTTATCGTTCATCATTTTTTCCATGCCTTCGATATACTTCCTCTGGGCAATCAGCTCTTTCATTTCTTCTTCGATATCATCTTCCAAATGTAAAAATGGTACTAATTTCTGATACTTTGCTAAACACAGTTCCTGGTAATACCGCTCAATCGCTAAGTAATCAAGAACACTTTGACCTGAATCAGAAACAGTTTCACCCTTCAATGTTTCATAGTCCTGATCCATTTTCTTTGCTACTTCTTTATGATACCCTAAACGAGCCGAATAGCTTCGTAATCTAAAGCTAAACTCTACAAGTGGATCTTCTGTAGAAGCTGTTAATTCGTCCAGCGGTGTGCTCATGGCTTCAAGCATTGGTGTCGTAAGCTGTCTCTTCTCTTCTGGAATCTTCTTCAAGACACCATAAACAGCGTTCACACATTCATCCACTACACGGTTTCGTCCATTGGAGACAAACATGTCTCGTTCCTTGATAGACAAATCTTCTTTCTCCATACGAGTATCTGCGTACTCGTATAATCGTCTCATTAAGGTTGCGTACCCAGACCTATCGCTCTGGAGCAACTCTGTCACGAACAATCTTGCGACCATATTGGCTTTTTGCATGTCACGTCTATTCGTTCCTGCTCGCCACTTCGACATATCATCTGGTAAACACGCTAATAGAAACTGTAAATTTCCACGATTCTTTACTAACTGTGACGTAAAGGACTTCACATAAGACTTCACATTCTGTTTGTCTACATTAATGTTACTATTCATGAATTGCATTGTTTTTTCTTTATCTAAACTAAGTTCAATCCCATGTCTAAGAGCTCTCTTAGCTGTTTCATTTAACTTTCCTCGTTGATAAAAATCTTTTGCAAGTGTCCCTTCCCCACGGTCCACCATCGCTAAGTGACAGTGTACATGTTCCGTGTCTACTTGAATAACACCGATATACTGCAAATCATCATATTCACGAGCCATATGTCTAAGACCATTCATCACAGCTCGTCTAAGTTTTAACTGGTCTACATTCCCTCTTAAATCCCCACGGTTTCGTACCTTAAAGTCACTTGGAAGAATCCCATGGCTCTTTAAATAATCAGTATCAAAAGACAATACCGTCTTCATAACGGTTTTTCCTGAATCAAATTGTGTTTGAATATCGTTACTAGCAAGTTGCAACTTCTCGTGACTTAAAGATACGTCCCCATATCCAAACGCAATCCCGCTTTGACCGTCCGTCTCCCGAATATTCGGTTTCACTTCAGGTCTATCATGAGCTTTTTCTGTTGCACTCCTGCGTGCCATATAACGCATCACAAAAGCGTCCCCGTCATAGTATGTTGCGGGAGTGATTGGTTCCGTAGCACGAGGACGTGACATATACCGTGTCACATATTCACCAGGCGTTCCGCCTCTACTTCCACCACCCATCGGCAACTTTCTCGTAAATTCATTAACAATAACGATATCTTGTTTCAAACCCACTTGCTTCACCTCATTTCATCAAAAAAGAGGTTGGGTTAAACCCCAACCCCTCACGGTTTTATTGTTATAATTCTGGTCCATTATCTTCTGCTTCATCTTGCATAAACTCTGGTTTACGCATTTTTTGGAAGCGAGACTCGAACTCATTGAATCGTTTTTCTTCTTTTGGATCTGATTTAGCTACCAACGGTGCACCTACGTTTTCAAGTAATGCTGTTGCTTCTTTACTTACTTCAGAAACCACTTCTGGTTCTTTTGTTTCAACAACGTCTACTTCTTCGGTTTCCACTTCTGGATCCACTTCTTCTTCAGCTTCATAGTCATCTTCGTACTCAAAATCATCTGATTCTTCATACGAATCTACTACAGAAGCACTAACTTGGGCAAATCGTTCTTTAAACGAAACAACGCTTTGTCCAATTAACGCTTCAATATTTTCCATCGTCTCACACACACGTTCAATCACACTTGGCTCTCTAGTTTCTAACACTTCTTCGAAATACAAGTCTTCGTATAAATCTAAGAATCCTGGTTCTGGGTACGCTTTATTACGACTAACCCCTACGAACCCTTCCACACCGTCGAAAACAGGTTCCACATTATCAAACGGAATAAAATATGGTTCAAACCCACGAGTACCATCAATACTTGATAAAGCAATGGTATAAGAACCTTCTGGTTCTGGTTCCGTATAAACAAGTAACCCATTTGGACCTTCATATGAATAAATGTTCATTGGAATATGAAGCTCGACACCTTGATAACCATGTTGTTCGCTCATTGCTAATAAACGAGCATCAAAATCAGCATCATATAACCCTAGTAACACTAAACGAGCTAAATCTGCTTCAGATGGTTCTAGTAACACTTTTGTGCGAGACACACGTTCTGGTAACGCAATAAATCCATGAACCTCACGCCCATCTTCATTTGGAACAATATTATGGGCAGATACTGTACGAATATAACCACTCACTTCAAAGATTGGTTTCGTGAAAGGATTGCTTCCTTCGGCTCTATCCGGTAACACTCGTACTAATGGTTCATCCATATAGACACGAGCCACGTCGTTCCAAGAATGGACACGTCCGTCTTCGACCGCTTTATCAATATCCCCTACAAGGCTCACTAATTGAGCTTTATTTAATGCGGGTGTTGTCACCCATTTTCTGTTATTTGACATCTAGTTTCCTCCTTTAGTTCACAACAGTTGCAGTGATGTCAGAAATGTTTCCGTCTGCTGTGACTGTGATTTCCATAAATGCGTGAGCGGTCCCTTGACCCCCTGTTTCTGATTTTGATGTTACATCAACTTCAGCTAAATATTTGTAACTTGTTCCAATCGATACTGGATACAGAACCAATTTATCATACGTAATCTGTAACTTATTCGTATCGATCTCGTTGTAATGTTTTCCGTTTCCGTCTACACGGTCAGGAAATGTTGGTAAGAAGTTCGTTAGTAACGAACTATCTTCTTTCAAACCATATTCTGATTTCAAACTTTCACGCATCTTCATATATTCATCATAAGAAGACCATGTAAAGATTTTCTTCAAGAACTCATCGATTTTTACCTTGTCACGGTCTAATCGTTCCAAGTCAATTCCTGTACCTTCGCCTACGGCATCATATACAGTCTTTTCTTTACTTGTACCTAGTGTTGCAATTTCATTCTTCACACCACTTAATGCAACAGAAACGTCGTTATACTCACTTTGGAATACACTATGAATCCCTAAGCTACCAAGAAGGGAACCCACAAATACAACGCCAGTTGCAATCGTTACTTTTAATGATTTATCTAGAGCCATTTGTCGTAGTCTCCTCCTTATTGTAGTTATCAATTAATTGACGACTGTTTGTACCAGAAGCTTTCGCACCATGTACTGTTACATGTCGTTGTACATCTTTGAAGACACCATTTACGGTATCATATTTCGCTAATGTGTACGCCATCACTTGACCTGTTTTGTTACGTGCAACCCACGCAACATCACTCTCAGTACGGTCATATGCGAATTTCGTCTCAAACGTCCACATCCAAGAATCTTTGTTGTTCGAACTATTCGTGTACCATGGTACACGAGCATTTTTATCCTTGTCACCGAAATACTTATCTAGTTTTTCAGCAGTTTCTTTTAATTTTGTACCACTTGAATACTCGTTTTGAAGTGTTGCTACTTCTGCTCCTTTTGTATTCGTAGACGCTTGTGTGTCTTTGACAACTTTTGTTGTTACAACTTCTTCCTCACGTAGTTTTTTCAGTTCATCCTTACGTTGCGCTAATTCAATCTTCAACGCATCTGTTTTTTCAATCGTTTGATGAACAGAAAATCCAGTGAAACCGATAATTGCAATCGAACCAATAATAAACCCAGCAGTTAACACTGGTTTCCATTTAATAGGTTTCATGAATGGGTATCATCCTTTCTAGGAATTAATTTGTTTTCGTATCTATATTATAACAAGACTTGCTCCAAAAAGCAAGCCTTGTTACCTCATATATGGACTAACTTTTAGTGATTTTGGTCTGCAATGTTACTTGAAGCTGAACCACGTTGTCCACCTGTTGCATTTTTCTCATTTGGAATCGATGTAGATCCATTTTCAGAACTTAAAATGTTCTTATATTTCGAGTTTGTCTCTTGTTTAACATTACGAAACACTCTAAATGTTTCATATAATGTTCCTGGAAGTTGGAACAACGCTGGTGAACGTGATTCTGTACCAGCACCACTACGTTGATACTTCCCTTCGTTCGTAGACTCAGGTCCCGCACCAACCGAACCTTGCATCAGTTCCCCTGGGTTATCAGGACGCATTTCACGAACGATTTTGTTCCCTAAATAAATCATGATGTGTTGAACGCCATCTGCTTCCCAACGGATAAACACATCCCCTGGTTGTAATTTACTTACATCTTGGTTCCAGTTTACTTCTTCCCACTTATCACTGGTTTGCAAGTAAGCCAGTTGTTGCTCAACAGCACCAACTGGGAAATCGTCGTCAGCTCCCGACCAGCGGATAGCTGTCGCAGCACTTCTGTCACAAGATTGATTGTAACTGTCTCCTGGGAAAATAAGCTCTTTTACTTTCTTATAAATCTCAGTCCCATTATTCAGTACCGATTGGTCCATTCTGTCCCACGCAATTGAAACAGCTGCACGGGCGATACTTGAGTTATCATAATTTCCCGTACGGCTCGTTTCACAACGACTGAGCACTGCATTTGCACCATTATTTGAAGCTTCAACTTTAGCAGTTTTTGCGATCGCTAATACACTTTCCCCATAAGCAGAATCCGTCTTCATGTCACTCATTTTTGAGTACCAGTAGTCTGCTCTTGAACGACGTTCCTCTTGTGCCAAAGTGGTATTCCCCTCGTATCCCGCTGCAAAATCGCTCGCAGCTTCCGCTGGCGATCCCCATTTTGTTGCAGTATATTTCGCAAGCCACGCACCACGGTTATCCGCACTTAACATATAAGCCACTTGAGCCTCTACCGTACCCCATTTTGCACTTGTACTTTTCACCCATTCAGAGAACTGGTGCTGGCGACCACCTGTGATTTGCCATAAACCGATACCAATAGAACCCCCACCTGCTTCGTAGGTTGGTTTATCTAAACTGATACCAGCTCTTGCGTACGCTGGATACAACACTTCGTCCAGATATTTACGTTTGTTATTGAAGATATCTTCTTTCTTTGGACCCATTTGGAATGGTTCCCCATAAAACCCTTCGACCATTGTAGGATCAAGTTTCGACTCCGCTTCTGCGTTCCCTAAAGCACCTGCGATTTGTTCGTCCGACCATCCTGCGGTACGAAGTGCAGAAACAATTTTATTTGCCGTTTCAAACCGTTTCGCTTCATTTTGACCCGCGTTGAAATTCGCTGTTTCACTGGAAGCAATTTGAGTTGTTTTCTCTGCTTCTGGACCACATCCAACTAATGTATCATCTACTCGTTGTGCCGTACTAAAGAACACAAAGATTAACGCACCACCGATACTGGCAATAGTAGCTACGATACCACCAACTGCCCAGGCACCCATACCAATAATGCTTCCCACGAAGTTACTAATACCGTTAATCAACCCTGTGATCCAACCAATAGCACCTTGTAGTGCATTTGCACCCATCTTCAAAGCGTTATTTAAGAATGAGAGTTTAAGGAAAAATTCACCACCATTTTTTGCAGTATTAACTATTTGGTGAACCTTTTGAAACGTACGTTTAGCGTTCTGTGTATCCCCTACGGCGTCTCCATCCATTTTAGAAACGGTTTGCTGGCTACCTTTGATGGATTTTGCTTGTTGTTTTTGATCATTCAACTCTTGTGCCTTTTCAGCAAATTCCGCATTTTCCCCGTTCGCTTGTTCAGTACCTTCTTTAATTTTATCGATAACTTCTTTTGAAGAATCAGATTTCGTACCTTGTGGTTCAGTATTAGAACCAGCATCCATTTTTACTAGACCTGATTGTTGATTCTTTAAATTATCCGTCCCAATTTTCTTGCTCATTTATACTCCCCTTCCATAAAGTGGAACACGCACTCCTTCGAGTGCGGTCCCTCTTATTGATTCTAATAAACACGTAACACAGATTCTGACGCATTTACTGTATAGTTTTGAGATACATTTTCTAGTTGTAACTCTAAGTCTAACAACTTAGGTAACTCTGTTTTCTGATACTTCTCTTTTAGGTTCTGATATTCAGACCATGCTTTTTGTACATTCGCTACAACAGATGAAGCTTCTTGAATAATACTTAACCCGCGACCATCATTTGTCAACGCATTAAAGTCGGTTCCATCATTTAGTTTCCACTTCACATCGTTTAAGTTTGTACTTGTACTTACGTCCTTTTCATTTCGTTTCGCACGAATCGTTTCAAAAAGTGATTTCCCTTCTTTACGAACCAATGATCCATACGAACCAAGTGACGCATCTTGCCATGTAAAGTTATATCCTTGTGGGTACGTATATTTCGTTTCTAAATACAACTTCCCTTCAATGTCTGTCACTTTGTCACCCTTAATATCATCCGTTGGACTTGGTACCACTAATGAACGTCCATCAATGTTCAATTCTTTTGCACGACGTGTATATTCATCAATCGCTGATAACTTCGCTTTCATTTCTACCAGTAACTTATGAAGGTCTGCTCGTACAGCTTCTTCTTGACGTTTTAGGACCATTTCTTCGAATAATTTCGCTACATGCGTTTCGTCTCCATCAAGTGTTTCTAACACTTCAACACCAGTTGCACCAGGGTTAATGTTGAGTCGAATTTGATCATATTTTGCAAATGACTCACGACCTGTTTCTTCATGTACTTTCGCAGTAACTGGTACTAACTCAGAGTTTCCACGAAGCGTTAATTCTAACACTTGTGATTCAAATCCAGCTTCGTTTGTTAAATAAATTCCCATGTATCCAGTAGAACCGAACACATAAATACTTCCTGCTGGTTTATACGACCAGTTTGATTTGTTTCCTGAAACTTTCGTAACCCCTAAGAACATTTGATAGTCGTTCGCATTTGCAGATACTTTTGTGATGTCTTTAAATTTCAGTAACACAAATGCTTTTGTCTTATCAGCATTCGTAAACACGTTTACGACTTGTCCTTCACTTTCCGTACGACTCATCTTAAAGGTTGTTGAATAAGACGCCACAGTTGTTAACCGATTGGCATCATATTTATATTGCGAATATGCCCCCAAACTGATACATGCTAATAATACCATACTCACGAAACCAATTAACAACCCAAAGCGTTGAATCGTATAATGCGCTCCACCAAAGCGTAACCATTTAGGGATTGATTTTTTCTTTTTTGTCATAAATTCAATCATTCCTTTCACATTCATTTCGATACATTTATTGTACCACATGTTAGTCCATATATCAACCAACGTAACTTATATTCTCATTAAAAAACGAGGTGGTAACCACCACCCCGTCACAGAATTTATTGATTTAATTAAAAGTATAATCTTAACAATGGTAACACTTGTGTGTTCAATGTATCAAGTACGTCTTGTGTGTTTGTACTGAAGTCTAATAAAATCTTCAATCCACTAAGTGTTAATGCACCACCAAATAGTAAGGCACCAATTACTTTACCCCAGTTCGTTTGAGCACGTTCTGATGTAAAGTGTTTGAAAATTTGCCATCCCGCATAAAGAATCAAACCTAAACCAGCGAGTCCAGCTAACGCTGCACCAATCCCTTGTCCTTCTTTAGTAGCGTTCTTTACGATACGTGTAAAAGCATTATCTGCTGATAAATACGCACCCACTTGCATTAAATGAAAGTTTAAATTTGTTAACATATTCATCTGTCCTTTCTGTAGTATAGTTTTGTTTAGTAGAGATAGATACCAATGTCTGAATGGTACGCATTTACACGACACACACCAGTATCTACATCTACCAGTATAACAACTTATGAAAATGTTGTCAAGTTTTTACGAAGAATTTACTTCACTCGACGTTTGATTTGTTTCTTCGCTTTTTGTTGCGTCTTAGCGTAACGTTCCCCTGCTTTCTTAGACTCTTTACGAGTTTTACGACGCTCTTTACGTTCTTGTTTATCTTTATGACTCCACAACGCATCATATTCGATACCACGGTCACGGTGAGCAATGGTGTTACGTTTTTCTGTATCTTCGCTTAGTTTTTCTAAACGTTTTTCTTTACGTTTCTCAGCAGATTCTTCCATTAATTGGTTGAATGATGATTTACGAGACGTATCAAATAATGACTCATTATTCTCATCACGTTCTACGTTACGCTCTGCTAACTCTTGACGATGTTCATTATAATGTAGTCCAGCATAAGTCACATCTTTTGCAGTATCAACGGCACTTGTCACACCATCTTTAATCGTTGTAAGTGGCGCTTCACGTAATTGATCCACAACTTTCTTAAATGAAGATTTCGGTTTATCTTCCCCTTGACCTTGATTCTTACTAATTTGTTTCACTTTACGTTTTTGTTGTAAGCTATAAATAGCCCCACCTAAAGCTGTACCATGGAACGCTTCTTTTGTCTTTTGACCTAAGTCTTTTAGTTCTCCGCCAGCATTTGTTGCTACGTCTGCTACATATTGTCCAGCAGATGAATTTTTCGCTTTTTCAAGTAAGTTATTCCCTGCTTCAGTAGCAATACGTAAGCCTCCACCTTGACGGTTACCTTCTTCGTCTTTCTTACCAAGAACTGCGTTTGCACCTAGACCCGCAAGTCCTAACGCACCAGCTTTCGTTTGAAGAGCTGTATCTTTAAGAGATGGTGTTTTCTCGTTCCACTTCATACCACCGTTACCATTTGTACCGATGATTTGGTGAACAATCGCTTCGATTGTTTCATTGAAACCATGAATAAATTCTTTACGATTCTTAAGAGCTACTTGACCTAAGAAGAAACAGATAAAGCATGTCAATGCTGAAGCAAGTCCTTCGTAACTAGAAACAACAATCGCATTGTCCGCATTTGGTGCTACTGCAAGCATCGCACTTAATGCTACAGGAACTGCAAACAAAATTTCTTTAAAGATTTGGTAGAAGAATACTGTCCCGAATACGGATAGTAACAAGAGTACAAACGCACCCATGATACGTGCAATACCGTTCACAGCACCTACACTGACTTTAAACATGTTTCCAATAATCGTAAACGCACTTGAAACAGAATCTTTGACCATTCCGCTAATATACATGATACCAACTACTGAAACGGTAAACATTAGAAACACTGTTTCTAACCAGTATAAGAAGCTTAATACTCCGCCACCAGCGATATTGACCGCATAGTGGTTACTACGTGCAATCAAACTTGATGTGTTCGTTGCAGACGTCATTGTAAGTGAACGACCATTGAACTCACTTGATAAGTAATTATAGATCGATAAAGGACTGAAACCACCCTTTTCAACCGTTACGGTTGTTAATTTTCCAGCATGTTCTACTTGAACCCCATTTGCATTTGTTGCAGTTAGTAATTTAGGTTTTTGTTCACCTTCAAATCCACTTTCAATGAATTTTTTCACTTCGTTTTTGTTTTGTAATTTCTTACCAAACAAACTGTCAACAGTTTCACCTGTTTTAATCATAGATTCATATTCAGAAGCAAGATACGCTTTATTCGACATAAACTTAATAATACGATCCATTACTAAGTCTGTTTTTGCGTTCGCTTTGTCCGTTGCATATTGATCTAACTGACGGTCTAAACCACGAGACCCTTGAGAAGCATCGATCGTACCGTCTTGTTTACGACCAGCAATACGTCCAGCTTCTGCGTCACTACTTGCGTTATTCGAAGCAAGTACCATCTTACGTAAATTCTTAACAGTATTTCCTGTTAACCCTTGTGCTTCACGGTCATACACTAAACTGATACCATTGGTACTCATTCCATTTTCAGTAACGTTTTTCTCGAAATCAAATAAAATTGAATTCACTTGTTGGTCTACGTTTTTGCTACTTGTATTGATACCAGACATGTATCCAATAGCTGAAGTGTACACACTTCCTAGTAACGGAAATACAAGTCCTACAAAGGCTAGTAACGCAATTCCTTTACGTAACCAAGCAACTGATTTGAACATATTTGTTGAGAAGAACAACCATAGAATCGCAAGTAAGATAATCACAGGTACTGTGACATTCACAGCAAGATTCGTTAAAGCTGTATAAAACTCCGCAATCGTTTTTCCGATCGCACCCATCCATGATTCTTCACCAAGACCAGTGAAATCTTGTAAATTGTTCACACTTTGAAGTGCCTGTGTAAATAAACGGAACGGATTAATGAAGTTCAACATTTGACCAACAGCTGACCACATGTTGTCAATAGCACGAATCGCAGTTAAACCTGCCCACATGAGGACCCCTTGCAACATACGAAATGGCTTCGCAATGAGGTCACCATCAATGGCATCAAGTCCTGCACTCTTCATTGCTTCACCGTAAATAACGTATCCACTAAAATCTAGACCTGTATTTCCAAACGCTGGTGTTTCCGAAGTTTTCGTAACCCCTAATTGGTCATAAGAGATAGATGAATTGGCTTTTGTAATCTCAACAGACGTAAAAGCGATACTCCCTTTTGAACGGTCTTTGTCACGAACTCCAAGGAAGTTCCCCACTTCCCCGTTCGTGATTTTCTTTGCTACTTTTGCAAAAGTGTTCTTACCCTTTGCGGTATATTCTTCCATTACTTGAGCGACGTCGCTGGCAGTATTGTAGAATGTATATTGTTCTGATTCTTCAGCAGAGAACATATTTGGAGCATTTGATACAAAAAACATGAACACAATACTTAAGAGTGTTGCTAGTTTTATTAATCGTTTCTTCATTTGACTCTCCTTCCTACAAACGTAAATCATGTGTAAAGACTACGTTTGACATGTTTCTTCGAATATAACTGATACCACGTTTTGTTTTTAACGTTGTTGCTAAAGCAGGTGGTACCGAACCTGAGACATTCTCATTAAATAGCTTTAGACTTTGGTCTGACATTGAACCTAAGATTGTGTAGTCAGCAGATACGTACTGATTAAATTCCACATCTTCTAACATTTCTTGTGTGCTATCATATAATAACACAACACGGATGTTCTTACGATCCAATTGTTTAAATAATTGTTCTAAATATTTTTTCACATCTGGGTCATCAATGATATCACATGAGTGAATCATTAATACGTCCCCTTCTTCTAATTGAGCCACTGCAAAGCTAATCGTATTCACGAACAATGCCATGGCAGACGGTTTATCCACTTCATATTGTTTCGAAATATCATACACAACACGTTGTTTCAACTTAATGTCATCTACCTTTGGTGACGTATGTCTATTGAACAAATGTCCGTGAGACTGCAACATGTTCGTAAATGCATTACGAAGTACTCGAATCGCTTTATGGTCAAACTCTGCGGTGCTGTTACTTTGAATCGATTTGTTTTCCTGGTCAATGTATAATTGAAAATCTTGAAGACGTGGCACTTGTTTATGTGGAATCCCTACAACTTTTACTAAGTCTCGGTTTTCTGAAGCATTATCAACCCACATGCGACGGTCTTTATAGAACTGAATCAGTAAGTCTTCCAGTTTTCCTCGAACAATGTTCGCATCCATACCTTCTAAGTCATACCAACGTTCCACCATTAGTTTCAATTTGTTCAAATTGATGTTAAAAATATCGATTTCGTCTTCCACGTCCCCGAACATTTCGAACATATTAATTTCACCTTGTTGCATATCGATGTTCACAGTACGTTTGGCAAAATCACGGTCAGAAATTTTCTTCATATCTAATGGACTTAAAATGATTTCTGCCACACGGTGGTTGTTCACTAATGCTGACTGCATAATGAGGTTTCCCCAAGCATGAGTCATTTTAATCGACGTATTCACATCGATATCTTCTTCATGAGCCACTACAACACGTTTCAGAAACCCATCAACATCAAATAGAATGGCACTAGAGTTTACATCATCTGTCATTTGTCCAACATACGTACCCTCTTCATCGGCTAACCCATCTGTTACTAAACCGTATGAACCAGCGAACTCTCGACTCGTAAATCCGAAACCTTTGTTACGTTTCGCTTCATGATGTCCAAATAAATTTTGAATCTCATGATACTGTTCCCCGTGATACGGTTCTACACGTAACGTACCAAACGATTCTTTATAGTCGGTCATCATACGACGAATCGCATCATCTAATGACTCTAAACTGTCCGCATATAGTAACACTCTAAAGTGAACGTTTAAATAAGAAGCCCCACCACGTAATTCGTGTGCAATGACATCTAAATCGTTCTTCATTTCTTCTTGTTTTTGGATGTCGGTACGTGTTTTCTTCACGCCCTCAGATTTTGTTAAGTTTTGTTCCGATACATTCTGGTGACGAACTACCCAGTCATCATCCCAACGGTCCACTTGTTCTAGTAACACCATATGTACATCTTGCGGTAGATTAATATTGATTAAATTGATTCCCCACATTGGGTACAGTTTCGCATTACTACCGTCATTATTAAAGAAAGAAAGAACTGTACCATATTTTTTAACGATGACTTTCTTTTTCTTTCCTTTTTTGTCTCTGACTTCTTGTTGATGGTCAACTTCGAAATAGTCACTATGGAACACATATCCTGTTGCTGGTTTTATTGCTCTATAAAACGGATCCGTTTTATACGAGACATCATTGAATTTTGATTCATCTTTATCTTTTTTACGTTTAAATAAATCTTTGAATCCCACCCACTATTCCCCCTTATAAATTTTACTAAATACTTCATTAATTTCGTCAAACGTTAGTAACTCAGCTCTTTGAACCATAGCACCTTTACGTTCAACCTCTTGGATAAATCCGTTAACGGCGATTTCTAATGTATCTACATTTTTGCCACTGATAATTAAATAGTGATGGATTGATTTCAATTGAGCCCCTACTACTTGTTCAAGTACTTCTTTATCCGTTTCTAATTTTTCTAACAAATCGTCGTCCAGCACTGGATCGAACTCATCAATCTTCTTTTGAACATTGTCTAATTGAACCGCCACTTTTTGAGGTTCACGAGTAGTCACCCATGTATGTGACGCATCAATCGATACATTTGCAAAATAATTGTCTACGGCTGTTAGAATCACATTACGATCTCCTTCAAAGAGCATCCGTGAACCTGAACCAGAGATACGATACATCACACCGACCCAGCCATTTGGTAAATCTAAGAACGTTTGTTTCCGCCCTACGGTCTCCACTTCACGAACCCTTACGTTAATCAGTTCCGCAAAAGCTTTTGCATCATCCGATAGACGAGTCGCTACTTTTCTGTGTCGTTTCATCATGTAACGAATCAGTCCGATTAGTTTCATGTATCCTAATTCTTTTGTTTTCTCGTAACGTCCCAATAGATACGTCATGACACCCCACGCAAGGACAAACACCACTTTTCCAAAAAATGGTGTTTGTTTCATAAACGTGTTCGATAATACCCAGAATACACCGAAACCGCTAAGTACGTACACAATTAATGAACGCAAATTGATTGGTGTAGATTCGATATCTTGTGTCGAAAATCTAATTTCTGTATCTAAACGAGAGTTATCAATGTTTGTTGGAATTTTATAAGATTGTTTTACCACCAATTACACCCTTTCGTTTCTTATTTATCGAAGTTAAATTCGATTCGACCTGTTCCTTTATTGTATCTTGTAAATGCGCTAAATGCTTTCCCTGATTTTCCGATATAACCTTCGATGTAAATTTCTTCACCTTGGTCTAATAATTGTTTCTCTTGCGAGGTGAATGTATGTTGGCACCATGAATTTGGTACTTTAACTGGGAACTTTAATTGAACACCAAATCGAATTTTACCTTCATATGGACTTTCACCTAAATACAAGATACCTTCATATGTTCCACTACCATCTTTCTTAGGTAACGTTAATTCTAATTCCCCACCACTTAATAATGTATCAATTTCTTGTGGCGTAAATTTGTGTCCATGTGATTCAGATTTAAATGATACTTCTTGTCCTGTTGGTGCAAAAATTCCTGTTACTCGTTCTACTTGTTTATATTGTTGACTCATTGTTACTTTTCCTTCTTTCACTAAAAGTTGATAATTTTTTGTCATGACATCAATGTCTCGTCTCACCATAGGTGCGACTTTCTGCCACATTTCTTCCCCTGTAGCAACCCCTGCTTTTACTTTCATTAAATGATCCAATAATTCAGCAGTCGTATTTGTATCTTCAATATGCGTTCCTAAGAATAAATCATACGCTAATTCTCCGTACTCAGTTGGAACAAGGACACCGCCTTTTCCTTCTTTTAATAGTTGTTTCGCATTTGATTTACTTGATTTTTTAGGTACTGCTACTAAATCAGCAATCGTGGATAGCTTCGTAGCCCCTGTACCCACATTGTATTTTTCAAGTTGTTTCTTCAACCAATCAATTGTTGGTGCTGATGGTTTCGTAGAATGTACTGGTACAGCTTTTGCAGTCGCTGTTGTACCGATACCAACTTTTCCATCATCGATTTCATTGTCCCAAAGAAGAATTTTCTTGTATCCTAGAGATTTAGGAATGTTCACTGACCCTGTATATTCAGGAGCCAGTTGTAAGTGACCTTTATGTTGTTCATAAATGTAATCTTCACTACACATCGCTAAGTAGCTTCGTGCAAGTGTCGTATAAATATCGACTCCTAAGTCTCCAAATTTCATTCGAATTTCGTTCAAGTCTTTAGGAACATTCATTCCTGGTCTGTTTGCACCGTGACCTGCTTGTTCTTCAATATGAGTCGCTCTAGGAAGTCTATGTGATACAAGGGATGGATCCACACCGATGACGTTACAGATTGCGTCTAAATGAGGTAATAACGCCTCAAACTGGGGAGTCGTCACAGTTGAATCACTCGTACGTGGATATGATACGTATTTAGCTTCATACATCAGTTGATACGTCTTCCCTACGTCTTTTACTTTATAGTTTTTCTTAGAAAGTAACCCACCTAGACTCGATAAATCGAGCAACTTCGGTGGTGCTTGTCTGCGGAGTGTTACACCGTCGCTTGTGACAGGTGAACTTGATAACTGTTGCATAGAGATTGCTTCAGCTTCAGTTGTATATCGGTCCGCTTTTGGTTTTTTATATATAACCCCATTCTCGTCCACAAAACGGTTCTCATAATGTGTGGTTCGTACATATGACTTCACTAACCTTGTTTGACTAACTACGAGTTTAATAATGATGGACTTCAAACGTCCTGCTCGTAGATTATAACCAGTCAAACATCCTGCGATACGTGTATATTGCATTGTTAAAAAATCGAACACAGAACGAGTCATTGCTTGTAGATACTCATCAAACTTCTTAATATTTGGAATCACCTTACGGTCTTCAAATGCTTTACGAAGTGTATCTGGTTCTTCATCATAGAATATCATACGTGATATTTTCTTGTGCGAAAATCCTAGTTCCGTAATAATTTCTTCCGCAATCAAACCACCTTCACCAGTGGCTTTATCCATATCGGTTGCAATCACGATTTCGTCACAGTCTTTTAATGCGATACTTAATCGTTTCGCTACATCTAGGTTCTTACATTTACGTTTCCATTGAAGTACCTTGTAGTCCCACGGTAAGTATGCTAAATCCCACTTACTATAACGGTCTCTTAGATGCGGAGCCACTTGATTTTTCATGTCTTCGTCGAACCCATAAATGTGTCCAACAGATGAAACGATTTTAAACTGTTGCCCCTTATATGTACCAGTTTGTCCGCCTAAAGCTTTGACACCATCACGCATGGCACTTGGTTTCTCGAAAATAATACCAATCATTTATGACATCATTCCTTTCTTAATTCTCTCTTATTGTACCACATGTTAGCCCATTTATCAACCAACAAATATTCTTTTTCATAAAAAATTTATAAAAAAAGAAACAGTACTTGTCTCCCAAAACAAGTACTGTCCTGCACTTTTCAATTATTGTTTCTTACGTGCTACTAACCCAATGGAACCTAAAATGGAACCAATTCCCGCAATCACGGTACCGATCACTGATTCAGTACCTGTCTCAGGAAGACGTTCTTTATCAGAAGATTCTTCCTTAGGTTTCTCAGTTGTTTGACCACCACCAACTAAATGGTTTGCATTATTTTCAATCACTGGTTGGTCTTTGCCAGTAACATCGGCAGATGGTTCATCTTGTGATGTACCAGGACCTGTTGCATCTTTTGGTGTTTCAGACACTATAGTAGGTGTTTCTGTTGTCACTAACGCTGGTTCAGGTTTTGCATCTGATGGAACAACTGGATTTTCAGTATCCTTATTTGGTACCACATCTTCAGAAGTTGGTGTCTCCGAAGTAGGTGTTTCTGACGTTGGTGTTTCAGATGTCGGAGTCTCTGATGTAGGTACATTTTCATCTGGAGCTGGTAATTCTTCAGATCCACCTGTTTCACTTATAGGAGCTTCTGCTTCTGGTTTTTCTTGTAAGTCTGGTGTAGGAGCTTCATCTTGATTCAAGATAACAGGATTCGCTAAATCAAGTTCTACAATTAAGTTCACTACTTGAATTGATTCACCATGACGAATCTCTTTATCCCCTGCTTCTTCACGAATACTTTTCACTTTATAATGAACATTTTGAGCCACTACATCAGTAGTGTTATTTCTAAAGTTATAAATTGCCATCGTCAACACGCCATTACGAGTTTGACGAGTATCATATACATTGATAACTTTTTCAAACTTCACTTGTTTATCTTTGTAACGATAAATCGTGTTCAATTCATAACCGAAACGCACAGTACGAACAGGTTTCACTTCAACTGTATAGGCAATTTCACGTAAATCACGATCCATATCTGGACGTGGTGTTACGATTGATTCAGCATGTACCATCAATACTTCGTAATATGTCTCATCTACTAATATCTGTGACCCAACTGGATATGTAGTTTCCACATCTAAAGGACTAGTCCAACGCACTTTTGGTTGTACAAACGCACCTTTATTATCAATCATTGTCATTGTCACAAATGTTTCTACTGGACGAGGTTGCTGAGTCTCTGATGTTGGAGTCTCTGATGTTGGAGTCTCTGATGTTGGAGTCTCTGA